ATGCGTATGTTGCACAGAGCGGATTGACATCCTCGTTCTTTTCAAATAGTCGAATGCTATTGGGCATTTCGTTATTGGTTTTACCGTAAACCGTAATTGGGTTAAGGCCGATACTTCGAATGTGGCTATCTGCCTTTTCTAATGCATCGACGAAAGACGTAAACACCACGGTCTTTTTAGGTGTAGTTTCGGTTATCCCCTTAAAGTCTATATAAGGAACCATCTCGACATGACAGTCAATACGTTTGCGACCTAAGATACGTCCCAGTGCTTCACCTTGTATCTTAAGGTTAACGTATTTAATTACGGACTTCACGTCTTTGAAACGTTCCACCATGTTCTTTGTCAGTGATGGAATGATTTGGGTTTTCTCGTAACGGTTCACCCATTTAATTTCTTCACCTGCCTGTCGTGCATCCCCATTGACACGTTGAATGAATTTGACGAAACGTTTATAGTCACTGAAATCGTTTCTCTGCGACGGTGTCTTTATTTTTTGTTCAAAAAGACTAAGGCATTCGTCATAGAAGCGTTGGTCTTCAGGACGTCGTTTTTTGTAGTAATCAAAACGTTCATCAATAAACGCTTTCATTTCTTTAGATATTTCTTTGAGCGTGTAGCGTTCTCCATTAGGTATCTTAACAGGGAGTGATTTCATCACCGGTTTATCGAGACCTAACTGGCTCTTCTCAACCTTGTAAGACACAATGCCAATACGATGTGATAAAATATCAATACCACGATTACCATCACGCCCGTAGATCTTCTTAAAACGCATCTTAGCGTCGTTGGAAAAGAGAGGGTCAATGAGTGTTAGTAGCGGAATAGATTCGCCGCCTAGCGCCTTAATAGGCGTTCCTGACATCGGTAATACGTCACGTGCTTCTAGCCGCTGACAAAGCTGAATGAAATTCTGCGTCCGAATAGATGTTTCTTCGTTTAGGTTGTGGCATTCATCCAAAATCACCAGGGTGTCTGGAGACGAAAGTTCTTTAACCATATCAAGAGCTTGCTTAAGCGCTTCATAGTGGAAAATGGCGATCCGTTGTCCTTTGTATTTTACACCCTGATCATAGATCCAATAGCTAGGTGGTTTCTTATAAAGTGACTGTACACTACTTTCCCAAACACGATATAATGCATTCTTAGGACACACAACGACGATACGTTTAGCATTAAGTATTTCAGCCAGTGTGAGAGACGAATAGGTCTTTCCCGAGCCAGCGGCAGCCGCTAAAAGATACCCACGAAGACGATATTGCTGCGTAAGTTTGTCATAGTCTTCGAAGAATTTTTGCTGGTAATCCTTCGGCCGGAAGACCATGTTGTTTATCTTTGATAAGTCGACACGTCTTTGGGGTTCTTGCTGTGTCGTTATTAACCAAGTGTTTTCAATTAACTCTTGACGGATCTTGTTCAATGTCCTGGAGCTAACATTGCGATTACCAAACTGAATCATGTGGTCGATCATGTAACACATATCAACCGCAAAGAAACTTGGAAACGTAACTGAATTTTTCCCTATTTTAGAAAACATGTTAATATTAATACGGGATGTTTTCCAAATCTTCGAAATGTCCTTCATCATGACATCAGCAGGGATGCCGTCAATAGTGATTTCGCTGTTTATTTGATATGTCGAAGTCGAACGGACCGTTTCAGTGACTTTTACATTTCCAAGAATGCGTCTAATACCTGCGAACATTTTTACGTTCCTCCTGTCATTTTAATTAATTCTGCTTAAAAGGCTCATAAAATCACCTATGATATAGTTCGTAGGTGATCGACATTAATGTCTTTCGCTCTAAGGAGGTGATCCAGCTGCGATGTTGGTAGGAGGATTAGTTCCGTTAACTACCAGCTGGGGCCAACCATTCACCGTGAGGTGACACGTATCCCATCAGGCTACCTACGAGCAAAAGTCCCTCCCCAATGGGGAGGGCATTTATGCCGCCTTCTATGTTCCGTTTTTTACCTGACGGATAGTACCTAAGACATCGCAATGGAAAAGTTTACGACTAACAGGATTGAAATAAAAACGGCCTCGTTTAATAACTGTGGAAATATCAATAGGAGTTGACTCCCACTGACTGTTAATATAGCGGTGTTCAGTTCTATCACGTAGGTCGTAAATTACATCAGAATCTGTAGGTCGCTGTAAGGCTTTCCAATTTACAAGGTCCTGACTCTGCGACATGAACCCGTATTGTACCGGTTGTTTAAAACGCGCCAGTTCAGGACGTGAATTTAAATCCAACGTAAGCTTAGACTCTTGGACAAGTGTTTGGCTGTTATACTTACTACCAATTACTGTATAAATGTCCCCACGACGTTCAACGCGTATTCGAATACCTTCTGGAGCATTTACCCAAGGATTCACACTCCATGGATTCTTATCGGGAGGAACAGTCATGCTACCGGTTGCAGGTTCTCCGGTGGCGTAATCAAGTCCGTCGTTCGTTCCTGCAATTGTCGTTATTTCCCCAATGGTTCCGTAATCCATGGAAATAGAGAAAACAGGTTGTGTGGTTAATCGCCGAAAAACTTCAAGGGTATGGGATGTACCATCAGCGTCTTGAACATAACCGATGATTAGCCCAACAGGGTCATTCTGCCATTCACTGATCGATGTGATTTGAACATCGAAATCGAAATCAGTGAAGTAATCGTTTGAAACGAACCCCACCATTGAAAATGTATCTATCGTATTCCCAATCATGTCGAGATCAGCGTCGTAGTAGAAACCTGCTGCTTCACTGGGTATTGCTGCATCACTAAAACCGACCTCTTCTTTTGTCGGTGTCATACTACCATCAGGGAGCTGTCTTGGTGTTCCAGGTACTCCTCGACTAATCTTACGCCATGTGTCAAAAATAAAACGATTTGACTGTAGTGTTGCCTTTGCATAACCTAGGTCTTCTTCGTTATCGACGACGGTAAGATCGCTCACTATGTCATCATGTTCGAAAACGAAGCGACCATTACTATCATCTATGAAAATTGCTTTGTGACGTCGGGAATTAACGCGACGCATAGCGGCTAACAAGGCATTGGTATAACGTTTTATAGAAGTCATGTTATCACCATTAACGTGGGACTGACTCAGTACTCAGATTGACTTTATTCATGACCATATTAGCGGATAGGTAATATAATCGGTTATTAACGGTGGACATTACTAACGTACCTGGTCGACAGAAACTGGAATTTCCAACATAAAGTTCCCGGCGCCATGTACCATTCGTTCTAAGGTGTATATAGGGACCGCGTGAGTCAAAGAAGCGATTACGTCCTCCATCCCTTAGTGCCGCCACTTCATCATCAGTTTCACATACCCACTCATTGGCAACTGGAATGGACGTCAACAGTTCCAGTTCTTTAGCGTTTTCTCCCGATGCAACGAGTGCTGTTGCGTTAGTAGGGACACGATTAAAGATTGTTAAGATGCCGTCAAGCATCGATTTGAGTTGCGTACTCATAAACCACCTATAAGGTTAACAGAGTAGAATCTGTCGTATAGTAGTAGCGACCTGTTGTGGGGTTGAAGTACATCGTGTTTCTTTTCAAAACACCCGTACTCAAAAGCTGGCTGTAACTACTCGACGATGATGTCCATGCTTGGTTTTGCCATTGATAGATACGATAGTTGCGCAAATCGATGACTGGTTGTCGAAGACTTGGTTTCGTGATTGTCTTCCATGTAGAATGTCGTTGAGAAGCACAACAATATCCGATACGTTGTTGTCCTTTAAAGACGGCTAATTCAGGGTGGTCGTTAAGGGTGAAGGTTGTTTTAGCACTTTCTAAGTATTGGTCTTCACCGATATCACTTGTTTCAACAGTAAAGTTATCACCACTTCTGGTGATCCTCAATTTGATAGGTTTTGTTAGACCTGCCCAACCACCCCCACCATTGCTAGGACCTGGATAAGAGCCCGTCGCAGGCTCATCGTAGGTTGGCCAGCGTAACCCGCCATAGACGTTGGCGATGGTTAGTTCCCTGGAACTAAAACTATAACGGTTGTAATCGATGCACATCGGTGCAACGCCGTTTAGACCTCGCATTACAGTGATAATGTGGCTTTGACCTGTTGATGGATCAATCGCATAAGCAATAATAACACCAATGAAATCGTCATCACCATCGATAGATGATAGCTCAACCTCGAAGGTGTAATTTTCAAAGAGTTCGGGTGATATAAAACCAACAAGGCTTGACGTGTTTTGCGTACATGTAATGACCTGTTGCTCTTCGTCAAACACCCACGCATTTAGTTCACTTGGATTATCGGCGTCAGTACTGTTGGGTTGCGCCCGTGAGATTCGACTCCATGTATTAAATACTACAGAGAAATCTTCGTCGGTTCCCAACTGAGCATCTCGCTCAAAATCGCTTGTTACAAAACCAATGGGTGCTGCAGCCAGTGTTGACGTAAACTTACCGTCTTCAGATGCTAATAAATGGTAACGACTATTGAGGGGGAGTGTTAGACGTTGTTTTACAGATGACAAAAAACGAATGGCTTCATTGATCATAGGGTGTCTCTCTATTCAAAATTGGTGGTATGCTCATCCATGTTTGACCTCAAGGCGACATAGAGCAACAGTGGGGTTGCTCTATGTGTTAAAATTCCCAGTCGCTATCTTCGGTCGTAAAGAGAAGATAACCCTTAGGTCCTCTTAAAGAATCAGTAAGTTGCGTGAGTCGATTGTTTTTCGCTTTTGTGTTACTGACAAACCGCCCAAACGTAGTGACTAAAGACATTATAGGATTCTCATATCAGTTAAAAGTTCAGCCAACGTACTAGGAATATTTTTTCCAGTCTTTCTTGGAAAATGTTCCAAGAACCCCCATAAGGAGTTGGATTCGCTCACTTCATTTTTAATAAAAGAAAACAGTTCTGAGGGCGTAGTAATATTGTCAGGTAGTTGGATCTTTCGTATTGTCTGTTGGCTATTGTATTTAAACGGCGTTGTTATTGCGATTTCTAGCGCATATTCGCCGGGTTGATTCATTGTTGGTGTTCCGGGCCAATTCATGACACCTTTATCCGAAATAGAAATGGACCCGACAGTGGTTCCTTCAAATATGACTTGACCTGTCAATGTTCCTAATTGTCCCTGGTTATTCACGACGGTCAAATCAAGACCACTGAATATTGTTTGGAATAATCTATCATCTTTGTTGACGCCCACATCACTTATCTGTAGAAAATCACTATCTCCGATATAAAAACAGTATCGCTCTGTATCGACACTACCGTCGGTTTTAATGATCAGGAAGTTAACGATATTGACGCCCGTTTCCGAGACGACTGTGGTCGGTTGATTCGAAGGGTCATAGGTTTGTACTTCAGTTACTACGACTTTAGATTCTGACCCACCTGCCAGGATGTCTTCATTATCTGATAACCCACTGTACAACGGGTGATCGCCGTAGTTCTGTCTCAAGAAACCGACATTCACAGGAGAGCGGTTGAAATCCCCTGTGAAATATGCGCCAAAGTTAACCGCTATCCGATTAGTGAACGTGAAGAAACCCAAATGTGGTTGGCTGGCCTCTTCAATACTCGTCAAATCATCGCCGTGATCAGTAATCAGTACAATACCACCACCATTACTTCTAAAGGTTACAATGTCTTGTACTGACGCATCGCTGATAATGTTAAAGTTATTAGAGGAATTAGTTCCCATGACGACAAGACCAGCGTATTCTTCAAGTTCTGCCAGACGAACATTTATTATACCACCATAGTCATTCGGGTCTTTAATTACAATAGAGAACCCAGCAACATCAGCCACATATTCTAACGAATCTTTGAACCCTGATCCAAAACTACTTTTTGCATGGTAGCTACCACCTTGAACCTGGTCATTAATGACCAGGAGCTTTCTCTGCTTTATTGGGTTAGCAATAAAATTAAAAGCGTTATGTAAAAACTTAAAACTCGGATATAATCCATCAAATCCAGGGCCTGTGTTGTTGGATAAACGGCTATTATAAAACTTAGGAAAACCACCGTCATAAACAACATTCCCCTTACCATCTTGAGTAACTGCTATAAAAGGGTTAGCTGGCGTTAAATTGTCATAGGCGATGTATTTAGAAATCGCGGGCGGGATTCCATTAACAACAGATACCAAAGAATCGACGTCATTATTTACAGACCAGTTAACGTTAACACTATCAGTATATTGGCCGGGAGAGATATCAGGTAAAACGGACATGACTTATCTCCGATACATAGTCACACGAACATAACAATCCGAAACAGAATCGCTATGGTTACGGATCACTAGTGAATTCGTTGATTCGTTGATTCCTACCGATATAAAAATTTCGGAATTGACATAGAGACCGTTAGTAGGTGAACCGCTTTGCGTATCTAAAATCTTTACGTCAGTTGTGGTGGCCAATATATCGAAGTCCGCTATTGTCGTAACTAGCGTCGATAAATCTAAGACTAACGTACTGTTAGCAGCGATTGAATGTTTTTGACTATAGACACGTTTACCTAAGAATGTTTTTACAACCTGTAGAAATTCATCAATACCAGACATGGTAGTTACCTCGTAGTTGGTGGCATACCATGGTTATAGATAAAAGCAGCATAGAGCAGCCCTTTTGGGCTGCTCTAATTATTTTAGAATGCCCAATCGTCGTCAGATGTTTCTACGCGCTGACCGATGACATAAGAAGAACCCGACCCGCTAAAGAAGTCATGGTTCTCGCCGGAAGATGCAGATAAAGCTGCCATGATCACGGGAGACGGTGTGGCGATAGATGCAGGGAAGAGAGCATCAAAGCCAAGATTCATCAATGCCTTGTTAGCATTGTAATGGAGAAACTTCTTCACATCCTCAGTGAGACCCAGTTCGTCATAGAGACTCTGGGTATAGAGGATCTCGTTGTCGTAAAGCTCCATGAGTAGTTCGATAGCAAAGTCCTTCAGTTCGTACTGGTGTTCCTTATCCAACTTGACGTATTGTTGTTGGAACTTGTAACCGATATAGAAACCATGGACAGCTTCATCGCGGATGATTAAACGAATGAGATCTGCTGTATTTGTTAGCTTGGCGTTGGATGACCAGTATAACGGCAGATAGAAACCGGAATAGAAAAGGAACGACTCCAAAAGAACACTTGCGATCTTGGTCTTGAGCGGATCGATATCTGAGTAGTGATCAAGTACGATATCTGCTTTACGTTGCAGATACTCATTGTTCTCAGACCAATCAAACGCATTATCAATAACGCGTGTTGAACACAACGTTGAGAAGATGGAACTGTAAGACCGTGCGTGGACAGACTCCATGAAAGAAATATTGGTCAACACTGCTTCTTCGTGAAGTGTTTGGGCATCCTTCATGAGACTGACCGCACCGGTATGACTCTGGATAGTATCCAACATGGTCAGACCAGTGAAGACACGTACTGTGATTTCCTGTTGTTTCTCGGTGAGTGTTCGCCACGAGGCGATGTCATTAGAAAGAGGCACTTTCTCAGGAACCCAGAAGTTTCGAATCAGTCGGTTCCATACATCAAGGTCAACCTGATCTTCGATACGGTTCCAGTTGATAGCTTTTGTGCGTGATAGACGTGTCATGTAAGTAATACCTTAGGGTAGAAGATACCGCCGGTAAACCTAACCGGCGGCTTAGTAGTTACAGTGTGCAGGACACACAACCTTCGACTTCAGTGCCAGCTAACGCATCCTGGCGAATACGGATATAGTAAAGGGTTTTGATTCCTTTACGCCAGGCATGTATCTGTGCCTTGTTGATGTCGCGTGTCGTCGCTGTATCGTTGAAGAAGAGTGTCAGTGACAATCCCTGATCTACGTGCTGTGTGGCCTCAGCATATGTGTTGATAATTGCTTCTGCGCCGATCTGGTAAGCATCCTTATAAAACTTAAAGTTCTCATCAGTGAGATAAGGTGCTGGATAGTAGACACGACCCAATTGACCTTCTTTACGGATTTCGATCGGGGCGGCAACTGGATGAATCGATGCTGTAGAATGGTTAATGTAACTGATGGAACCGGTTGGGGGAATCGCTTGAAGATTACGGTTATAGAGTCCATGCTCCATGACACGTAAGCGAAGTTCGTCCCAATGCTCCGACGTCGGAATCTCGAAATCGTATTCTTTCAACAATTCACGAATTCGCTCAGTACGAACCGTTGGTGCGTTATTTACATACCGGTCGAAATATTCACCGGTGGCGTACTTCGATTCAGAAAACCCGACAAACGTCTGTCCTTTCTCATAAGCAATGCGGTTTGATGACGAGTAAGCATGAAACGCAATTGTTGCGAAATATACGTTGACAAAATCAAGCGCTTCTTCTGAACCGTATTCGATATGATGTCGAGCAAGGAAACCATGTAGGTTCATTTGACCCAACCCGATCGCGTGTGATTCGTTATTACCACGGGCGACAGATGGGGTACAGTCTATATTGCTCATCTCAGAGACGGCTGTTAGAGCGCGTATGGCCACGTCGACTTCTTGACCGATGCGACGTGATTCCATTGCCTTGGCAATATTCATCGAACCAAGGTTACAGGAGATATCTGTGCCTACTTCACTGAATCCTAAATCATCATTGAATTCAGAGGGCGTGTTTACCTGAAGGATCTCACTACAGAGGTTGCTCATGTTAATGCGACCCTTAATGGGGTTTGCATTGTTCGCATTGTCTTCAAACATGACATACGGGTAACCCGACTCGAACTGAAGTTCTGCCAGTGCTGTGAAGAAGTCCCGAGCGTTCATCTTTGTCTTAGTGATTTCGGGATTGTCTAGTAATTCATGGTACATCTCAGTAATCGAGATGTCCGACATGGCTTTCCCATAGACGCGTTGAATGTCATAAGGGCAGAACAAGTACATGTCTTCATTACGCTTTGCGAGTTCGAACGTAATGTCTGGAATTGTTACGCCAGTGGATAGGGTTTTAATACGGATCTTCTCATCGGCGTTTTCACGCTTTGTATCCAAGAAATCCATGATGTCCGGATGGTGTGCGTTTAGATATACAGCACCGGCACCTGGGCGGGCACCTAACTGGTTGGCGTAAGAAAACGCATCTTCCAGCATCTTCATGATGGGGATGATACCCGATGCCTGATTTTCAATTTCCTTGATTGGTGCGCCACGACCGCGCAGGTTCGTCAAGAGAAAAGCAACACCACCACCGCGCTTTGATAACTGAAGTGCTGAGTTAATCGCGCGAGCAATTGAGTTCATGTTATCTTCAATACGAAGAAGAAAACAACTAACCAGTTCACCGCGTTGTTTCTTACTGGCGTTAAGAAACGTTGGTGTGGCTGGTTGGAAAACACCGGCAATCATGCTCTCAGCAAGCGACGCAGCAAGGATACGATCACCGCGCGCTAGAGCTAGCGCCGTCATGGCAATGCGATCTTCGTAACGCTCAAGGAACCGTTTACCATCACGTGTTTTCAATGTGTAACTGGTGTAGTACTTGTAAGCACCCACAAACGAAGGGAAACGGAACTTCTTACTGTAGATAAGTTGGAAAAGCCCTTTGATGAAATCAAAGTCGTATTGATCAAGGACTTCTTTTTCGTAATAACGTTCTTCAACCAGGTAGTCGAGTTTCTCTTTGAGTGAGTGGAAGAACACAGTGTTCTTATTCACAACATCCAGGAAATACCGACGAGTAGCTTCACGGTCTTTATCAAGCTGGAGTTTCCCATCAGCCGTGAATAAATTAAGCATTGCGTTGAGTTCGTAGTGGTTGAGTGCTTGAGACATTCTAATTATCCTAGAGGGTATCGAAGAGTTTATTAATACAAGCTGTGACGTTTAATACGTCATCGTCAGTCCCTAGTAGTTCGACGCGGGCCAATACAGGGACATGGCATTTCTTAGCAATAATATCAGCAGCGATAGCAAACGCACTGCCAAAATTAGTGTTTCCTGTTCCAATCACCCCTTTAAGATGATTGCGATTTCGCTCATTGTTTAGGAAACGGATAACGGACGGACGCACTGCCTTGTCAACATAACCCCCACCATAAGTGGGGGTCACGAGAATGAAGGGGTCATCAACATTCGTTGGCTCTTTTTCATCGAGCTGTATCGATTCAAAACCAAGCTTATCAACAAACCGCTTGGTATTGCCTGATTTGGCTGAATAGAAGACAATGAGCGGTGGTGTTATTGACATGCCGCATCAATATTGGATGGGATGAAACCACCCCAAGGTTCGTTGGAGGGCGTCACAACGACTGGCATACTCTTAATTCCGGTACTCTGAACAAACCCTAAGGCGTCAGAGTCTTCCATGATGTCGATGACCTTAGGTGTAACGCCATGACGCTCAAAGCGCTTAACTGTTTGGGTACACTGGTAACAACCGGGCTTAGAGTAAACGATGACAGACATGGTAACTTCCTTAAATTCTGGTTAGTTTTTTCGAGAAAAATGTAAAATTACTTTTTCTTAAGCATAGGATAGACATGCCAGGGTAAACTAAAACAAACTGAAGTTTACTGGTCCAATAAACGCTATGTATAAGCCTACTCTACATGTGAGATGATATCTTATGTTTGCACTAAATATTGGTAACGGAACAGTATTCATTAAAGAAATGAATGGTAACACACTGGTTAATTTTGACGATGTGACAACGCCAAGCACTGTGATGGAAGGTGCTTTCAAAGGTGTTGATGTACAAAACAAACCCGACATCAACAGTACCTTCTTTACGATTTTCACTCTGACGCCAAAACACCAATTACGACTCACCACCTGGATGAAAAGTGAAGGTACTAGTCACCATCGATCATTTGAAACTGATGTCGTTGAAACATTAACTGAAGAGATGGGTTCTTTTACTCTTGATCTAGATAGTGAGAAACTTACTCTGGAAGTTATTTTCCGACCCAAAGGTAAAGACTCCCTATCACTCGCTACTCTTTCACTCCTATAGAAATAGAGACCATAACAATGACAGCAAACGGGAACCCGAGTCCGGCTATCTTTAACTTCGAATTTATTAACGCGAGCGATCGAAGTATTCGTCGAAGTAATCTGCAGTGTATTTTTAATGACCAAGAAGATGACATCGATAGTCGTTTAGGGGCTTGGATTATCGAACAGTATTTTGATAAACACAACACCAAGAGCTTTAACACGCATCGTTATTTCGATAACAATACCAGAACATCAACGGGATATCTTTTTATCATTAACAGCATGGGCTCCATTGGACGCATGCGCTCTCTGATCGAACGGTCTATTTTTACGGTTCTAGTTAGTAATAACCCATTTCACCGGTTATTGATTGAAAAGCTCGCAGATGAATTCCCTGATGATAAGTTCCGTTATATCTACGATGTGAAGTCATCAGTACCTGATCTTGTTAACAGACTATTTAAACGCCAAAAGCATTTCCCTTTACTCGACATTCTGGAAACTCGACTAAAAGATCCCATGTTTAGAAAACACTTCGTTACAGGGATGTCCTCTAAGACAACAGGGTTTTTGACCTTTAAGAGCATGAATAAGAACCCCGATGAGGTTGAGAGGGTTTTTAAATTAGGTAAAGACCTTAACCGACGGGTTAAAGAAGCGTGGGCTGTTATTGAACCTAACCTAGAAACGAAAACAGGTAGTCTAGAAACGTGTGGGTTAACCATACCTGTGATTGAGACTCCTAAGCCTTATCTCAAAAGAGGACTCGCCAAGCGCTTTCTTATAACTTCCAACAAGCCTGTTGTAGGCGTTGTATTTGGAAGCCAAGGAAACACACATGTTTATTTGTTATCGTCCGATGGTGGACGCGATATGGAGTCTATAGGAGTATCCTTCGGAGGTACGGGTGATCACAACCATTGCCAGTTCAAAATAGAAGACGTAGACGTCAAGGAATTCTTTTGAAAGATTGTGGCGATACAATCGATTAAAACAAACTATAGTCCGCCCTAAAATGGGGCGGACTATATATTTTAACATCTATATTACCAACACGTAATACCAAAACCTAATTACTAAGGAGCGTCTCATGTTAAGTGATCTTTTCTACAGTCTGAAAACACTGATCCAACTTTTCTACCTGTGTTGGAAAAACAAAGTGTCGGGGTTGAAATATCCTCTTGTCAACCACATCGAAGGGGGTTTCTATTTTTACGACACTAAAAAGGAAGTCAACAACCTCCTTTTTAATTTACTAAAAGAAAATCCCATCTACCAAAAAGTTATAAAACCGCATTTCGGTAATACACCACTCATTGTAGTGGCAAGCATCAAACGAAACAAGGTCTGTATCAGTCTATTTCGCCCTGTAAGAAGAGAAATGCAAAATGGGCTAACAACCATAGGGTCTGATTACAACAAGCCTAAAAACGCGTTTGAATTCGTTCTCAGGGATGGGTTACTGTTAAAGCCTGTTAGTAATACCCCTGAAAGTTGGACACGTAAGATCGGTTATTTCCAAGAAGACCCTGTTGCATCGTTTGAATTTGAAATGACGGAACGTAGTCTAAGAGAGGTCGAGCATTTTATCTATATTGACTGGTACGTCCAGGAAGACACCCGTATAGAGGTTGTTCATGAAAACTTCTATGCGGTAGAGCGCCTATTTATGAATGGCGAGCTGTTCAGCTCAAGAGTAAGACCGTCTATTACTAACTTATAGACGACAACATAGGTCCTCCCCATTTGGGGAGGACCTTATGCCGTTGCGACTTCTTTTTTTTTTACCGTACGATACGGGTAGCGGCGCTACGCTGAACCTGATCCACCAGGCCGTTAGCTTGTTTAGCCACGTCCTGACTAACGTTCTCCCACCAGATGGGATTATCGTTCGGATTCATACCGGCCATGTTGATGCGCTGAAGCATCTGACGGGCAAACTGCTCAGTACCTTCAGATACGTCGGTCATTGCCGTGAACTCGACACTTAGGTCAAGTGTCTGGCCCAACTGGCTTGCATCTTTACTACCTTCATAAGGAGGTGTACCGGTGGGATACATGTTAGTACACAGCCATGCAGAAACAACCTCACGCATCGTCGGGTCGGGCTCAATGTAAAGAACCGTCGCACCGTAGAACGTTTGGTTGTAGTCACGCACCGCATCTTGGGTAAATGAAGGCAGTGTAGTAATTAGCGGTACCTTCGTATTAGCGTCCGCAATACCCCACTCGATCCACCACTTCATCATCTTAGTAATGGACCGACCCTGAAGTTCCCAGCAACCATGTGTCGGGCTAGATGTAGCACGTGTCACGTTGGTAGCTGTCTGGATACGCTCACCGGAACCACCGAAAGGTGCTTCACCAGAATCTACCGTCAATGCCTGGTTAAGACCATCGATAGTCCGGGTATGGGTTTCGATAAATGCCTTCAAGCCCGCAACCAAACGATCGGCTTGCGGGTGATAATTGAAGAACCGTGGCGCTTCAATTAAGAAGGGAATAATGTTACGACGAACATATGGTGAGTTCGACGCAACGTTGGCAAGGTCGGGTGCGAACACCCGACTTCCTGCTTTGGCCGGATCAACGGCGTTGATAGCGCCGGACCGGTTATACATCGTCTGACCGACGAGGTGATCCTGGTGACGACCGCGACTATCCATTATTCAAATCCTCCATGCGACGCGTTTCAAGTTCAAACGTCATCACGTTGCTTGGGTTGTTACCACCGACAGTCACTTTCGTGTGCCAGCTATAACCGCGATTTTCATCCGCTGGCGTATGGTACGTTTCCGGACGAATTTCTACACGGCCGCCGTAAAGACCATTCGTTTCACGGGTGATGTGCTCATCACACTTCTCGCGCAGCTGTCCAGGAGTAAGACGGGCGTTACCGGAGAAGTGCGCATGTGCTTTAAACACGATACGCATAATGTGACAGCAAATATCACGAGTGATCGGAGACAGTAGAACAGACGTGTCTTCGGCGTACACAGAACGAATCGCTGGGTAATAGTTACTGCGACGATCAAACGTCGTGGAGTAAGTACCACCATTGTCCCAAATTTCGCTGCGAGTGCGCTCGTTAATGTACGGAGTACTGAGACGGTTAACTACTTCTGTAACGTTGTTCGGGTACTCGTCGATATGTGCGTCTTCACGCAGAATACCATCGGCAGCACCAGCAAACTTCGCCCACTTGTCCAGATAGTCCAGCAGCTGGGGTACAGGTTTAGAGTAACCACCCTCTGCGAGACGACCGGTTTGAAGTACGATGTCTGCACGACAAACGGCGGTACCAAACAGGATGGATTCCGGGAACGCGCGTAGACGAACCATGAGAGAGCGAGTACGAGACACTTCCTCACTCAGGGTCGGTGCACGGTTCTCAGCAGCAATAAACGGCGTAAAGCGAACCACCATATCCGGACGTTTTGCCAGGACTTGCATCATGGCATACTTACCATCCATCGTGAGACCTGGATCATAAAGATGACCGAATTGGTAACGATTGATGTCTTCGTACTGGTCGCCCAACTCACCGAAGTTCAGAACTTGACGTACGAACAGTTGTTCGTAAGTAGCCAGGTCTACCGTGCCGTCTTTACCACCACCTGCGTAGATGACAGTATCGGAACCGAGTTTGACACCTCCCATCATCGGACCTTCAAGTTCCAATGCATGGTGTCCGTCACCGTTAATATCCACCGCAGTGAATAGATCGATATGGCCAGGACCTTTTACCGTTTCGGAAGCCAGTGGGTTAACCGCTACTTCCGCGTCATAGATCAGCTCTTGTAGCGCATCGATGTTTTCTTGGTACACGAAGATCTGACTGAACGGAGAGAAACGCGGCTCAAAGCCACTGTCGATACCATCGTCTTCGTAATGGTCAATCAACACGTCAGGTGCGTAATATTCAAGGTCAGACGACTGACTGAAAACACCAGGTGTGAAACAGATATCGACGTAATCTTCATCACGGATAGTTTTCACAGTCACTGGGGTTGTATCGGTCGTCGTTTTACGCTTAAACATAATACGATATAAACGCGTTACGAAGGCGTCAACGGTTTCTTCATCAAACGGAATGTTGTCCGCTGTGGTGACAGGCCACATGGAAAGGCCATTTAGGTTACCACCTTCACCGAAGAAAGACGCGGGCATTTCGAAAAGCGGGTAAAGCTTCGACTGCGTACCGTCGCGATTAGATGCGAAAGAACCATCCAATACCTTCATGCTGCCGACGGCGTTCATGTTGTCGTTAACAACCACGATACGTCCACGGTAACCTGCGACTGTTTCGGTTTGTGGAGGAAGCTCGTTACCTTCTTCATCCACGTATTCAAAACCGGGGATCTGTTCGATGGTGCGTTCTAGGTCGTCTTCGACAATGTCGATACAGACGGTTACACGAGCTTCGTTACCTGCGTCATCCGGACGAAGACGCTTGACATAGAAGCCGTTACCGCGAGAAAGAAGACGTTCTGCATACATGGATTGCAGGTTGAAGTATTTACCACGGCGGTTAAGAGACTCAGCACCATAAATGGCGGTGAAGTCACTTCCCACGAATGTGGTTTCCTCAGGACCGGTTTCCGTCAGCAAGTAAAGCAGAGGCGTATGCTGAGCGAACGTTTCCGGTAGAGGAGTATTCTGGCGAGTCGAGAGATCATTGATACCGTTGAAAATGACTCTCGGTGCCGCATTTTTCATATTACTCATGCGGTGTTACTCCTGTGACTTTCTTAGGAAAAGACGATGATATGATTTGAACAAGCGGTTGATACCATAACATTGTTCGGTTGTTATCCCTATGATACATAAAACACTGAGGTACCATATATGATTAATTCAATTTACGACGCTAAAATTTTGCAGGTTTACAACCACAAGCGGATCATGAGTCAGATCCTAAAGCATGCGGTTTATCAACCTTACGAACAAATGACCACACCATCTGGACGACGGCTTACAAAGGCGGTGATGGTGGTTCCTTCGGATGAGTATGATACGTTACCTTCTTTTACACAGCCTATCAACATGAATGAAGGCACCAACAAGGAACCGTTGTGGGTAGTGGATGGACGTCCTTTCCTACGTAACGGTACACCTCCTGTTTACGTAGCTAAGAACGACTGGACGTTCCAATGTGTGCGTTTAACCCTCATCCAAGCAATGGAGGATGGCGCAATTCAACCTGTACGTTTAGGTATGTTACCTGCGAAAGTGTTTAGTCGCTGGATTGTCCAGTCGCTATCACAACGCTTTAATCTCGACATGTCAACCCAGATGACGGTGAGTGTCATTTGCGCACTTTATTATTTCCAGATGATGAGTAAAGAACCATTAGCGTTAGAGAACTTCGAATCTTACGCCAGCCATGTGAGTAATATTACCGGGGTTCCTCGTGACAGTGTAGTGACAACGCTGGAAGGTTTAAATAAGCTTCCTCATAACATCGACACAATGATCGATGCTATTAAGACATCTACGCAAAACGTACGCCTGAAAGATCTCAACTTCACCACATTGTTCATGGTGCTGTCGATGTCTTGGATCGGTGTTCATAGTCGAGAGAATATCGGGCTGGCATTAGAGCACGGTCCTACTTTCTTAGCAATGGTTTATTCTGCCGGGGATGATCGTTCTTATCGTAAAACCGTCATCACGCGCCATGTTGAAAACGCAGGTCGACCTGCTGACGTTGATGCGTTCTTAAAATATGTTTCTCGTCTGGTTATGTCTTACTACGCCGATTAAGGGGACGTTATGAATAACGCGCTTCTTCACCACGCCATCGATAACGTTTGGTGTAGTCCGGGTCAAGACCGTCAATACGTGTGGAAGTTAGTTAATCTATCACCCACACTCAGTATTCGGAATGTCTACCTGGACTTCTACGAAAGAATTCCGTTACCCACCAAAAACGATTATTACCACATCTACCAAATTGGGAAGATGCATCCAGGTACGCTGGGTATCCCTAAGCGGACACGCACATGGATGTCTTTATCCTACTTAATGAAAACACATCTTTTGTTTAGTGATGTGTACACGTCAAGTGGAATACAATTTCCAAGAGGCGATGCTTGGGTATGGTTCACGCCCACAGGCAATATGCTCGTAGCCGTAAAAGAGAACCGTCGCATCCAATCACTGTACGGGCAAGACCTTTTCTTGCGGGTTTACTCCAACGCGTTCTTCGATAGTCCTAGGGCTAATGGACGCCGTGAGATTATCCACAAACAAATAACAGTGACGGATCGCGACCAGCTTCTTTTCTTCCAGCGTGAGCTTGCCGACATTGTTGACGAGAAAGGAGGATTTCCTTTTTACTTTGTTAACGGTCGTTTTGTTAAGAATATTTCTCTGGTCACAGCAGGGGAGAATGACGTTTGTGAATTCATCCTTGATCGTTCTATTAAGAAAATGGTTGAGTTTAATGTTAACGAACTCCCTGTTTTCCTTAGTAAGAAAGACCGGATGAACAAATACCTTCTCCATTACAACGCTAATGGAGAAGAGGCGGTCATTGACTATGCCGACGATATTGACGGGTATTTAATTGACCCTAAAATAGGTGAACGGTTTATGGGAGTACATTACCATAAAAACCGTAAAGAATGGTTGAGGATGTTGACCCATAAAGACTACAGCATTCCCGTGTCAAGATTGGTCGAATTCGTTAATGTTCACCCAACCGATCCCCGCCACCAGGTAGAACCTGGGCGTTGGCCTGAAGATAAATGGTCCGATCCCACCACAAAACGTTTACGCCTATATATCCGTGATAGCGGGTATCACCGCCCTTTAACAACGGTCGCACCACGTATCCAGGAACTTTACCGTTTGGATGACCAACAGATTGTCAGAGCTATGCTTGAAATTGATGGCACTGTCGATGTGTGGAAGGCAGAAAACCTAGAAATGTCCGATTACGTGACATTGATGGGGATGAAGCAAGACTTGCTAATCACTGCGGCTTATAACGACCCGGATGTACCAACCACTAAGAAGCAAGAACTTGAAGATCTAGTAGGTAACGCTTACGGCTATCATGCAGCGGCAAGCATCCTCGCTGACACCCCTACAAAAGTCTATGTTGATTCAGGTGTAAAATACGCAGACCTTGCTTATGAACACCAAAACACATCGACGGTTTTCGAGTATGATGTTAATGGCCTACTGATCGATTGGTATTATCACTCATCAGGCACCCGCTGGGAAGTTAAGAACTCATCTTGTGTTCTGGTGGAGGCTATTGCGGGACACGGTCATTTCAGAGCGAAAACCTACGAAGGAACAGATGATGTCTACATCCCAGAAGGTTTTAATTTCCGTGTCTATGTAAAAGACAAAGAATTTAATACGCCGTTGGGAGAATGGAAAGATGTCACATTCACCACTGACGCTACAGATTGGGGATTTCACGATAAAGAGAACAACCTCTGGCGTTGGAGGAAACCGCCAAGTCAGTTCCTGGGTGCTGTTCGTATTGATAATGAATTCCTTTGCTACGAATTCCCATTAATCAAAAGTGACGGTCATCTTAGGTTTACAGTGGAACGTGAGATCCTCAATAATGATGGGTACTGGGGATCTATCACGGTAGACATACCCTACGGTCAGCTTGATCTTTTCCTTAATGGTCGTCAGTTAGCTGAGACTATAGATTATCAAGTGCATTGGCCCGAAATCGTCATTAACAATCTGGAATATTTGAAGGAAGAAGATACCCAGACCGTTCTTGTTCGCCTATCTGGATTTGCGGAATCACCTACAGAAAGACAGTCACTCACCGAAGTTGGATTTATTCGTAGGGGCGTTCTTTCCCGTAACGACTCTTACGATATCCATACTAGTAAAGTGAAACGCATTGTAGCCGACGGACGTATGTTCCACCGCGACGATGTTGTGTTTGACGAACAAGTGAGTAACTTCACAATCGATTCGGTTAAGAATGGAAAACCGTATTTCATCCAAACTCCTTCTGTCGTTTTTAGAGAAGTCTTTGAAAACGATAAGGCTGCTCGTCTGAAGGATGATGAGATCCACCGGCAGGTGAGTAACTACATGACCGAACATTTTGGTCTTAAGCAGTACGATGATCCCAATATGATCGAAAGAAAATACCAGGTCATCTCTGTTTTTACCAATAAGTTACTTCATGATCTCAAGATGGGGTGGTTTTACCCTGATGGGATAGAAGGTAACTACGGTCAGCACGATATTCGTCAGTGGTGTAAAAACTACGAATGGCTTGTAAAATACGATATTGCTAATACGGACTACGACACGTTCCATTTAAACGTTCGTCCTCATTGGCATGAGCGACCTGTCGATATTGATTTGTTCAAATATCGTTTCCTACATCGTGCGTTAGAAACCTACCTACGACATCCACCCGACTTATCTATCTACGTCACCATTAGTTAGAGGTAAAGTTACATGAGTGATATTAATAACGATACAATCAACGATTTGTATCGCGATCCAGATCGGGGATTTAAAGTCTGGCACCGTGATGAACTCCCCGAATCCACTGTAGTGAGTGATAACGGCACTCGAGTACCTATTGAAGAAGAACCTCGAACTACTACAGGTAAGCACGTCCCTAATGTCAAAGACCTTGTTATTGACTTCTATCTCGGATGGCTTATTGTAATCGAAGTGGATTACAGCACTGGTTACAGCGTGCTTATGCCATGGAACCCCGCTAAAGAGATCGAGGTGCCGGACGACGAAGATCCATTGATTGCTCTACACCCAGGACCGCCACGGGAATCCTTCCGTATCTTCCTGGATACATCGGTTACGCCGTTTACACTATCAGTGGACTCATCGTTTACTTTACCCGGTTCGATGGTAGATTCGTACCGTATCTTTTTAGGTACTGACATCAACCCTGACACAGGTACATGTATCAGTCAGTTTATCGATGGTGGTGGTAATTTCTTGGGTACGGCCGTACCTTTAGAAAGTGTTAGTGTCCCTGGAGCGACTACGTCTACCATTAAAGTTCCGTTAACCGGTTACACCACCGAACGAATGGATGATGGAGAAACCGTATCGCTGGCTGCTTACAGCGATGATGGTTCTTTGGTATACCGAACTACGCTTGTAGTGATCAACACAGCTCTCTCACGTTCGAACGATGTTGCTCGCCGTTATATCAAAGGCATTCAGCTCGAGTCTCCGTTCTTAAGTAGTGCCGATCCACAAACTATTGAGTTCCCGCTCAATGTGGCTGTGGAGTCGTTACCGATGTATGCAACGGTGCATTATCATAATGGCGACCGTATTCGTTATCCCATCGACGATACGAAATTCTTCTTGTTTGGTCGAAAAGAATACATTGCCACAACAGTGGGGCAGAAGTTCCCCATGACGCTGGCGTATGTATTAAGTGATGACGAAGTCAGCTACATGGAAGTCCCCACTGCTAATCGCCGTATCACTAAGAGCTACCAGGCATTAACAACCACCGTTGATGGTTCTTATGAAGTCAAGCTGTACGTTTATCCCCAATGGGTCAATCCCACCGTGGGCTATCGTCTTGTCTATTGGCTTTATAATCTCGATCGTCAAACGTACTACGATGTCACTTCGTTGATTGAAATCGGTACTAATTCACCACCGTTTGAACCACTACTGTACGGTACAACACAACGTATCACAGTGGCCATCGATCTCAACCGCGTCGATAACATCTTTGCTCCTTATCGTCATGTGCAAACGTTCCAACTTGCATTGCTTGGACGTGGGGATATGGCTGGGGATATCTGGCAGGTATTCTTCACAAGTGAACAGAGCCAAGGATTCGGTCGAGGTTTATCAGCCACTGTAGAATATTTGAATACCAATGATTGGAAGTTGTACCTAAGTAATGGTTATCCTGGTATTGGTCCTTGGACGCGCGCGATGTTTGAAGCTATCGAACCGTTGTACGACCAACGGAGAGAGGTGGAAGCACCGAAACCAACACACTTCCTTCTGCGATTCAAGAACAACACCTACGAGTTCCCAATCGAATCATGGGGTGATGATTTGATTGTTAATAACGATCTCAATGAAGGTGAACTTCTTTATATCCATTGGATTAACAAAGGATATTCTGAAGATCTTCAGTTAGGTGTGACGGCACTACCTATTCGTCAAATCACCGCCGTATAGCGGTTCTAAGCACCGTACCTTAAGGTACGGTGCTTATGTCGTTTATTATGCTATGATAACGTATACGTCATTTTAAGGGCATTTTATCATGGACATTATACTGTTTAAAGAAGACTGGAAGAAATTCCCTTCAGCCATTGTTGATTACAATACATCCAATCAATCGTTCTTAAAACTTGTGGACCTATACCACAAGATGGGTGTTGAGAACTGTGAATTCCCACTGGCGCTTTTACAGCCCGAGCTTGTGGGTGTTGATCCTTATAGCCCTGATTTAACATCCGATCAAATGAAAATGATTGCCATGGAATGTAAATATAACCCATGGTATTTTTTCAGGGAAGTGTCAAGGATACCTCCTAACTCAGGTAACAAGCCTGTTCAGTTTATTGCCAACCGTGGTAACATCGCTTTATACTGGTCTTTCTTCAACCACATTGACTTTGGTCTACTACAACCACGTCAGACAGGTAAGTCGGTGAGTACCGACGTATTGACGGATGGCATCACAGACATTTGGGGTGAGCGAACTACTGTATACCTGATTACAAAAGACCACGCACTTCGTGCTGCTAACATTCAGCGTCTTAAGAAGATGCGCGCTTTGCTTCCCGAGTATTTGTTTTATAACCGTCGTGAGAATGGCGATAACAGCGAGATGCTGATCAACGCCATGTTGGGTAACTACTACAAGACGGCGGTAGGTCGTAGCGATGTTGTTGGTGCTGATAAACTCGGCCGTGGTCTCACCGTACCTATCATCCACTTCGATGAGCTTGCATATATCTCTCTTGTTGGTATTTCGATTCCTGTTGCACTTGGTGCAGGTTCACGCGCACGTGCGGAAGCAAAAGAGAATGGTCAACCTTACGGTAATATCTACACCACTACCGCAGGTAGCTTGAATAATCGTGATGGTTTATTCGCGTATAACTTCTTAACCAGTGGTGCGACGTGGACCGAGCATTTCTTTGATTGTCGAGACCAGAAACACTTTGCCCGTCTTGTTGAGAAACAATCTACAGCCAATAAGAAAGAAGATAAACGAGCCGTTAGTAAACCACTCATCTACGGCGCCTTTAATCATCGCCAATTAGGCAAGGACGATTTGTGGTTGTTCTCTATGTTGCGTGAAGTAGCAGCAACCGGCGACATTGCAGACCGTGACTGGATGAACGTATGGACAACTGGCTCTGAGGGATCACCCCTCACCTTAGATGAGAAGCAGGCAGTTAACCGTTCAGTCCGTGAAGCCGACTATACGGAGATTACTGAAGAAGAAAGTTACATTCTTAACTGGTACGTCCCGTATAATCAGATCGAACATTACATGGACACCAATACGTGTGTTCTAGCAGTTGACCCAAGTGAGGCATTGGGAAGTGATGCGGACGCCACCGGCTTTGTGGTGATCAATACAGTCACTCACGATGTGGTGTGTACTGGACGTTACAATGAAACTAACATCATCATGTTAGCCAAATTCATTGGTAAGTTTTTGATCAAATACAAGAACGTCACTTTTATTCCAGAGCGTAAGTCAACAGGAACCACCATCATCAACACCCTGTTTCTTCAATTACCCCAAGCAGGTGAAGATCCGTTCCGCCGTATTTTCAACCGTATTGTGGATGAGCGAGATAACTTCCGTTCCGAGTTTGAGGAAGTACGTAGTAAACCACTAAGCAGTCGTTCACCCACTTGGTATGAGCGTTTTACTCGCCACTTTGGTTATAATACGGGGAGTAGTGGTCGTCATGCTCGTGATAACCTGTATGGTGCTGCCTTGAAGTCCATGTTGCGTTTAGGTGCTCACCGTATTTACGATAGTGCATTAGCAAATGAGATTGTCGGTCTCACAACCCGTAACGGTCGTGTGGACCATAAACAAGGTCAGCACGATGACTTGGTTATCAGTTTGCTACTTGCTCACTGGTTCTGTACCAAAGCTCATAACCTCGATTGGTATGGTATTGATGCTCGCCGTGTATTCACCGATGCGGTTGTTAAGGAAAACAAAACACCGCAAGATGAATATAATGCTGAGATTGACCGCCAGTACCGTGAGGAGTTCCAGGCGATTATGGACGAATTATCCGATATGGATGACCCGGCCATGATTCGTCGCATGGAACTAAAAGTGCGCCGTCTATCTCAACGTATCGATATCAGCGAACATGACGGTGTCGGTATTGATGCTATGATCAAACAAGCGCAGGATGAGCGGGAACGTAAGATGAAGATCAGTCGTTACCAGGGTCGACAAGCACGTATCCAAAATACTCGTCCAGCATATCCCATCAACCGTGGTGGTAACTACCGCCATTTTTAAGAAGGTGTTAACGACATAAGAGACCTCTCCCATTTGGGAGAGGTCTATGTTTGCTTTACACACGCGGTAAGGTAATCTCAGGGTTCTGATTCTGATATTTACCTAGACGGTCGGCATAACTTTTCAAGCATTCCTTATCACCTGTTAAGAAAACCAATTGAAGAACACCTTCGTTTGCATAGAAACGGTTAGGTAAACTCGTACCGTTGGCAAACTCAAGAGTGATGTACCCTTCCCACTCAGGTTCCAGAGGTGTGCACAGGCAGTTAATACCTGCTCGAGCAATCGTGCTCTTACCGATACACAATGCCAATACATCACGAGGAATACGAACATACTCAACACTACGTGCCAGGATAAATCCATTGGGTGGGATGATAACCTGATCCGCATTAACAGTCTCGAAAAGACTATCGTCGAAGTTCTTGTAATCGAGAACACCGTTCTGATTTGTGTTCTTAAAAACTTTGAACTCCGGGGCGGCACGAATATCATAACCGTAAGAACTCAAACCAAACGAAGCGATCCGCTCACCGTTGATCTCTTTAATGGAGTCAGCGACAAATGGTTCGATCATCGGGTGTTGAACGTGTGTACAAAGTTCGGTGATTTTCCTATCAGAAAGTACAGACATAACAATAACTCGCTTTAGTTAAGACTGTACTATTTCTGTTGTCGGTATTTTATTAATACCGACAACGATTTTAGCTCTCTTTCCGTATGACCAACAGTTATCAAACGCTCATTGGTCATTTTTGATTGATTTATAGACATACTCGCCTAATGCGACGCCGATTTGGAAAACTATTTCTTGTAAGGTGTCGATGATACCATAGAAACTGTCTTCGTCATGAGGTTCGAATAAAACTGATGTATTGATCTTATCTGCGTACCGATCATCTTTCAGAAATTTATTCGCGTATCGACCCCACGGTTGATCGGTGATATCCATTGCCCCATAACGAAAATCATCAAGATCGAGAAGAGCCATTAGAATATCGGTATTTTTATTGATGATTTTTTGTAACTCACTTAGTTCTTGCTTTGTGGGTGCCTTTACTGTTAATGGACCTACGTCATCAATAATGAATGTGGTGTCCCACTCATCATCGGGTATAAGGAAAAATGTCGATTCTCCCAGAAGTGGTTTGCTGAGTTTCGGTGCTTTTTTACTCAAGCGTTCAGGAGCCTCTTTATTTAACTTATCAATCAAGGCCACCAGTTCGTCAAAATGGTCCATTCCTGGATATTGTCTATCGAACGCTTCTACCTCCTTCTCAGCCTTTTTGATGAATTTACAATAGTTCTTAACACCTGGCTTGACTATCCCAAGGATACGGATTAACTGTTGATGGTCTGATTTTATTTCGGCGATAATGTCATTAACCTGTTTTTTATTTCGGGTAAATGTCGCGGAGGATCGCTTAGATAGTTTTATTTCATCAGATGGTAATAAGACTATCGAGTCAATTTTCATACGTGCAAACTTAGCTGCAAAACTATCATAGTCAAAAGGGCTCATCCGGTCACCTTCTTCCCTGGGTGTTTGACCTTTAGACTTTTTATTTTTAAAGGCTTCTTTGATTTTGTCAAAGAAGCCTTCTGTAGACACAGTGATGCGCTTCTCTGTTGTTCCTAATGGAAAATTTGTTTCAAGTAAGTTACGTAATGACATTTTGGGTCGTCCTTTTGGTTAGGGTTAACGACGATAAGGTATAAAATACCCTTCTATCAATACTATTTTGGAACTTTCTATCTACGGCGAGTAAAATTCATAAATAGAGACCGACATTTACGTCGGTCTCTATGCTAACTTATTTAATCGAACGTTCGATCCACAAGACTAATGCGCCAAGAAGTTCTTTGCGATTCCATACACCGAAGTGTATTCCAAAAACAGAACTTAATCGACTAAATCCTAGCATGTCGTAATAACGCCCAGCATCACCGAACTCTTGATCAACCAATTCGGCAAATTGTGGTTCTCTTTCTTCGTCAATTACGATTTTAACTGCTTTGTCGATAAAATTCTTATCACCAGCAAACTCACCATCGAGAATAGCAACAGCCATTTTGGCAACCTCTACGATTTCTGAAGCGGTTAGCGGCGGTATGGTATCACCATCGGAAACGGGAATATCTTTTGTATCGATATCAGGTAAACCGTATTTATCGATGGTCAACTTCGGTTCAATAGATCCTAAAAAAGTTTTAGGTAGGGGCGGAACGTTCCTGAGTGGCTCCAGGTTCTTCCTTTGATCGGCGATGGCTTTCTCAATAACGTCATGTGGTTTGCCGTCGTACTTGTCTGCTGCTTCTTTAAGATCAACTTTAAACTTACTGTGCGTCGCCTGCACGTTTTGTTTTACTTTGTTACACGTGCGTAAGTAAGCTTCTAAGAAGGTCTTTAGTCGCTTTTGGCCTTCTTTGACATTATCTAACGGGTTGTTTCCAACCCGCCCATCAAGACTGATTGCAGATGCAATACCTGCACCGTTGACTGGATCGGTATGGAGCTTTTGTTTAGCGACCCATGTTGGGTTACCGTAAAACGTCTTTACTATTTTACGGAACTCTTCGATCGATTTCCTGTTATCTTTGATTCCACCGGTAACGTCTTCGACATCAAATGTCTTAGGGAATTTACCCAGTAGTTTCTTAACGCTTTTCACAACATCACTAAAGCCTTCAGTAGATACGGCCATATGTTCAGTTGTTCCGAGCGGGAAGTTAGTTTTTAGCGTATCGCGTAGTGACATTTTCGGTATTCCTTAAGACTGAATAGACTTTCTGATATAAGAAATGAGCACGTCTTGAAGCTGGCCCAATCTTTCGGATAGCTGATAAAACAACCCCGTGCTTAGCAATTCGAAGTTAGGCATGGTATACAACATTAAAAGACTCTGGTCTTTATTGCCTACTTCTTTGTAGTAACCACGGAAAGGCGAGTCGCTAGCATCAACACCAGTACAGCCTTCGTTCTCTGTTATTTGATCGACGACATTACCCAGTGCTATCACCTTCTTAACTAACTCCGCAGCTTTATCGGCTTCTTCGGGTGTTAAGGTATTGACCTTGGTATCGTTTACCTTGATGGGTTTTGGCTGGGTATCGTCAATATGGAAAAGACCATTTTCAGTAAATGACTGTTTACCATAACCAAGGAATTCCACATTAGGTTCTGAAAAACCAGGGCTGATCGGTGAAACGTAACTCTCCCATTTTTTCATGAGCTTGGCGAATTCGTCTAACCCTTCAGGGTGTTTATCGCGAGCTTCAAAGGCTTCCGCTTCCTTTTTGATTTTGATAACCTGTTTATTGTTATTAATAGCTTGGGTCTTATAACGATTGACGAGGTTCTGATAAACCGCGAGGTCGGATACAACTTCTTTAAGAAGGTCATCGACTTTCTTATTGCCGCGATAGAAGAAGGCTGCGTGTTTAACCCCTAAGTCAACAGTACCTTCCTTAAAAACATGTTTGGAAGGTTTACCTTTAATAATGTTTTCCTCAGCCCATTTAAAATTACCTTGTACCTCTTCAGAAGACTGTGTGGTTTTATTAGCGTCAGCGGTACCTTGATCTTTCTTTGATTTGAAAGCACTGAGTCGACGCTTAACAAAATCTTTAAAGCCTTCCTCTGAGACAACAAGTGTTTTAATCGAATGTTCAGGACCATACTCAGTGGTACCGGTAGGGAAGTTTTTGGTAAGTGTATCGCGAAGTGACATTTTGGATTTTCCTTTTGGTTGGGGTGTTTAATGATCAGTAAGCAATTGTTTAATTCCGTAATAGAACATACGGGGGATAAACATCAAGATATCGAAAAAACAACAGCAGGGATAGGATACCCAATTCTCAAAAAAGGATGACCAGAATCCTTGCTTCTTTGGTTGTTTCTTTTTACGTCGCATACGTTTCTCACTGACTATAGTAATTTTTAGTAAGTGTTCTCAAGGCAATATAGAGAAGAACACCCGTCCTTACCGAGGCAGCAATTGATGCGTTGCGAGAACGCACAGACGCGGCTACTAATCTATCCGCATCCTTACGTAATTTCATCACCGTTGTATCAGTAGAACGAGAAGCCATTAATAAGTTTCTTAGTTTGGCAAGTATGTTAGCAACATCACCACCACGAGAAAGAAGGATGCGGTTTTCCTGGAGGTAGTTGAAAACATACACAAGCGTTTCTTGGAGTAACTCATCTAGGTATTTCTTTCTAGGGTCGTTATGATGCGTACTCATATATTTGAGCGCATCGACCAGTAATTCAGGTGGCATGGTTTTCATTGCCGATGAAATAACACCTACTAATTCATCGCGAATAAAACTGCGTTCATTACCTACTACTTCCCGTATATAACGTACGTAAGAAGCATAGTCGCTATGACGATCTCTCAAAATCATTTCGCCATCTGTAGTCATTACCGTGGATGATACAGAACGGACGCGTTGTCCTGACTCCTTGGTGTTGATATACTCCTGGTAGATCTTTTTAACTAGCTCGCGTATACGACCTTGGGTATCTGTGACGATACGTATTACCATGCCGTCAGGTGCAAAGTCACGGATCGCATTACGGTAAATGGAATTCACGCTCACAAGGTCCTCAGAGCGCGCTAGAAGGAGTTTACGCCATGAACCATACCTACGGATATCAAAACGTCCAGAAAGCCTCATATACGTCGCCTGGGCGATCTCAGGGTCTGCCGGATAACGGAAGCGTGGAATGAGAAGTGATGTCAGGTAACGATAGTGGAGTACCATGAATGCATGCACGCAGGCTTCTTTCTTTAATGACTGGGGAATAGAACTTGCTGACTGAATTCGGTAAGAGATGTAATGAGCCGCATAGATAGGCGTGTAGTTAAATACGTCCCCCATGACATTGAACGAATGGTTAACCGAAGTTACTTTCTTAAACGCTGTGGCAAGAAGCGTTTCATCGATATCTAGAACTTCATCGTACCAGCGTTCACGATCGCTCTCTAGGAAACGAATAGGGTGAACACCCATTGTCACACCACCGAAGAAATTGGCGTGGTCATCGTTACGTGTCATGAAGTTATTTGAGAACTTGATGATGCGTTGACAAAGTTGTCTATCGAAGCTGACATCTTTAAACTGTTCATCGAAGACTTCTTTTAAACTGCTCATAATGGTATCCTGGAGAATCTAAATGATTTTAAATCTACATCATTTCAGTGCAAATGACGTCTCTCATAATTCCCATACCTATTAATAAAGGAATTTTATCATGCTAAGCATCCTTGAAACACGCGGTGAAGTACTTCTTGATCACAACACTTCCATGTCCAGCAGTGTACTTGCTCGTGTCGGCAATACCTCAATTGGTAAGCCCACTGAACAACAAACACGCTTAATTAACTATGTGACAGCTGAATTATCTTTCCTTCTTCGTTGTGTTGAAAACGAAGTGCTTATCCATAACCTGAGTGATGGTGATATTACTGAGTTTGTTATGGGTACTATCGAAACCCTTCCAAGTAAAACACGGGAAGTCCTCGATATCGATACAAAAGTATTCAATGTCGATGATCACCTGTTTCAGAAGGGCTTCGCGGTTACCCTTAACCGCGAAGGTGAACCCAAGTATCGCGTGTACATCACGCAACGGCATTACTTTACCTGTTAAACGGAGTTAACATGAACCACAGTGAAAAAATCAACGCGTATAAGCATATCGAAACACCTTGTCGCACTAAAGGATCGCGCGTTGATATTAGTGCTGGATCTATCGGATTTGTTGATGGGCGTGAAGTATTTCGAACGAAGTTCGCGAATGCATTGGCTAAAGCTCAAAAGCGTTATCAAACGGAACGATAGTTCCCATTAAGAATCCAATCGTCCAATAACCCATTTCGACATATTGACTGATCGATTCGTTTCATAGGCGTAGCCGTTATGAATCGATCAGCAGTATGGAGATAGGTTTTTATCTTTTATAAATAAACGGATGGGTGTTTGTTCACCCATCCTTCCTTATGTTTTATTGTGATAACAAAAACAATTAAAAACAATAAAATACTTGGGTTTATGATAATTTGTAAAAGAGAGTTTCGAGCTGCGCGAGAAACGACAGATTTGGGGGTTTGGGGGTAGGAGGAGTTGGATTCTTAAGGAAGAGGAGGAAGGGGTAAAAATCCCCTTCCGATATACACGAAAAATACCAAGGAAAAATCACATGAAACATGAACAATCCTATTGCTAATGAGTTGAATTAAAACTACCTAACGTAATTGTAGTTCTTCTCGATTAAACGGTAAAATAGGGTGCTTTCGAGCACCCTTTAATTTTTTGAAGGTGTCTCATGTTTAAAGTTCAAAGGCGTGCGTGTCCTGTGCGAATTGATACTTACAGTTCAGCTGTAGCGTCGACATTAGCTTATTGTGCCAATCAAACAATACTTTCATTCTCCGAAGCCGCGTTTAACGGTCAACGGTCATGGGATGAAATACAAAGCGATATGCAAAACTCAAAAGTGATGCAGCTCGTTTTCAGTCGCCATATTCGACAAACGTTCGTATCGTCTGTTCCTGATTTCCATAAAGAATATGGTGATTGGTTGGATAACATCGTTATGTTCCTTGGGAAATATTGGGATGAACTTTATCGTGACCCAAGTCGAGAAGAACGTGTAAAGAACATTCTTTATGGGCAAACCAACCTCAATATGTTCCATTTCGAATTTGTCCGTAAGGACGGCAATCCAATTCCGACCCATGTAAATGTAAGACTTCGAGATAACGACGGTACTCTTTTGGATGTCCAACCAGTTGAATTCGAAATTGGTACATCCGAAATAGTTGACTTTATGGATATTCCCGACTATCCGGTGTTTGGCGAAATAAAGACAACCGATAATTTCCTCACCAAAAAGCCAAAAGTAATCAGCATTATCTATACTCGCATGGATGTGGACTTCCCAACCTTCCCCAGTGAACATTTTACTCAGCTGCGTTATGATACGTAACTAAGCATGTTACTTGGCATAGTGAGTCCCTGTGATATCCTCGAACACTATTTGATGAGAGTCGTGTTCACATCCCTTCCTCTGAGGAATCTCATCTCGGTTGTTAGCCCGACCATATAGACCCCTCCCATTTGGGAGGGGTCTTATGCATCTAAAGAGGTATGTGATGAAACTTGTTAAAGTTCGACCTATCGACAATTCTTTTAAACTTAACATGTTGCTGGGTATTACAGAGAACGATAATATTAGAGTTCCAAACGATCAACGTTTCCTTCTTCGATTTGTTTTCCTTTCCAATCGAAATAAATTCCAACATCTTCTTTCGGAATGTTTTCCCGATATAGATACGGCAGGTACTATATTCTTGGGTATGGGTAAGATCGACATAGAAGAGGAGATACAGACGCTTTATTCGTCTGAGGTAGGGATTGTAAAATATACGGTGGACACCACTGGTCACCGTAGTCTTCGAGAGGTTAACCAGTTACCATTTATTGTTCTTAAAGGTGCTGTGTACATTGTGATCATGGAATTGGGAGAGACCCCTGTTTCTAATCTACCCGTTAGACCTAAACTCTACGACGACGAACTTTTAACCATCGAGGGGCATACCGATCAATATTGGGGCTCTATCCTTAAGTTACATGAAGTCGATAAATTCTTCAATGGTTATTGGCACGATGACTATAATCGTTTCTACAACGTCATCACGAATCATTGGTCCTTAGGTGCGTGGTGGATCACCAATTGTTATTTGTTTAATCCAATTGCTCGTAAACTATTCGACCACCCGACCTTTGTAAATGAACTTAGACCTTCCGCAAGAGTTATTAGTGATAACCTAGAACCTGTCAATATCCACACGTTTAATCTCTTTGTAAGGTTAATGGGACTTAACCATCTTCGATACGAAAACATATTGCCGACGGAGTTCCCTTGCTGTTTTCCAACATATTACTTTGCGATCAGTTTCTTCACCAGTAGTGTAATCCGCCAGCTAGCCGAGGATACTTTAACGCCCGAACAAATCCCGCTTGTTTTAGAATACGTGTTCAGAGCAATAGGGGAAATGCTGTTGGGAAGGTACCATGACCTCTTAGGTAAAAGCGACATTCCTTTTGCCGAGATAAGTTTTCATTATCCAGTCGAATCCCAGATAACCCGCCTTGACCGTCCTTCTTTCCTAGAAACGTCTCCGCTTCTCTATGATCGTTTTGAAACATACAAGAAATTGATTAAAGAGATACCCGTTGAGGAGTATTTCCATGTCTTACCCTACCCTGAAAATGAATGACGACTTAGTCCTGTATTTCCCAGATGAAACACTTAAGTCGTTATCAGCGAAAGATATGAAAGCGTATGTTGAGTTTATCCTTAATCGAAATAAATTCAACTGCGTAGGACCTGGTGAAATGCCGTGTGGGGTCGCACTCGAACTTATGGAAAAAGAACTCGCCTATGTAGAATTTTACAAGGGTGATTTTCTTTCTGTTGATGTTGTTGACAAGCACAGGGTGGCTATTCGTCGTTTGAGTAACCACCCGTCTGATAAACGCAAAAAAATGTGCGTTGTAGTCGACTATTGCCATCTCAATGACGTGATGGATGAGTTGTTACGCCCAGTCATTGAAATCTTAAACGATGACGTCTTTTCTGGTAACACCGGTCCCGCAGAGTTTTTGATAAGATACGTCATGGGTAGACTATATAGGAAAACCACAGGTTTATGGCCTAACCATGCGGCGGTTTTAAACGATTATCTTGAACGAACTTATTCTGCACGTAACGAACACAGTCGTCTCTATCGACTTGTTGTAGAACTGGAAGATCTCTTCTGGTTCGATATTGACCCTAGTCGTTTAACGGTTTATATTCATGAACCTAAAACGAAGAGTGTCACTTTATACTTTAACGTTAATGGAGTTTTATCATGAAAAAAGTAAAAGTCTATGCATGTGGTGGCCTTGGCATGAATATCGGTTCGTCGCTGACATCTGATCTTTACGATGTTGCGTATATCGATTCGTCCAAATCTAACGTCAACCAGAGTGTTGACTCTGAGAAAGTAACCTACGTCAACGGTATTAAAGGTACCGGTGGATCGGGGGGCCATCGTGTTAACAATTACAAACCGATCTCTGAGATGATCCCCTCGTTTATTTCAGCGAACCAACCTGCTGACTTGAACATCGTGGTGTTCTCACTCTCAGGCGGTACTGGTTCTGTTGCCGGTCCATTAACCGTAGGTGAGTTACTGCGTAATGGTCATCCGACTGCATGTGTGGTGTTGGGCGATCCGACTTCTCAGAAATTCCTAGATAACACGATCGCTACTCTGAAATCACTGGAAGGGATCAGTGCTGCCCGTGGTCTCCCGGTTGTCATGAACTATCATGAGAATGGCCCTCAATCATGGGGAGATGTTGACGACATGATGCGCTATGCCATCAATGCTATCGCGGAGTTGGGTTCACAACAGAATTCACATATGGATCTGATGGACGTCTCCAACTTCTTCCAGTACACCAAAGTCACCGATGCCTTCGCGCAGCTGGCTTGCTTGGATATCTTCGACACACGCTCTGGTGCTAGCAAATCTATCGAACCGGTAGCGATTGCGTCTCTCTACACCAATCGTGATGAGTATAAGAACTTCGGTGATGCCAAGTACAGTATCCATGGTTTCCCTGATAAACCGATCATGGGCGGTGATCAACTCCATTTCTTGATTAATCATTCTGGAGTTGCTCCAATTGTCACTGACCTTCAGAGTCATCGCGATGAGCTGGCTCGTAAGTACAGTGCTCAAAAGCAGCGTCAATCACTGGTGGATCGTGATGACAATGTTGATGACAACGGCATGGTGATCTAAACCTTACGATAGTAGGGGATCGTATGAAAAGGTCTCCTACTTTATCTCGAGGTTCACATATGTTACATCGTCTTCTAGCTGATCATTCTGATGAGTTCGTAACCGTTGCTTATGAGCAAGGTTCTTGGGTTCACCCACAGCTAAAATACATGGTTGTTACACCCAAGCGCATCGATTTTCATTTACAGGATGATCGCACAGTCACGTTAACTGTAACAGGTGATGGGGAGCTAACATTGGTGGTTCCACCCCCTGTCCAACAGCAATATCGACAGCTTTATAATGTCAATGTGGTCGATGCAGACGTGTTTATCACGTTAAATAAAATCGTCCATGTTCAATTTCAAAAAGACGGTGTTCCGGTTACCGATGCCCAGTGGGTGTTATCGACAGACGATGACCCCCGTTTACGGAAAGCATTAACCAACCGCTTTTTGAAAGATGGTCGCCAATGGATGGACCCTATCGACATAAACACATTTTCTATCTGGAGGCAGTATGATACAACTACCACCTTCATTACAGAAGAAACTAGCGAAGAACCCACACCACCGGAAACGGCAAGCTGAACGACATGCCGCACGTAAAAAAGGGAAAACCATTTCCCCTAAAATCGATCCGACTACCGGTAAGGAGTTTGGAAAATGAAAGAAGATATTCGATATCCAGATGAAGAGAATAAAACACCACCAGCAAGTGATCTTCGTCGCGAACATGTTGTACAAAGTGTCGCCCAAGCATTTGGTAGTCACGATATTTTCGACGAACGTCCACGGTCGAAGAGACGAGTGTCGGACTATGTTCAGCAACGTTTGATTAATCAGGCCGAAGAACGCCGTGAGAAGCGTCGCTTAAAGCGACTAAAGCAAGAATTCCGCAACAGTAGAATGGGGTAACTATTATCGCTAAGTCATCTAACTATGCGATCGACTTAGCGTTGGTTTCTGAAACACAGCGTGAATTATCACCGTTTACTTTAAAATTGGATCATCTCGTTGAGATCAATCCGCAGTCAGGAGGATTCTATTTTGCGTTCATTGATAACGGACAAGTTGTTTATGATTATTTGTCTATTACTAACAATATCAATGGTCGTCGTCTTAAGCCGGGCAGGTTCTTCTTATCCGCCACTATGGCCCAACGACTTCGAGATAAACATTATAAACGGTGGTACTATGCTGACAGGGATTATGTCTACCCCCTGAAAAAGGAAACATACCAACGCTTTATTGATCGCTTCATGTGTATCGAAACGAACGATGATCTCTCTCACCAACAAAAGGTCGCTATCGAAATACCTACCATGAATCTGCGTAAGAAACCTCTGCTAGAAAATCGACCTGATAAAATTGCTTGGTGTGATCGTCCTGCTAAAAAAGAATGTCCGGAAACGGCATAGAGCATCGCCTATTAGGCGATGCTCTTATTTTTTGTCTTACGGGGCACCCACAATCGTTCTTGCCCAGCTACGGCGGCGTTCAGGATCATTCAGAATAGAGATCTTCTTGAAGCGGTTCAATTCATCGCGATACATCTCGTCAGCGTCTGCATAGCCCATGACGATGTCCAAGAATGAACCTAGTGTTTGGCCGCCAGAAAGAAACCCTTCATCGATTTGGATACGAAGCTTATTATAAACATAAGCTTTTGTAGCCAGTACGCAAAGATTAGCAAAAGCGTGGTATGCTTGGTGTCGGATGTGACTCAATGCATCATCGTTACCCAGTCGAACATGAATATAAGAACTGACATTGGGCGCGTGTACATAACGGGCCATAATGGTGTTATGTGCAATGATGTTCAAATAAGAAGTCCGTACAGGTGTCGATTGCTGAGCTGAATCTAACACACGCTGCAAATTGCCCGACATGGCTGATTGAGCGTGGTGTGTGAACAATCCTGCGTTTTGATAGCCTAGAACACCAAAGTGGATACCGTATACCTGGACAATAGGTCGACCTTGAGTAAGTTCATCAGGTATGGTGTAGATAACAGTGAATGGGTCTTTAGGGTCTACATTGACCCCGTTTTGAAGGGGGAAGTACGCATCGGTACCACCGGTAATATCAATATCAGTAAACACCCGTGGTTCAAGGATAGCTTCTCGAATGCGGGTATCAAGCGACACTAGGTTTTGTGGTAGATTGGGTTCTCTACGGATGAAGGCTTCTTCAAGAATTTCTCTAGGGATTCTGAATCGAATCTCATCTGTGGCCTTTTGGATAGGACTCATACTCATCATAAACTCCTTATTAGCTTCTGTGAGCGTTTTTAAAGGTAGATACTATACTACCCACCCCTATCATATAGGGAGGGCCTTAGAAAGCTTCCTACGGCTTTTTAAGTCTACATCATAAAGGTAGTAATACACGTAATCATAGGGCGTCAATTAAAATGTCAAATAATCATGTTCTTTATGCATTAGATGTCAATGCAGTTATCCATTCCGTTAAGAAAGGGCTAAGTCGACTCAACGAGCCTTTTCGAACGAAACAGATTGTCACATATAAAGAAGTCACATGTCCAACGGAAATTGATTGTGGTGTAAATGAATTCGGACGTCGTGTTGTTGGCGTTTCTTACAAGAAGGTATATGAGCCCGTTGAAGAGATCGTTGATCTCCAGCTAAATATCAACGTAACAGACGCACTTGCGTCACGTGTTTTTAGCCATCTTCTTTATGAACAATATACACAGCTTTGTGCCTACCTAACAGTTGAAAACCAGGAAGTCACCATTGCTGAAGATATCTTCGATGGGGATGCAAACGCCAATCACCTTCTCATTCTCGAATATCTTTTCCAAACAAAAGAAATGCAAAACGTTGAGGTGGAAATCAATCATCTACTAAGAATGATTGTGTCTGAGCCATGGCGTGAATGGAAACTCATTTATAATAGAGGTACGTTCCTAATTTATGGTACAAGAGATCATCGTATCTTAGAATGGGAACAGATGACGGGTAATACACCCGATGAAGAAAATGAATTCACAGTTAATGTAGGTCATATTCTTTCTTACCTAACCTCTCAGCTGGATAAGAAAAGTACTTTCCTACGACCAGTGGTCGATACATTGTTTATGCGAGCATTGCGCTGTGAGATGCGGGATGTCATCGTAACAGTACCTAAATACCCAGTTGATCGCCCACCTTACGAAGAGTTCGCTTTATTCATGGGTCGTGTGTTACCTATCGCAACCGCGTTCATTGAAGGTACGGTAGAAAAAACATTACCGAAGCGTCCTGGATGCAATACCCTTTGCCGACTAGAAGGTGATCGTCTAGTTTTTAGCTATCAGACGGATAGTCAGAAATTCAACGAAGAACGTGAAGAACTTTTACGTTCTATGGAATACCAAGATTATGTACCAGCTAGACTACGAAAACAGTACGCCTTGTAGGGTAGCCGTTATCATTGATCTGGTTGAGTTTTTACGAGACGCTCCAGGCTTTTTTGCCTGGAGCGATATATTGTCATTACCTCGATCAGAAATAATGAAGGTGGTATGTCATATTGCTGATGTCATACCAATTGGCTTCCAGCCGAATAGCGTCGATTATTATCCCATTATGGATAGCTTTCGACAATCGATTTATTACATCTTTGATGACAACCCTACAGTAATACCAAGACCTATATTCGTGGATGAAGAATACCAGAATAAGGTGAGTCGGTTTGAAGATGAAGTTATCGATTTGGCTTTTCAGTTGCGCAATCGTCTTCCTGCGTCTGTGGTCTTCATCCGTTTCGTTGCGTTCATTCCCGGTAACGCATTCATGATTGAGGTGGAATACCAATGACTTTCGTCACACACCCAGAAAAAATAAAACGATCTCAAGACACTAAAACCATAATGGTGGTAATCGAACCTGAAACATCCGCACTAACAAACCTTTTCTCAATATCTCAGAACCTCTATCAGAAAGGTAAGTACACACATGAAACTATTCGTTTAGCGTGGCATGTGTCGTTAGAAATCATATTGGATGAAGTGGTCCAACGTCTAATAGGTCATCCCATTTCGACTGATTCACCCGAAGAAATAATTAGACGCATTAGGTCGCTCGAGCAATATTACATTGATCGAGGACACACCGCAGGTCAAACATGGACTATCGACCGACGTGGTGTCTTGATTGATGGCCCTAACGAAGATTTCATTGAACTGTGCTTAGCATTGATTTTCCATTTTTCAGGAAATAGCCAGGTACATCAAATTTTTACTGATATTGCTAAACATTATAGTGACGCACTACCATCCCTCTCAACCACGTCTATCAACTTTCTAGAAAATGGTAGATACCTTGTTTATATAACGGTGAATATAAATGCAATTGGTGCCAATCCCTAACCGTCACATGACGGTTTTCTTTGACCGCCTTTATATCGAGAACACATTTCTTCGCCCTATCGTCATGTGGTTGGACGTTCGAGTTATAGACCCACTTACGCATGATTCGATGGACCGTACATCTTACATTACAAATAATGTCTATGAGGCATTAGCGTTGTTCTTATATGGTGCCAGCACTAATGTGCTTGATCGTTACTTTGAGGAGATTATTTCTAATCACTTCCAGTTTAACTATACTGTTGATCGACACAACGTGAATCAGTTTTTAGCAGAAAAAGTCTACCCTAACTTTGAAAGTATTTTCCGCTTATTGTCAGGGGGTTGTCTGCAAGCAATCAGAGATGCGGCTAATATGGGATTAGAACCCGATAATTTCTTTTTCCATTTCCCTAGCCGTGCTGAAGGAGTACTCGTAATAAACCTACAATCTTTTAGTGAGTCTGAATGTAATGAGACATAGCGATGAAGTGACTGTAGATGCTCATATGGACGTTAGGCATTACTCTGTTATTATGCCAACTGACAATATAGTGATGGCTATGGTAGATGTATTTAACAGTACACTAATTAATTATGACGACGACAGCCAGATATGGGACGCCTTGGTCAATTACGTGTTTGTTAAATATTTCAAAGAGCCATGTGGTATCAATATGTCGGACATTAACGAAGTAGCAACCCAGTTAATGTCCCACTTCATTGGTGATATCTTCTACATTGAACAATTTAAATTCGGCTTAATCGAGTTTGAACAGGAATTCTTTACATGTATCTCCCCACTCAAACGGGAATTGGCATCCAAAGACCTAGAGGTACTGAGAATGTACCCCATCAACGACATCGAGAATTACCAGACCATCACCATCATCGTGGACGCAATCAAACGGGATATGATGATCGCCCCATCCTTAACCGTCCAGGACGATCTTTTCGGTTAACAGTTCTGGATGAGGAGTTCTTGACGACGAATGTTTCAGACCTCGTCGATTTTAACTTCCTATCCATACTTTCAGGTCTTTTACCCGATGCGTATCGTTTCCTACAGAGTGGTAATCGCGAGTGTGATTTGTTCGCTGCTGTAGAATGGTACGTAACGTTTGTTTTTCCAGACGATGATAAAGACCATATTTTGATTCGTTCGATTGTCAATGCGATCGAATACCTCGAAAAACATTTCCCTAATATTGTACATGTGATGATTCCACCCACCGAATTACTGCTGTACATCTATGAACTAGAGTGACCCTTATTGGAGTGTCTTTGTGTACACAGCCGTTATTATACCAATAAAGGGGGTTAAGTCCCTCATTGATCTTCTGGTCGTGAATTACTATTTGGACGGTGACACTGATGGATGTGTAGATGAAGACACCGTGGATTTCCGTTCCATTCACATGTTTTCATCCTTGTTGCTTACGGATTTCTTTGAGGGTGAATATGATGATAATGATGGTGAAATGCATCCAGGTATCGAAATGATACTGGGAGATATCGCCGATCAGATTGTCGAGTGGTTTGAAGGACATCCCGTTAAACTATCCTCACTTAAGCACATCGTCACCTTGCCTGATGATACCGACCATATTGGTTTATTCCTAAAAGGAGTTTCTAAGTCATGAGTTCTGAATTGACAATTTACGACATCCGCCCAAAACAAAAGTTTTCCTTTGAGGTCTATCCCACCGCGATCCTAGGTAACAATTTCCAGAATGTCCAACTGTTGGCTATCAATGATGCCGAAACAGCTAGACGACTTGGATGGGATGTGGATTCTTTACACGCCACTATCTATCCAACACTCCCGTCAGGCGTTGTGGAGGATGATCCGGATAGTTACCCGTATGTTGAAATAAAAACAATTTCTGGTCAACGGCATATTGTCGGCGTTGAGTGGATAAAACCAGGCACTATCGAAACCATCGTTTCGGGTCGAGTAACGATGATATTTGAAAACCGCAACCCTGCGGATATTGACCGAATTCTGGAGTCCTTATCGGCCATCGGACAATCCCCTTCAAATATTCGAAGAGAATCTTAAAATACTTAGGTATAACAATTATATGTTAGTGCTAAGCTGCTAGCCGCTCCTTACCCTTCAGTATCCGATGGTGTGAGTGAAATGAGACATTACCCCTCCCAAATGGGAGGGGCCTTTTATGTCATTACCTATTTTTTTTTTTACGTCTACCTGTTATCATGTAGAGGAAAAGGAGGGTATCATGGAAAATGTTTTTCTACGTGACGACACAAGTTACAAACGTGATTTTGGTTTCATTGACGCTATTTATAACGATACAGCAAAGTATATTCAGCTCCAAACAGGTGCTCCGTTTGAGAAGTGCTTGGAGTTTGCAAAACGTCGTCTTAATCCTAAAAACCCCAAGGGATTCAAAGACCCTAAAGCACTGGTGCTTAAAAAGGACAAAGTGGGCGATCGCTTTCCCGCTACAACGACTTTTATGTCGTTTATTAAAGACGTCGAAAGAGATAACTTTTTATTGTCGCCAAGTATGGCGGCTTATATGCGTGAAGAGCAAGAATATTCTCGTCATGCACGTTACATTGAAGAGGGTGTAAAGAACCGTAAGCGTGTTAAGAAAGAAATGATGGTCGCTAAACAAAACAATAATTTTGAATTGGCGGCTGTTAAGAATGGTGAACAGCAAAACTTTAAACTTAACAACAACGCTTACTCCGGTGCCACAGTATCGACCGCCACCATTCTTTATTATAAGTCGACGCATAGTTCTCTGACGTCCACATGTCGTACGGCAACGTCATACGCTAACGCAGCCAATGAAAAGTTTTTGATTGGTAATCGTCATTACTATACGCCTGAGATTACTAAAGCTAATCTTGTTAGCCTTATCAATCTGAGTAATGTCGAAGAGATTGACAAGGTATGTAAACAGTTCAACTTGCACTACCCGACACCAGAAGAAACATGCGAAGTAATTAACTACTCGACGAAACCTTATTGGGGTAGTGTTAACCATAACAATCTTATTTTTAATATGGTTAACAACATGACACCCGCTGAGCGTGCAACGGTGTGTTATGTAGCTGATATGTACCACCTCCATAAGTTCAACAAGGTGTTTGTTGAAACGTTCCTTCTTGAGTTGGGCTCTATCGGTGATGAAACACTTTACCCAACGACAGATAAAGAATTCGACGGTTATGACGATGACATTCAGCTTCTGGCGAACTTCCTCTGTTATGGTGAGGTAAAAGGCCGTAAGATCGACGATCTTAAAAAGGAAGGCGATGTTGCATGGGAAAAAATTAAAGCGACGGGTAAGAAGGCTCTCCACACCCTAAAGAAATATGGGACGCTAATTCATTATGTTTGGTTGGCGGATGTTGTGCCGTCTTCTATTCATGCTTTCCCTTCAGCTTACCGTCGTGTGGCTGTGGTGAGTGATACCGACTCGACCATGTTCACCATGCAGTATTGGGTTGAACAAATTTTTGGCTATACTAGTTTTTCCCTTAAAGCAAAGCAAATTGTCTTCGCCATCGTCTTTTTAGTTAGTGAGATGATGATGCATATCCTGGCGATCCAGAGTGCGAACATGGGTGTGTCAATTAGCAAACTTCGGCTATTGGCAATGAAAAACGAATATTACTTTTCGGTGCTTTCTATGACGATGCGTTCTAAACACTATTATGCGTCACGTGATGCTCAGGAAGGTGTTATGTTTGCCGAAGCCCAACTTGAAGTTAAAGGGGTTGGGTTAAGGGATTCTAAGGTACCCAAGAAAATCAACGATCGTGCAAAACAAATGATGAAAGATATCATGAACACGATTAAAGACGAACAACTTGTAGACATGCGTCAGATTCTCACTGATATTGCGGATATCGAACGCGAGATTATCCAGAGTATCAAAGAAGGTGACTACGAGTATCTGACTACAGGCCAGATCAAATCGGCAACGTCCTACAAACAAAAAGAAGAGTCACCTGCTTTTAAACAATACCTTCTATGGAAAGAGGTATTTGCTGACTCCTTGGGTTCTGTAGGTGAACCACCGTATTCCGTTGTTAAGTGCTCTTTGCGTGCGGGTAACCGGACAGAACTAGAGGAATGGTGTGCGTCAATGAAAGACCAGAAGATGGCTGATCGACTACGTCTGTATTTAAAGCGTAACGATAAATCTGACATGTCGACGTTACAAATTCCTGCAGTTATTGTTGAATCTGGTGGTATACCCGACGATATTGTCAGTGGTATTGACATCCGTAAAATGGTCTTTAACACAATGGGTGTTTTCTACCTCATGTTAGAAGCTCTCGGTGTGTTCTTACAAGATAAACGCATCACGCGTCTAGTGTCCGATTTCCATTGAGGTCAATATGTCCGAACATCCCCAGCAAAGTGAGCGCGTATCGGTTGTCATCAAAGTCGATAAACACGAAACGCCTAGTACTACCTACGTCCATAATCAACGACAGAGTGATGAAACCACCGCTGAGTTTCTTGAACGTATTACAAAGAAATACCCGGTACTAAGGGACTTCTTAAACATTGCTACCTATGAAATCGCATCAACATTCAAAAATGGTCGTGAGTGTGATTGGTCTCATTGTCTCACGTTTGACACCGTCCGAACTCATTGTCTTATCCAACCTGGTTCGGTCATCGACATTACTCAAAACCACATCACCTTGCATTTATAAGGATCCCCCATGATTAACATTAAAGTCGGTAAGAAGCTCTCCATTAAAGAGACCACTGGGTATGTCGACGTTGAATATTTACGTACGGCCATTAACTTCTTACAGGATACACTGACAAAGATCGAGGAACATCAAGATTCTTTGATTTTTGAAGACGATGTCGCCACAAAAGAAGAAGCAACACGCGGTGTTGACACACACAGATTCACCACACCGAAACACATGTGTGAAATGTTGGATCAAATCTATCTAAAAACCAACGATCGCGTAAAACTTGGAGAACCAATACCGTCGTTTAACGATCCGAATGCCTCAGTGCGCGACATGTTTCTTAAAGATGAGGAAAACCCGCACGATTTAAAAGAAGACGTGGTTACCGATACTCCTAAACCGCGTCCGTTGGTATTCCACCATTACATTACCGATTTTAGCAACATAGACGTAAATAACGCATTGAATGAAGTCGTTAACGGTAACGAAGTACCTGTGGATACGGGTTGTTTCAAATTACCCACCCAAGACTTTGTTGAAAAATATAGGAGTGAACTAGCTCCTATCTGGTGGGTGTGTATTATTCTTCAACACAGCAAAGGTATCAAGATTATCGCACCTGGTGAAAAGTTTGAGTACACTGTGAATAACGCAGGTCAGATTGTTTTGACATAACGCCATACGGTCCCTCCCCATTGGGGAGGGAACTATTACCATCCATGACCTTTACTTTCAATGACTTCTTTTAGTCGCTGTAAACGCGCCTTGAAACCCATGATGACTTTCGATGAACCGATCCCTGTAAAGACACGATCGGTCATAGATTCCATGGTAGTTTCGTAAAGATCGTTTATTTTCCCTCTATCTCCTTGACTAGCAACAATACCGTGGTCGACGATATATTCAAGATAAGGAAGACGGGCTGCAATAATTGCCCATTCATTATTGTGGGTGATAGGCTGTATCGGTAAACGCTGCATGAGTGTAAAGAGACTTGTCTCAGTGATGAGCGGTGTACTGTGGACAAAGGTCTCGATATCGTTAATGCGCTTATCGTTATTTTCAAGGATTTTATTGCAGTAGTTATCAACCCTAGAAGAATGGTCAATTAAATAGAATGGATGAGTGGATGGATAGCGCCGCAAAGGCTTGTTGTTCGCCATGCGAGTTATCCGGTTGAAGATAGCAATATCCAGATAAGACTTAACGGTATTTGGTAATAGATAACCACCAACGAAACGGAATACCGCCTCTTTCTGGTCAGCTTGTCTTTCTTTCTGGAAAGTTAGCCAACGTCGATATTGCAGTGCCATTAACGGGATATCAATGGCGGCGACAACTGTACCTTGAATGTTATCTCGACTGTTAGGGACGGGTAACAAAAGATCATATCGGGTGTGATGCAAATACCGATAAGGTTCCCAAAAGCGCCAAGCTCCCTGGACATTCAAGTCTTCCGGAATACCTTGATGGTGATCAATAACAATCTCATCTGTCATACGTCCCATCGTTACGCCGTCTTCATATACACGCCCACGGTAGGTAGGACTAACAAAATTGAAGTTACGACTAATAGGCTCACTGATATCGTCGATGTATTGAAGATAACGACGGTCGTCCAAATCCCAACGTCTGGGGAGTAGTGTCAATATCCGACATAAGACATGTTCGCTTTCCACCCGTTTAGGGTAATGGTGGTAATGCTGCATGACGTCGAGGAGCGCGTCATTAAACATACGGATTAGATATGGACGTTCAGGTGGAAATAGATTACCAATGTTCCTTGGAGATTGTGTGTTTCTAAAGAGCGAGTACATGTCCACCTCAGGCGTGGTAAGATATTTAAAGTCTATATCATCGTGTTGGTAACCACACAGGGTTACTTTTCCATTCGTCTATAAGGAACGTCTCATGAGTAATGAAGCTACAACAAACCAGGTTGAACATTACCGTACTAAACAACGTCAGGCGGTAATCACACTGAATGAAGAAATCAGTGCTGTAGAAGAGCACCTGAAAAAACTTACTGCTCTTCGTGATAATTTGCAGGAAGAGTCCGCACAAGAAAACTATGAAGTTCCCGTCAATGAAAGTTACCATAAGGCGGGTTACCCCCATACTACAGACAAAGAATAATAAAACATACTTGCATGTAGTATAGTATAGAGGAATTACTCCCTGACATCGAAAGGTGTCAGGTTACCTCTTATGCGTGGTATGTCGTGATGCTAGATAAATTCACATCTATATCACAGTAGTGTAGGAAACCCTACTAAAAAGAGCTTTGCGCAAAGCTTATTAAACTTAAGGAAGTATCGTAATGATCGAACGTACTGGTAACAACCAAGACAAACCTCAACAGCCGAACAATGGTGTTGGTCAAACACAAGCGGGTCAAGGTCCGAATGTCGATATGCATCCTGCCGGTGATGCGACCTTTCGTCCGGATTCACAGCAGGGACAGCATCGTCCTGGTTTCCGTCGCCTGAACGACAAACTCCGGCGTAGTGCTACCTCTGAGCGTTCTGAAGCTCGTGTTGCTGAAGCCCTCAAGCAGATGAACCGCGCTAAAGAAAGTGCTATCGAATCTCAAGTCATGAAGATCGAGCCGTTCTTCTTCCGCTTCGATCGTCAGACACAAAACACGCTGATGTCAGCGATCATCGCTGCATTCACCTACAAGGTAGGTAACGTCACCACCATCGCCGTGCGTCCGCTTCTGCTGGAAACGCAAGACTCTCCGCTTCCGAAGCGTCAGCGCCAATACGGTCAGATGCGTGAAGAATTCCAGATGCGCGCTCAAGACGTTTACGATCGCGATTACTGGCAGAAAGTCGTGGCTTTCATCAAAGACCAGCTGAAGCTTCCTGAAGCCAATGTGGTTGACGCAGGTGTTCTACTGATCCCTGATGCGTACAAGATGAAAGATCAAGTCGTTGGTTTCGACTTCGAAAATGAGGCATCTGTTAAAGAACTGGTTGTTCAGACATCTAACCGTTTGGAAGATGCGTTGGCCCAGGTTTCTAACGAACCGCCTCTGAACCTGACTGATCTGATGAGTGACAATGATCGTCTGCGTGTTAAGGTTGAAACAGACCTCGACATGGTGGAAGTCGACAGCGTAGGTAACCCCATTCGCTCCGACATGCGTATCGTCATGAAGGTGGCTGGTGGTAACAACCAGCCGAACAACCTGCATGGCGATAGCCTGGTGACCGAAACTGAACTGAACAGCGTATGCGCATACGTTGACTTCGAGTATCAGCGTCCTCCCCAGCATGTCAACCCACAGCACATGGGGCCGAACTACGTTCCGCCGAAGCCGTTCATTCCGGTGATTGTGGCAACAGCCGTCCGTAACGCATCATGGATTCAAGCCAACACCATCGAACTGTACCTGTTGGGTCTTTCCAACCTGTACCGTTGCATGAATGGCATGGCATGGGCTCAAACACGCAACCCGAAGTTCACCGGCCAAGATCCGAAAGGTAAGTCCGTGAACATGCGTGATATTGCTGCTCTGGCCTACCTGACATCCAACCCGCCGTCTAAGCCGAACCTGTTGAGTTCTGACGCCAGCGATCAAGACTTCGTTGACTTCATGTACTTGACAGTAGAACAGAACCCCGCGTTCGCGTTCGACTTCGATCCGGTTGGTGAGAACGTTGCAATCGAGTCAACATTTGCATTGTCTGCCAGCAACTCAGAGCATCGTCAGAAAGCGAAGGATGCTATCATCCGCGCTTGCGATAACCTGACCAACGGCAACTTCTCGCGGTTCTTCAATGCGAGCAGTGACATTGTAGTGGCGACTGGTACTGAAATCCACCTGGGTCGTTATCCGGATGCACATGGCGATATCCGTGATCCTCGTGATCTGGATACCGTTGCTGCGTTGAACCTGTCCAAAGGCAACATCAACGAATTTGTTGCCTGGTACAAAACGCGCCTCGCTCCGGAACAGAACGGTGAAACGTTTGAAGGTGTCATGCGTAAGCGTGAGTCCATTGAGCGTAACTACCTGTCTCAGGGCATGACCATCACTCGCCGCGCCCCACGCTACCTGTTCACCCAGCAATTCTTGGATGCGCTGGATGAAGCCATGGCAGCGGCAGGTGCTCGTGTTGAGATGAATGAAGTGCTTGGCATGTCTGGAGAGCAGTTCCTGGGTAACACCATGATCTCCCAGTACACTGTAAACACCGCACCCCGTACCGCTGGTATGGGTGGCCCTGGTGGTCACGGTGGTGGTTACAGCTACGGCCATCCCGGTATGGGCGGTTGGGAAAGCCCGCATGGCGGTGGCGGCGGTCGTTACTAAGCAATAGTGTTTAGTTAACGATTGATCGTGTGAAGAGGACCCCTTACGGGGGTCCTCTTTTTTTGTCGCTTATGGAGTATTAAGGTCTATGGGTATCTATGCTACCATGGTGGATTTCGAAGATGAGTTTAATCGTCTTGAACGCCCGCCTAAGTTTGCTAACGATTATGATGTCTCACGTCCAGAAGAGCGCCAGGCTCTGGACATGCATCTTTATACTCATTACAAGAACACAGACGTCATCGAAACATCAGCGTCGTGCCATTGTGGGTATTACACGTCGGCTCACCGCATTGGTTACATATGCGATAAGTGTCATACTGAAATCGCCAGCACAGTCGACAGAGCGATTGAATCGTCGTTATGGTTGAGGGCACCAGAAGGAACATTGGGTTTTATCCATCCTGAGTTCTGGTCGATCATCGAGCAGCGTCTAGGTACGAGATCGTTTGACTTCCTTCGGTACATGGTCAATACGAACTATAACTTCGACTACACTAAGATCACCTCTAAGGATGCTCAACGTACCGTCGATAAATTCCTCGCGTTTGATCCACCTCGTGGGCTTAACAACTTCATCAAACATTTCGACCGTATCATGGAAGGGTTGTTTGAACGGAATATCGTCAGCGGTAGCAAGGCAGAAAAAGAAGAGCTTAAAATGATTATCCAGAATAATCGTTCTTTGCTATTCCCCAAATATCTACCTGTACCATCTCGACTTTGTTTCGTTGTTGAGACCACGACGTCGAGTACGTATATCGACGCCCCATTGCGCGATGCAATGAACGCTATCAATGCCATCACCTCCATCCGTGCCGCTCAAGAACCGATGAGTGATAAGATGGTTCAAAACGTCACCTTTGTGGCGGGTGAATCATTGGCGAAGTTTTACGACAACTACATCACACACCGCATATCTAAGAAACCAGGATTGGCACGCCGTCACATCTTCGGTAATCGTTTGCATATGAGTGCTCGTGGTGTAATTGACTCAATCAACGACCCTCATTATTTCAGCGAAATTCACATCCCTTGGGGAATGGCCTTACAGCTATTCAAGTATCACATCTTGAATAAACTTAATCATCGGGGCTTTACTGCTCGCGAAGGGATGGATCTTATCTATCGGTCTGTTCTTTGTTATAACGAAACGATTGATGAAATCCTCAATGAGTTGATTGCTGAATCACCTCAGATTGATCCTGAGTTCACTGATAAGCGAGGCATTCCTGTTTCGCTCCAACGTAACCCGACCTTGCAACGTGGATCAACCCAACTTTTCTTCATCACAAAAGTCAAAACCAAGACACGTAATAACACCATCAGTATGTCACCTATTTGTTTGCGCGCACCTAACGCGGATACAGTGTACATAACACAGTTAGTGTGTTATGTGTAAGTCCCCTTTGTCAGTAATGGCAATTGAAACACTTCTCTAATTGCTGGAATCCACTAAAGCTGTCTCACCACAATGTTACCTGAAAAGGTCAGTTAAAAAGCATGAAGGTTTAAAAACGAGACAGATGAGATCTACGGATCGAAATGGGTAATCAGCAGCGAAGCTCCTAAGGCGACAGCTATGGAGTGTGTCCAACGACTATCCCCGGCGGGGGAGTAGGGTCCAAGTGGACTCGAAATGGGAAGGGTCCTTAGGAGTCATCTTAAGGATCGTAATATAGTCTCGACGTCTGGGGAAAGCCCAGAGCAGTGCTTAAGTGCACGGGTAGGACTAACGACCCTACTGAAGATCTCGTTCGATGGTGATATGTTGAATATGATTCTTATTCCGGATAATTATCTACGTGATGCGTTTGAGCGTATCTCACCCCATCTTTGGGTGTGGTCACTTGACAAACCACATGAAATATCCAACAACCTGACACTTCAAGGTCCTGTCATCGATACAGCGGTTAACTTCGCGTCAATGACACAACCTGATATTGTCCACTAAGAGGTTTCTATGGCACGACAAGTAATGGGGGGTGCTGACCTCCTCGATGTAGCGGGTGGAGGATTTATATCGAGGGGTGTGGAGTCTTTCCTGGACAGTGCCTCGAACATGATACGTAGTGCAATGCCACAGCAGGGGTTGGAATTCATCGACAATTGGCGTAATTCGTATAAGACGCTGGATATCGATGGTGCCCTCTCCCTGATGGATAACCTGAAGCGTAAATCTGATACGTCTTGGGACACGCTGTCTATCCAGACATTGGATGACATACAGGCTACCCAAACAGCCGGTCCTGTTATGCAGCGGTGGATCATGGCTCAAGAAGAAATACGTCGTCGGTATCTGGGTAACTCGTTATCGGGTTATGAAGAGACGTATGTCAACTATCATGGGGATGATGTGGGGGTTGACCATAAAGACTGGCGTATAGTAATGGACGGTGTTGGTCAGCTTGAGGAAGGCAAGTATAACAAACATCGTTACGGTGAGCTTTACGTGGAAGGCGATGCAGAATTGAGAGCGTCACAAAAGATGTCTATCATGGCGACTTGGGACTTCCTGAGTAAATGTCTTGAAGACGGTGATGAAGATCCTACCTGTCCATACGGTAGTCCTCTCTAACCACATATGCGACCCCAAATGGGGTCGCATTTATTCCTACCCGTACTTTATTTTTTTGTTAATTTACGCACTTCCTGGATGTTATGCACCATAGCTTAATTGGATAATTCCATGAAAATCCCAACGTTGAACGCTTGGGTGGATACACCTGACGAACAGGCGGATTATTTGTTAGGCTGTTTCTACACTAGTGAGAACCTACAGTCAACACTGAGTTATGGTAACATCCAATCGTTACCTTATCTCATCCAGCGTTATGGGAAAGAACCACTTACGTTACAGACGAATGCAACTGAGCAATTAGAACAGTTGTTGTCAACGGTATTTGAGGTTAATCTTCTCGATCTCAAAGTTACCGCTGATGAAAGCGAGCCTAATTCGCTCGCTATTCGCCTTAACTGCGTTGTTTCCATTGACGGTAAAGAAGTATCCCTAGGACACCTTCTACGCTACGTAGACGGTCGTCTCTCCAACATCCAAAAGAAACTGTAAAAGAGACTTACGAATGACCACTAAAGCAAAAGCAACCCCGTCAGCTAAACCCAAGACTACCAAGTCATTAACGGCTGATCAGAAACGTATCATCGCATTGGAAGCGCGCATCATCGCACTCGAAGATCGTCTCGATACTCAGAATAAAGAAAATATCTCTTTGTTCGGTCAAATCCTCAGTGGTATCGGAATGACGCTGGGTCGTCAGGGTCAAGCGCTTCATGAAAAAGTCTTTCCGCCGACTTACAGTCTTTCTCTTGTAACAAAGGAGGAAGATGAGAACGAACAGACCGCAACATTGATCGTTGAGAACGACGGGTCGTTCTCGTTGCTTTCTCGAAATGCGGAAGGTAATCGTGTCCCCTTCCCTAAGCAAGAAGTTGATCTTTTCCCAGTTGCCGAGTTCATCAAGAAAAATAAACTCGTTGCTGGTAAAGTGTATTCTGTCAACATTTTCCGAGAAGAAGGAACCAAGTAATGCCTGAACTCGAACCGACGGTAGGGAGTTGGCTCGAGGAGATCAATGACGAGGCTATCCGTCAGGAGCCTCGTATCTCCGAATACCAATTCCAACGCGAAGTACTTACCCTACTCGAAAACCCGTTTGATGCTAATCACATTGATCGGTATAGTCGTTATGTAGGTGAGTTGACAAAACCACTCAATGTCATGAGTAACGATAACCAAGGTGTTATCCTGTTTACGGTACCACCGCTTGTTTTCCCACCACGTCCAACGATTGCTGCAACCGGCGGTGTGACTGCTGAGAACTTGTTCTACCATCTTGAACGTTCCAAAGAGATCGGTGCGCGCGATATCAACGATCGGGTGACAGAATTCATGTTATCCATCACTGGGTTCGGTAATCTCGTTAACGACGTTATCATGCCCATTCGCGAAATTCTTGCAAAATACGGTCGTAAGATGGTATCGATCCCTGGAATTGATACACCACTACCCAACGGCGAACAAGTAAGCCCTACAGTGAGTGGTTCTACCGAAACCCCGGTTGCCAATAACCAGAGTAGTTTTACTGATGACTACGATGATTAGTCCTGAAGTAAAAACAGACGGTCCACGGTCTAGCCTTTTTACAGAGGGTAAGATTGCGGGCCGTTTTCGTTTTGTGAGCGTGGGTGATATTCATCTTAAACACCCACGCACTCCGACATCCCTCGTTCTTAACAATTTAACTAAGTATTGTGTTAACGATGCGGTGTTTAAAAACCTGGATATTTTTTTCATTACGGGCGATCTCTTCGACTCCTTGTTAATGAATAACGATCCACGTTTATATGAAATCCATCGATGGCTAACATATCTTCTTTACAAATGCGCTGAACACGATGTTCTTTTAAGGATCGTTGAGGGGACACCATCTCACGACCGAGAGCAATCAGTCTTCTTAACAGAACAAGCTGTTAACGCCAAGATCCCTGTTGATGTTCATTACGCCACCACGTTGTCAATTGAATACGTGGAACGCTTTGGTATTCATATTCTTTATGTTCCAGACAAATGGCGAACAGAGACAACAGAAACATTAGGAGAAGTTAAACTCCTTTTAAAAGAAAAAGGTATCGATCAGGTTGACTTTGCTGTGATGCACGGCGCTTTCGAGTATCAACTTCCAGAAATCGTCCCTGAGCCATCCCACGATAGTGAGGAATACCATCGCCTAGTAAAATGTTTTATTCTCATTGGACACGTTCATAAGGCATCTCAGAAGGGACGTATCTTAGCGGCGGGCAGTTTCGACCGTGACGGACATGGTAACGAAGAACCCAAAGGTTATTATGATGTCACTATATTCAGCAATGATGATTATCAGATAACATTTGTTGAGAATAAAGACGCTAAGAAATATGTAGGTGTTGATTGCGTCGGTCTTGATAGTCGTGAATCACTTATCAAGATTTCCAATCTAGTCTCTACACTGCCAAAAGGTAGTGCTGTAAAAATAAAGTGTTACGCAACAGATCCTATTTTTAAAGAATACAAGGATCTTCTTGAAGCATTCCCCTATATTGAATTTACCACCGACCGTCTTCGTGATACACGTGAAGAAGCCAAGGTCATGGAAGAACTCATGACGCTGGATTTCGATGTATTTAAAGACATCACACCTGAATCACTTCCAACGCTATTGATGGAAGAAGTCAACTCACTCACGTCGGACGAAAACCAACGTCGTCGATGTCTTGAGCTAATCGAGTCGGTGAACACATCAAACGCTTGAGGTAGACATGACCGCTTACGTTCGTACATTGGGTGAGTATCCTATTTCAGTGGGTACGTCATTAGCTTTAGAAGGGTTCTTTAGAAAAGAACCTAATATTCGTCAGGAACGAATCCGTACTGCTATCACCAAGTTGTGGGTAAACCTGGAAACAGTGGTTCGTAACGCAATTGAGGCGTATCCTTCTGATGACCTCAAGACACTGCCTTTAAATGACGTTGTGGATTCAGTGTTTGAAGATGTGGAAGCCATTCAAACAACCATCCGCGACCAGTCGGAAGGTTCAGTAGCGTTGGTTCTGTTTTATGAAGACCCTGAAGAACGTAAATGGTTATTCCCTCATGCCCAGTGGCGCGTCCCCACAACCGAACGTAAAAAACGTATTTCTCTTTTACATGACCTAGCAACACGTCAGGTATCGGGTATGATGCTTGAGAAGAAAATGCCGTTGAACATTATCAAACGGCGCCCACCTGTATCTCACGACCATGTAGCCATACTTACTCACCATATCCATAATTTGTTCTGGGAACGATCCTTTGGTTATTTGGTCCTTCTAGAATCCTATACAGGTGCGTTAAAGGATGCCAACTTATGGTCAGGTAAAATGAAGGGCGTTGACGTTAGAGATCAGATGCCTTTTAATCCATTAACTCTTCAAATTTTAGGTGATGGTTCTTTATTCGCCGGTGAATCACGTGTCATTCAACGTGAGTTAAAAGTTCTTGCTAGAAACGCCAACTGGACGAAGGTTACTACAAGAGAACGCATATTGAATGACATTAGTCGTCAAGGTACGCCTGTTCTAAAAGAAGCGTACAACAAACTGATGAGTCGTCATTGAGATAAATTACGCTCAACAGTAATGCTGTAGAAAGCCAATGGTCTTCCAATCCGTTTTATAAGGGTCTTATTATGAGTAATTTCAACCGGCAAGGCAACAACGCTAACCGGAAACCAATTCCGCTAACCCAGTTTGATGTTTTTAGTAACTGGCTTTATGCTGATGCTCCTGTCGCCGGTGCACAGAAACCGGGCAACTTCCGTCTTAAAGTAATTGCTAACGTCCCACGCTTTATCGTTAAGACAAACGTCCCTGATGACAAGGACAATGGACGTATCGAATTCCAGACGGATATTCCCACGTTCATGGCTGTGATTAAACTGGTTGAGGATCTAGCTGAAGGGCGCGAAGAAGGGTCGTTCACATTGGAATATAACGACCATGTCTTCGGCGCTGGTGGACAACGCAGTGAGAAGCCAGTTACTAAGGCATCCATCAAGATCGGTAAGGACAAAGAGAGCGGCCGTATCTATATTGCCGTGCTCGGATACAATCGCCCGAAAATCCAGTTCTTCTTCGGACCGGCTAAGCGTCACGATCTTAAAGGTGGTGATGGTTCTGTTTTGGATGCAGGCTTTGTAAGTCGTACCTATGCACGTGCCTGTGTTAAATCGTGGTCTGAGATGGCACTCAAGCTACTCAACGATAACTTCGATAAAGATGCGAAGAACGTTGCTAAACCACCTGCACCCCCGCAAGGTCAAGGTGGTGGCAATGGCTATCAAGGCGGTGGTAACAACCAACGTCAACAAGCTGCATCCGCACCAGCGAACGTTGAGAGTTTCGACGATTTCGGTGATGACGCGTGGTAAAAGAATAAACAACATACAGTCGCTGTCCTTTGTCGGGACAGCGACTGGTTTATGAGTGCTAACAAAAATAAAACCTACATCATTGACGTGTGTCCCACACCAAATGGAGTTTCACCGCAGATGCGTTTTCTCATTTCTTCTCAGTCGGGTACTGGTTTTACTGAGGTTACAACCGAACATAACGGGCGTTCTCTCACCTGGGTGGTTAAGTTTTACACTAAGGTTCAGTTGACCGATCCTTCTGAAGTGTTCATGGGGATCAACCAATACCTGGAGACATTACCTGACGAAGTTCTCGATGCAATTTTTGAAATATATGTCGAGATGAAAGAAATCCTCGAGGAAACATATGAGGGTTCTGAAATGGTTATCCCTCTCCAAACATGCATCAAGCAGCTTTATTCGATGGTGCCGATGGAGAGCATCCGGAAGTGGATTATCTTTAACTATCCGGTTTACATCCCCGAAATTCCAGATACTTTAACAGACCGTTACATGAATCGTGATGAGACCTATATCAAAGCAGATTACTTTGATCTGGTGGTGTTCTCTTTAGCGACACGTTTCATGATCCCGGTGTGGGGTGAGTACATCACACGAGGTGGTGCTGGAAATGGTGGGGAACTTTATAAAGAATTGGATGCACTGTCGCTCGTAAGCGGCACTGAAATGATGAAGTGGCCATTGGATAATGGTACACCTGGATCTCTACCTGCTCGCGATAAACTCATGCGTTATATCGAGATCAAAGCAGAACGTAACACAACGTCCCTGGCGGATCTCTTTGGTGGGATGAGTTGTTTTGATATTCCAGCACGGCTATTGGCGACTGTAATCTTGCGTCGTTTAACGATAGTTCCTTTAACGCCCCAAGGGTCTGATGGGGAAGGAAAGAACATCGTTGCTAACCTTCACCACTATGTCGACCAACGTTTACGTCCCAATGATAAACGTGCGGGTTCTGTTAACCCTAAGATGAAAGACAGTGAAGGTGCTGATCCTGATGATAAAACATCAGTGGCTGAACAATATAAAATTCGCCAGAAGGTCTCTGATGGTGATATCATGGCGTTTCAAGTAGAAGCGCAAAGACAGCTTCTACTAGCAACCAAAGTAGATCCCTCTTTCGATCCAGTAATCTTGGATAAAGTCAATGAATATCGACACGAATTTGACAATATCCACCTAAGCAATCATCAGCTGACACTGGCCCAGTGGGCCTTGGCAAAAGCATATCCACCCCGTGCATTTGAAGATGTGGATATGAAAGCTATCAATAACCTGGTGGCAACTGCTCAGGCGTTATACTGGCATTGGGGACTATATGACATTGCCATCCTGATGACGGTGGAGAAGGTTCGATTCTCAGATGAGGATAGTCCAGGCTTATCACCTCTTGCAAAACCAACTTCAAGATTTAAAAATGAAATCCTTGAAGACTTCATGCAAGCATTCCCCCACTTCTTCCCGCAGTCGGGTAAGGATGCTAAGGATGTAAAAGGTAACGTTGCTTTCATCGGCGTATCTACCGTCCTGCAGGAAATGTTCGAAGCTAGCTGGTATTATCGGGGTAACCCTGAACTTTATGCGTTATCTTCGCAGAACCCAGATAGCCGTACGATCATCGTACAAACAACAATAAGACAGACGCTACATGCAGCTGTCATGAAAATCGTCTCATTGAACCAGTAATTCGGAGTATTGACATGGGTATGTTAGGACAACAGCAGCAGCCTGAAATTGAAATCGTTGAGTTTGTACTCATCGAAATGGGTACGTATCAGAATCAATATTATCGTCCATTTGAAATCAACGCTGACTACAACAACATCAACGCACTGGGTGAGGCTACCAATGGTGGTCAGGTGCTTGATATCACTAATGTCGAGCAGGTTGCTTCAAACATCATCTCACCTCAATCAAAGACTAACGGCATGAGCCAAATCCCCAATGGTTGGGCAACACGCCGGTTCTCATTTGTTATGCGGGTTATCGAGAAACCACGTTTCAGTCAGACCTCAACAGTTGAACGCATTTTCTATGGTTATACAGATGTGGCCGATCTGTCATTCGGTAAGAATGACCTTGACCCCAACATGCGTCTCTACTTCAACAGTGAGATGACAATTAACACCGACGTTCGTCCGGGGCCACAGGGTGTCATGATCCCCATGTCTCGGGTAATGAGCTCTACTCAGATCGTCTCCCCGATGGATATGGCGGGCGGTAATGCCGGTCTGTTTGGCGATTCTATTTACCTCATTCGCCCGGAAGATGTCTTCCTCCATAACCACGATGTGTCCCAGTCGCAGATCCTACAACAAACAGGTGTGTTGGATGGCTCTGTAGAGCGGTTCTATGACACACGTGGAATGTCGACAAAAGGAGGACATTACAAACTAAACCGTCGCCAAGATAACTCCCCCTCACGTTACCTTCAGCGTTTCCTCTCTGGATATGACCACGGTATCCGTGAGTCTCGGGAATCTTACGATGGTGGTATTGTTGGTGACTCAATTCTGACGAGCGCGGCACAGAAAGTTAAGAACCCCGAGCTTCACCAGTTGGACTTCTTCGAAATCCTAAAAATGGACTGTGGGTATCTGGAACAAGGCTTTGTTCGTTATGGGGATCTCTGTAACGTTTTCCCAACGTTGAACAACGTCGCTGAGTTCACCATCAATGATGGGCGTTCTGTTCGTCGTCTATCTGAAGCAACTGATAGTGCTTATTGGAATGGTGGTAATTACACCTCCATTGCGGTGTCCATGTTGGCACAGGTGGTCCCCAGTGTCATGATGGAGAACTTTATCCGTCAGATCAATTTCACGGTGACGTCTGGTAACGGGTATGGTGAATACTTCATCGATGTGGATAAGAACTCTCTGCGGATGATGTCATCTAACTTACCTGATCAGGTTGTCCAAAGAAGCATCAGTGAATTCAAGCGTCGCATTTCCCTTGACGTTCTGAACTATGTCACCCGCTACAATCAGCTCTTCTGTCAGATCGGTATGGTGACTAACCTACAGTCTGAGAGTGTTATCGATATTGCATTGGATAGCCACAATGTCGAGCGGTATGTTGCACCGACATTCAGTGATGGTCTCTTTACACCTGTGGCAACGAACGAAGTGGATCGTCGTAATCTCATGTGTGAATCACTTGGTTACTTGGTACGTGAAACATTCGATCATTCAGTCCAACAACCTACAATGGATTACGCGCCACAACAGAGCTTCTCGAATCCGACGCTTACGCGAGACCATGTTGCTAACCCCTATGGGCAACAGCAACCGCAATCCAGTGGCTCCGCCTTCGCGGGTCTTCCAGACGACATCATTTAAGTGATAGGAGGGACACCTTTTAGGGTGTCCCTCTACTTGGAGTTTACATGAAAAACCAGCAAAAAGAAGTTATCGAGTTTTACAAGGATGTATTAGGTACGCTCAGGGTCACGACGGATAAAGATGGTCGTGCCCATGTAGTGAATCCAGATGGCAGTCAGAACCCAGCTGTGCTTGATGACAAACCGTTGTATCTTCCTTTGGAGCGCACGCTCGAAGGCGACATGATGGAGACAGTCCAACATTTCCATCCACTGTGCGAAGCACTCCCACGTAAGACCCCATCTCCTGTTATCACTTATATGACACGCCTTGCTCGTATGAACATTGGTGTGTACCTTAAAGTGATCCTTGAGCGGTTGATGGAGGTGGCAGCTGACCCAACACTGCATGATGAGTTACCCCCAGAAACTACGGACTACTTCAAGAAACTTCAACATGTTGATGAGAAAGTTTACAAGAAACTTGTAAAACTCATCAATGCGGCGATCAAGAAGAATTCGTTGGTGACTGTTTACTGTAAGCCTGGCGGTAAGTATCAGGGGGAAACAGTCACACGACTTTGTACTATTCGTTTCCCGATTATCGGGATGATCGAAGCAAACGACACGAAGATACTGAAGTTCAGTTTCTCTTCTGAGCGGGAACGTAAGACAATCCTCGCGTTGTTCAACTACGTTCTTCCAGGTGGTTATGATCACGAAACATACAGTGCGCCTAGTGAGTCTAAGGTGGCACCTTTCTTTGATTCGTTCATGTTGGCGTACGAGAAGGTAGTCCTCCAACTCAACGCTATCATCGACCGTCATGGTAAGTCCATGGAGTTCGGATTAGATCCGTTCCCCACAAAAGTATTCAAGAAGCTCGATCGTCTTCCTGAGTATTACAATAATTCACGTATCCCGACCTTGCCTGGTAATGAAGGCGGTAAGCGTGAAATGGAAGAGATCAAGAAGACGAACCATGCCAAGACACAGGCGCCCAATCCAAACCAAGCGCAGAGTGCACCACCTTGGAACGATTCAGCTCCAACATCGCCTCAACAACCCCAGCAAGCTGCACCACCCGCTAACACGAGTGGTAATATCTCGATGGACGAATATCGCCGTCGGATGAGCGGGCAACAGCCTCAGCCGAACAATTGGCAACAGCCTCAGCAGCCCCAACCACACTGGCAGGCCCCGGCATATCCTCAACAGATGCCTTACCAGCAACCTCAACAGCCTCAGCAACCTCATAACCCGTTTAGTGTATTGATGCCTGGACATCACCCACAACAAATGGGTTATCCGCAATACCAGCAGCCACAAACGCCTTTTGAAGCAGCAATGAATAATCAAATGGGTGGTTATCCCCAACAAGGGGCTGGTTATCAACCTCAGCAACCGGGTGCAGGGTATCAACAACCCCATCCACAGAATGGTTATAACGGTGGTGGCGACATCATCTAAAACGACATAAGTAGATACCCAGCAAGGGTATCTACTTTATGTTCCTTTAACTTCTTTTTGTCAGGTATTGTTTCTTAATCTGTTCTACCAGTAATTCGGGAGGTATCATTAACGATACTTGGTGAATACCCGAATATTCGTCGTGGAGTTCTTTACCGAAGTGTGAAGGACTATCGTAGTGATTAAGACGCATGATCAACCAGTGTTGACTTACAGGGTGTCCCAGCTTATGTAATAATCCATAGAGATCCCCTTCAAACCGATAAAGGTCATCTGCCGACACTGCGGTTACCTGGGTGTCTGGACTCTGTCTGAGTAAAGGGAGATGTTGTTCTAATGTGACCCGGAAAAGAGGATCAAAAAAGACATTACTGCCTGGTCGCCGTATCGTTGTTTGAACGGTGAGTGCCATGTTAAAACCTCGAGTTATTAAATCTATATCATCAACAGGTAAGAACCAAAACACATTAAGGAGTAGGGAAAGATGGGTATCAACAAATCGCGCGAGTTACGCCCTGAACTCCTAGGGATCAACGTACTCGATCCATATTTCTCAACATCCACTGCTGCCCGTAAAGCCATGATGGCTACCCATTTAGGTCAGGCACCAGTAGTAGAGGGATCAGAACCTAGAAAAATCTTCTCAGGGGCTGAGTTCCACGCAGCTGAAGACGTGTTTGATATTCGGTTCCCGTGTCATGCGTCCATTATCGCAGTTGTTCGTAAATACCAGTCGGGTGGTATGGGTTACGGCGCAATTCCAGAGAACCCAGTTACAACGATCATCTACAAAGATTATTACAGTAAAAACATCCGTGTCGGTGTTATCCATGTACCGAAGTATTTGAGTTTCCACCAGGATTTCGGTTATCCTCTGAAACTCAACCGAGAGGTTTGGGATCGGCTTGCACCCAAACAATTATTCGAAAAAGATACGGTGATCGCCACATCGCCCGCAGTTAAAGAAGATGGCTCTTATGGTCTAGGTGTTAATGCACCGACGATCTTCTTAACTGATCCAGGTACCATCGAAGATGGCATCGTCATGTCTGAATCGATGTGTAAGAAAATGAGTCCTCGTGGTTATGGAACACTTGTCGGTAGTTGGGGCAAGAAAACATTCCCTCTAAACCTACATGGTGATTCTACCCATTACAAGCCCTTCCCTGACATTGGTGATATCATCCCGGCAGACGGTTTAGTGATGGCGTTTCGTGACATCGATCAGCGTCTGGGTGTGGCTGACATGACACCGCGTGCGACACGCACGGTGGATCACTCATATGACAAGCCTCTATGGGGGCGTCCTGGCGCAAGGGTGGTTGATGTTAAGGTTTATCATGACGATCGGCTAAACCCATCTTTTACCCCGGTAGGTATGGATACGCACGCACGTAAGTATTATGACGGTCTTGCAACCTACTACCGTACGATTATGAAAATCTACCTCGACTTACAAAGAAGTTGGGGTAAGCATAAGCTGGAACTCACACCTGAGTTCGGTAGTCTCCTAGTAGAGGCCCAGACTCACTTACCTGTATCTCCCAGCGAGCGTAAGCTCACACGCATGAACCGTCTAGAGACTTTAGATGAATGGCGTGTCGAGATAACCTACGAATGGGTAATGCCTTTCAACGAAGGCTACAAACTGACGGACCTCTTTGGGGGCAAAGGAGTTAATTGTAAAACTCGTCCCGACCACGAAATGCCAAAAGACAAAAATGGTAATCGTGCAGATATTGTCATTTACGGTATTTCTACAATCAACCGTACTAACCTAGGTCGTTGGTTTGAACAGTTTACCAACGCAGCGTTCCGTGATCTTGTTCAACGCATGCGGCGTGAGTGTGGCCTCGATCACTTACGTACACCTACGTCTATTGAAGCGCAACGTGCCGTCAGTAACAAAGAATGGGTATCCATGGCGTTTAATCGCTTGCTCAAATTCTATTACATGACAGTGCCGCTAATGGCCAAATCGATGGAGGAACATCCAAGTCCAGCTTGTCACCTTAAACACATCTTGATTGAAGGTGGTTTTCTCCATCACATGGCAGATAACCCAATCAGCGAGATGGACCAGGTGAGAAACATCATGAAGAGTGAGTTCAAACCTCATTATGATAAAATCACCTTTTACAACAATTTTGGTGAGGAAGTCGAATCGGAACTCCCTGCACTGATCGGTGATATCTATTTCATCGCCCTCGAAAAGAATGGCGAGGATTATTCAGCAGCTGCTTCAGTTAAAGTTCAGCACTTTGGTGTTCCTGCCAAACTAAGTCAGAACGACCGCAACACAACACCCGCACGTCAAACGTCAGTGCGGGGTATCGGTGAATCAGAAAGCCGTTCTCTATGTTCCACCATTGGTCCAGAACCTACTATCGAAATCATGGACCAATCCAATAACCCCGAAGCACACCGTTTCGGTATCATGAATATCTTAACCCACCCAACGCCTACTAACATCGAAAGACTTGTTGATCGTAACAAAGTTCCTTTCGGTGGTTCTCGACCAGTAAACCTGTTTAAACATATCCTTGCCTCGCGCGGTCTAAGATTTTTCTATAAACCGAATCAGGAAGATTGATCGATGATGTCACGTTACACCATGCGAGACTTGATCCACTTGTCTCCACAACAACTCTACCGCGAGTTACCCAAGGAAAAAGAAATCACCGTTGAGTTTGACGACGGTGAATTAATCACTCACACCAACATAACCATACTCAGCACATACATGTGCTTCCCACTCACAAAGTTCCCCGATGTTCCTATTCTAAAAGAATATCATCTTGGGAATAACGTCCCGACAGGCGGGCTCATCAATAAGCGCCTGAATAGTGTTTTATGGGGTATCCATAAACATTCGGGGGAACAAGTCGACCCTGAATATCTCAGTAAGTTGGCGATTGTTTCAGTCAATAAACTATTCAATGACATCACGACATATGGCGCACCCAGTTTCTCGTCGATGTCGATGTTCGACCTTTATGAAATAATGGAACTTCCTGAGTTACAGGAAGCGCTCAGTGGGGTGGAACCCACTGAATTTTCGATCAACAAGAAAGTTTATCCTGTTGTTCAGAAAATCCTTAAAGACCCGGCAATCCTGCCGCATAACGCTATCATGAAATCGTCCCTGGCGGGCACATCTAAGAATGGTCAACTTTTACAAGTGTTTGGCCCCTTAGGTTTCCGTACAGATATCAACAAAGAGCTCTTCCGCTATCCAATAGTTAACCCGCTTGCTGAGGGCGTCGGAGATTATGAAGGTGCTCTAAAGGAATCGCGTACCGGTACAATCGCACTCCTTAACAATAAGGATCTGTTGCGTAAGACTGAATATTTCAATCGACAAACGCAATTGATTGCACAATACGTGATGAATCTACATCACTTTACTGATTGTGGTACTGACATCCGTCTTCCTTATCTGGTAACGGAAGATAACCTCGAGACGCTCAAGGGTAAATATTACCGTGTTGAACAAAATGGTGAAGACACATGGTTGAAGGGCGATGAAAAACATCTTATCAATCAAGTGATCTTCATCCGTTCTGTGTTGGGGTGTAAACATTCCGACCCGCAAGGTGTTTGCGGTATGTGTTATGGACGAATGCAGTTCTCCATTCCTTATCGCACTAACATCGGTAATGTCAGTGCCGTAGTGGTGGGTGACAAAATAACATCGAGCGTATTGTCAACAAAACACCATGTGGCATCCTCACAGGTAGAACACTTTCATCTTGGTCCGCGTGAACTCGAGTTTATGCGGTATGGGGAACAAGAAGAAACGTTGTACCTCAGCTACAAAGTAGCTAAAGCGGATCGGGTGTATATGACGGTGTATGCTGACCAGGTACCTAACTTGGCCAACATTCTGATGGTACCGTCGTTAGATGAATTCCCAACCACATCGGTATCACAGCTCACCCAAGCTGCGTTTCAATACGAAAACAAGGAGGGCTTCCTTGTGGGTGACGTTGTTCAGACATCCCTGTACAACCGTCATGCGAGTTTCTCTAAGGAACTCTTGGCTCATATTCGAGAATACAAATGGGAGATTGATGATGATGGTAATGTTCGCGTTGACCTCACTAATTTCGCACGTGATCGACCGCTACTTACGCTACCGTTTAAGAACGTCGACATGTATGATGTGATGGTAAAGATAAAATCTTTCCTTCACTCCGGCTCTGACGGTCAGAACAAAAAGTTAGCAGGGTATTCTAAGAATAAACGGGGTGAACAGAACTTCCTGAAAAATTATGATAATCCTGTTGATGCACTCACTGTGTTCGCCAACATGCTAAATGAGAAGCTTTATGTGAACTTAGTTCACGTGGAAATTCTATTATATGCAATGATGGTGCGTAAACGCGGTGAAGACTATCGTTTACCTAAACCAGGTGTTACTGGGCAATTTGACAAATATAACATCATCATGGCAAAGCGGTCTCTATCAGCCGCTATGGCATTCGAGAAGCAAGATAAGATCCTTTCTTCCGCAGATGTTCTGAGTCTATCGCCTCGTATCGACCATCCCTATGATATTGTCGTCATGGGAGGTGACTACGCTAATTAGGGAAACGGAGTGCGGGGGATACGTCCCCCGCAGTATTAACCATGAACAATTTAAAGTTGGATGTTTACTCACACGGGGTACGCCTACATGGCTACACCCGTAACCTCTTTGGTGAGATCGTTCATTTTTTGAGTCGTTTGGAACTAAAAGAGGATAAACGACTACCTCGTCACCAAGGTGGTGGTATGGTGACCGTGGTGAGAAAGAAGTTTTTTGGTATTTTGAATTCTAAGCGTGAGATATACATCCATCGACATCACCTAGAAGCACTATTGACGTTTCTAAAGGGATGTGGTTTAACCGAACAAAATTTTATCATTGAATACATTGACCCACCTAAGGGTCAGCGTATAGAAGGTGTGGAAATATTTGATCACTTTGTTGAGAGGGACTATCAAGGTATCCTGATACCCGAACTTGCTGAAGATGTACAACGATCACGTAAAGTGGATTTGGCCACGGGTTTGGGTAAAACGTTCTGTTCATTAAAAGCGTGTCTTCTTAGAGGTGAACGTTTCTCTGTAATGCTTGCCCCTAAATATTTCGGTCTATGGATCGGAGCATTAAATGATACGTTCAAGACCTTTAAAGATGTACCAGGACAATACATCACTGTGTCTGGTGGTAATGAATTGCGTATGGTGATGCAGCAAGCACTGGACGGAACACTCGAAGCAAAAGCCATTATCATTTCAAACACAACGTACCGTAACTATATCGAAGCCTATGAGCAATTCGGTGAGAATATCGTTGACCATGGTTATCTGGTTCCACCTCAGCGATTCCATGAGCTTCTGGGTATAGGTACGCAGATCAACGATGAATTTCATGAGGATTTAGGTTTAACCTTCAGGATAGACTGTTTTACGAATATCAAGAAACAGCTCTATTTGTCCGCTACGCCGTTTAATGGTGATCGGTATGTCACAGATATGGTGGATGTCATGTTGCCTCCTGAGACGTACTGTACAATCCCTGAGCCCCCTAAATACATCAACGTATTGGAACTTCTCTACCAAGACGATGTAGAAGCGCGTGATTACTTAACTCCCCAAAAGAATAGTTATAATCATGCACGATACGAAAAGATGATGTTAAAGAAAAAACGCCGCCTCAACACGTATTTCAGCAAAGTTGCTAAGGTGGTTGATAAAGCATTTGTTAGTGATTTTGAACCTGGTCAGAAGATGCTCATTCTGTGCGCGACAGTCGACTTCATTCAAGCATTGACAAAATATCTCAAGGTCCAATTCCCGAACGTCAAAATAGGACACTACGTTAGTGGTGTTTCTTACGACACGGTGAAAGCTCAGGACATCACCGTATCAACGATCAAGTCGGCTGGAACAGGGGTCGATATACGTAACCTTCGTGAAACCCTACTTTTACAGGCGGTAGGGTCGGATAAGGATAACATCCAAATCTTAGGACGTACACGTCCGTTAAAAGACTTCCCTGATGTCACACCGCGCCTTATCTACTTCACGTGTATTGACATCAGACAACACCGTAAATACGCTCAGAAGAAGAAAGAAACCTTCGCTGGTCGTATATTACATTCTCGCACGATGCGCTTATAAACTGTTGGAGTTTCATCATGGCTTTAAAGGTAGATCCCAGTAAAATGGAAAAGATTGTAGCATTGTTTTATGGTGCGCAATCAACTCGCGACAAAGTACCTGCAGGCGGCGCGCTTGATAAATTAACAATGGTGACGGCCACCCACGGTCGTTTGATGTTAGCGACAGAGGAGTTTCCCGTTGACTTCATCATTCAGTCGTATGATCTTAAACCCAAAGAGGTATGTGATCAACGCAATGGTGAATTCATCCGTGAATTGGTGGATCACTTGGGTGCATCACATCTATACTCCGCTCTCACTGATGCCATGAAGAAGGATGGTTTCGTCATTGAGATTGTGGGTGACAAAGTCATTGCTAACCCTCTCAAGCAATCGTTTGGTGAAACGGACGAGCAAGAACCGGCGCGTCCAGTAAGTAAAACATATTACGTGGAACATCACCCTGACGACGTGGTTGAATAACGACATAAAAAGACCCTTCCCACATGGGAAGGGTCTATGTCCGACTAACCTTTTTTTTATTTTTTTGGCTTTGTTTGGTAGTGCTGGGCCTCGGCTTGAAGTTGACCTTCTAGTGATGACGTTGTCTTTTCGTATTGTCGGATATGAGCTTTAGCCATCTGGCAAAGCATCTCCGCATCATGGTACTCCATATCGAAGAAACCGTGAATGTCTAACCCAAAGTGTTCCTTTATCTTTAGATGATAGAACTTACGAAAATAGTCGAGCTTCAGGCTACCTTCATAGATGTCTTCCTTAGGATGATAGGCTACAAGCGCCAACGGGCGTTTCTGAGCCTTTTCAAGATCCGAGTGAGGAAAGATACCATATTGGTTCTGATAAGCCGTCTTGGTTAGTCTTTCGGCGGTTATAGAGGTCACAGCAGGAAGTGTCTTAGCTAGATTGATTAATTCGTTAACACCGCCCTTCGGTATGTACCCAAACGACAACATTGTGACGTGGCCGTTTGGATCACTACTGTCTATAGAAAGACGTGTATACCTTGGGTCAGTGTTAACGTCGTTTAATCCCTGAGCTTCCGGCTGTGCAGCGTAAAAAAAACCTTCATCATGTCAAGCGCAACAAGATGAGGGAAACGACTGTTAAACTTCTTCGCCACAGGTGTGTCACAGGAAGGACAATTAAACGAAGGAACTGCAATAATACCAAGCATGCAATCGTCAATGAACTTCCCTACGTGTTCGAAGAATGTTTCAACGTTTTCGCTATCGGAGAACGTTGTCGAGAGTACCGATTCGATAAGTTCCCGATCACTACTCAATTCGATCGGTTCGCTACTGTCTTCACTCTGCTCGTAAACCGCACTTACCCAGTGTGCGTATTGCTGCGCTGAAGTAGCTAACGCAAGTTCTTCGATGTAACGTGCACGAGACGAACCATGGGGTGGTTCGTTGTAGGCTTTGTTGGTCATCTCTTTAAGACTGTCGATCCAAGCATAACCTGCCAGCTCGTATTCATAGACACTGGGTACGCGGAGTTTTAGACCGATACCATCATCGAACCATACTGTGCGTTCAATACCACGCCGGTGTTCACTGCGATAAGTCTCCAGTTCTTCATTCGTGGATGGGCGGTCCCAATTACGTTGAGCCAACATGCGACGCTGCTTCTCAGATAGAGACGACATGTCATACCAAATGAGGTTATTGAGGTTCAACGTCTCTTTAACTTCATGCTGACACTTTTCAGGGTCTGCCACACAGGCATGTGTATACGGGAAACCACGTGGGTAAACAGTACACGCAACACCCCAGAAGAAAAGGTCTTGATCAACAAGCGCTACTTTCTCTTTGATGTCGGTCGGTGTGTTCCACTCACAGGTTGCCCCTGTTAAGAACTTGATACACCAATCAAACACCGTGGTTTTCAGTGTTTGGGACATATTAGAGAACGCAAGTCCTTTCGTCATACTACCGACAGAAAGTTTGAGTTGACCCAACTCATACTGGAGTTCTACCCAGTCAGCCAGTTTCGGCGGACGGAAACGCACCCAGAAACCTGAGAAAGGAAGCATGACATCGAACGGGACACCGCCGCCGCGCTTACGTTCGATATACATCGCGATCTCATCTTTTGAATGAGAGCCCGGTAACATACGTTGAATCGGCGAACCAGTTCGTACAGTCTTACCTTCGTGTTGGTATTGTTGACGCCATTCGGCACCCTCACGACCAAGACTGCGTTGCCCATCGCCTGTCAATGCAGCGTGTTCATGACTATCGGCGATAGTACGTAGCCAAGGCGACCCATCATCTTTACCGACAGGTCGGCGTTGTTTCTTACGAATGTCTTGAATCCGCTTTTCATCGCGAGTGAGACGTTCGATGATACCTTGAGCAGCATCGAGGATCGCTTCGAGGTTCTGGTACGCCTCGCGTTCGATGGCGACCGGCGAGTCTTCCTCATCACCTTCTTTGAATGGGCGAGTGGTGGGGCGCTGCTCATGGAAGTCCATCGGTTTATTAACCGGCAGCTCGGGAAAATCGATATCGGTCTTTTTAGCGAAAACAGTGATGTCAACAGGGGTTGCATTACCGTCATTGTCGAAACGACTTACTTGATCAACATCACCGCCTTGATAGATATATTCGACAACTTTCGAAAAATCGTTATCGTCGAACAGTTTCTTACCCTCTTTATCAAGCACACGCCACGTGGCGTTCTCTTTTGCTTCCGTCATGAAAACAACGGCTTCGCCACGTTCCATCTCCCAGACAGTGTCATCTGGTAGAGTGACAACCACTAAGCCGACTTCAGCCGTTTCGTTCACTTTCTGTAGAATATCATCCAGTTCAGAAACAGAACTGGCTTCTTCAATGCTAATCTGACGACGTTCGTAGTCGTCCACTTCGAAGAGTTCAAAGTAGACAATATTCTGATCTTGCATCATTTCTTATTCTCCTCGAAGGTTTTGATTTCCATGAGTTCAGGAGCGTTTTCCTGAACTTCTTTAAATAGCTCGATATGAAGGGAATTAATCTCTTTATCGTACTTTTCCATCATTTTGCTGTAACGCTCACTGATGCTGTACATTACAGGGTAATCCTTCGGAGCGGCACCGCCTTTCTTCCCTTTATGTAAGCTGTAGATATCCAGCAAGTCTTTTTGGAACTGACGGATACCGCCGATAAACTGACTGAGTTTGAGTTTGAACTCATCTGGGTTATCTAATTTGCTGGAAATCTCATCCATGTTACTCAGAACAGGTAGCGTAAAGAAACTTGTCATGTAGCACTGCTGAAGAAGCTGTGAGAAAATAGTCTCAAGAACAACATAGCCTTCATCACCTTCGAGAATTTCCTTGGCAAGGATTTTATGTGTTTCCATCAGTTCATCGAAAGTGGGTGCTTGAACTTGTTCGTTAGCGGCGGTCATTATGGTTTTCCTTAGTGAATTGAGTTATACGACATAACGTGAGTATAATTAGTTTTTTATAACTACGACAGGTAATGATGTGTAATCTTACTTCTTTGGGTGGGCTCCATTATGTTAGATGAACTAAAACAATGTTTGCTTTTGTATACAACAGAAGAAGCAACGGAAACATTGCTTGATGCTTACCGTATTCTGGAAACCATCGGGCTAACTGACCAAGACACGGAACTCCTTAACATCATGGGACTCGATAGCGAGGCTTCAGATAGTTATCTTCTTGTGGGTCGAATCGAAGCGTGCTTAACGATCGCTGTTGGTGATCAGCTATCACAGTATGGTGTGACCCTGATTGATGGTACACCACTTAATGTCATGACAGAAATCCTACAAGCCGTAGGGACATTCGAGCGTTATCATATCCCTGAAGCTGTTCGAGATATCTTCTTGACAGACGAATTCGACAACGAAGAGAAGTTCGCCGAGTTCGTTTCATTGTTTAGTGCTCTCGAACCCATAGATGTCACGCATCATCTTGAGAACATCAAACCAGATACGCTCAAACGCATCAAGACGATCGCTGACGATGAACTGGCAAACATACCGAAGCCTGAGCTGCCTCTCCAAGAACTCAGAGAACGTGGACGTTTTATTAACCATATCGAGCGTAAGTCTCCCGAGCAACATTTAATGGTTGTTCGTAAACTGTCGGATTATGGTTTTCCGATGGACGTGGATGTCGATCTTGTCCTTGATGACTTGACAGACGCGCTTGATGCCATCCCTGATGACACAGAACAGCTTGTTTATGAACTGCTAGCTGTGTCCGCCTACATCGATAGTGATTATCAAACGTTCTTCAGTGAATTCGTTGAAGATTACGCACACACCGATGTGCTGGCGAATCGTTTAAAACGGTTAGCTAATACGTTCTTAACCGAACATGGGTATTCACATGTTAAAGCGTGATTTTTTTATTCGTGCAATTAATGCTAAAATGGATTTCAAACGCGATTGGGTAATGAGCGTGTTTGGTATTCTCGATGAAAAAGAAGACGATTGGAAAACTAACCCTTACCCCTATCGACCGATCCGTACAGGTAAGGGTTATGGTTTCTTAAATCCAGTAGAAGATGGTTTCGAAATAGAAGAAATCGTTGACAGTCTTTATGAACCCCTAACACCCCTCGCTCGATGGTTAGAACGTTTTGAATTAGAGCCGGGTGAATTACCCAATCATCAGGGTGATAAATCAATCACCACCACATACGGTAATATCCTTACCAACCATTTGATGTTTTGTATTCCCTTTGGTAACGAAGTTCCTTTCATTAAAGGGGAGATGAATATCAACGCGATTGCTAACACGATATTTGAGAAGGTGGTAGATGACCCTGAGGACGATGATGGTTCGCCTTCCCCAGAAGGGGTTATTTATAACCGAGAGTTCAGACTCTTCGGTGAACACGCCGAGTCACTGGTGTCGTATAATTCAATATCAGTGACGTCCGTTACACCTAAATCGTTAGTGGGTCACCCCGATGCCCGTAAACGTCGTGAGGCACTTAAGGAAAAATACAAGGATCGTTTGACTGATCCGGTTGTTATTTCCAAAATAGGTGCTGAACTTGAAAAGCTTGATCGCGAATGGTTAAAGGGTGATCCCGCTGATAAGTTCTACCAGACGAATGAAGGTAAATATTACGGGAAGGTACGAAAGCGTCTCTTCTACATGTTCGGTGGGGAAGCGCCGTTCTCTGATGGTACGGTCATGCAGTTCATTGAACGCTCCCTAGAAGAGGGTATCCTACCTGAAGACCTACCTGCCATTATCAATTCTCTTCGTCATGGTACACATAGCCGTGGTTCCCAGACTCAGCTAGGCGGTGAGGCCACTAAAACGATCTATCGTATGGTTGGTACGTCACGCATCGCAGAGGATGATTGTGGTAGTAATCTAGGGGTCTACTTTAAGGTTTCTTCATGGAATCATTATTTATTTACCGGATTCTATGAGGTGACTGCCAAAGGAAGTAAGCTTCTTACGGCAGAAGAAGTAAGTCAACGTGAAGGCGAGTGGATACAATTACGTGTTCCGACTACTTGTAAGACGGAAGGACGCAACCTGTGTGGTCGTTGTGTAGGCGTCGCGCTTGCCGAACTACCGGACGGTATTGCTGCCACGAGTGCTCAAACTTCCGGTGTTTTCTTGACATCGTTCTTGAAAGCATTCCACGGTAAAGAGCTTAAGACCAAAACGCTTGATATTAATCATTGGTTACGATAGGAGTTACACATGTCCAGCAAGAAATCAAACCAGCAAAACCAAAACAAGAATGACAATCAAGTCGAAGAATCTTCAGTTGAGGATAAGAACACTCAGGTGGAAGAAACCCAAGAAGCCCAGGAACCTAAAATGGAAGACACGTTCCGTGAAAAGAACGACTTCGCTAAGAACTGGGATGACAAGGCAATCAATACTTGGGTATCTGTCATGGGTTCAGATAAAGCCTTTGTTGAAGATACCGACGTGCTTGTCTTTGACCCTTATCGGGAAAGTCGTCATCCTGAGGAATGGGAAACAAAAGAAATCGAAGCGTTCCTGAAAGGTAAACTGAAGAACGTTAAAGATAGCCGTCGGGGGGCGTTGATCGCCGAACTCAAGAAGCGCATCTCGATCGATCGCGCCTGGTCTGAGCAGGACATTCTCCAGTACTACCGCACAGGCGAAGAACCCAAGAAAACCAAATCGGGTGTTTGGTTGCGCGACATTACTCGTGATAATCGTAACGTAAGTTCCTGGACAGATGCGGAACTTACCGCTTGGGCGAATGAAGAGATCCACACCAACATTAACAGTCAACGTCTCATTAATGAGATCAACCAACGTTTTGACTTGACAATCCCAACAAACACCACTGACCGGCAGCGAATCAAACAAGCAATCCAGAATGATCAGAAACGTATTGCCGATAACGAACAAGCCAAAAAGAAAGGAGAGCTAACCGAAATGAACAGTGCCCACATCGAGTCCGTACTTAATCGCTACATCGAAGCTGTTAAGCCTGGTCGTGAAATCGACACGCAAACAGCCACGATAGCACAGAATCGACTCGAGTCGCTTTTTGCTTACGTTGTTAAGCTTGAAGGTCGTGCGATGGTCGATGGCCTGGATATGATCAAGAAAGCCTTCGTTGAACATCGCAACGGTGTTTTCGGACCCAGTGCGGCACAACGTTTCACGCATCTGGTGAAGGGTGATAAAGAACGTCACCTGGCAATGATTGAATCGTTCATGATTGTGTCCAGCCCTAATAAACATCAACGCAAGATGACAGATTTCAAAGCGATGTTCCGAAACTTCCCGCAAGACCAAATGGAGCGTCTTGCTGATTACTTCGCGAATTACGCTTAATCTTATAGTCACGTTCCTTAATGACGTCACTATACGATACTTCCACCCCTCCCATTTGGGAGGGGTCTTTTTCGTGTTGGGACATAAAAAGTGCTCCCCAATGGGGAGCACTTAAAAATCAACGTGAGTTGATAATGTTGTCACGCACTTCATTGACCATTCGAGTAATACGCTCAAGCTTACCTTCATCTTTCAGTTCATCTTTAGTAACTCGGATGATTTGATTGATGTAGTGGTTTTCGTAGTTAATGTAAAGACCGATAATTTGAAGCTTGGTATCGTTGATTTCTTTACAAGCGCTGATTACCTGACTTATCTTGGCAATTGAGCCGTTTAAGTCGTTAAGTGTGTCGGTTAATGTGGCGATCTTCTCTTTCCGTTCAAAACGTTTCATTGTCTTTAGGCGGCGTTGAAGTTCCCGGCACTCTTTAACGATGTCCTCAAAAGGCGTCACGGTAGACGTTTCTTTTCGAATTGGTTCATTAAAGATTTTATTGCTAATATCCATCCGACCTAAGGTGTTTTTACCTTGACCGTTTAACGTCTGGGAAGGATCAATAAAATCTAAAATGTCATTGGCGAGGATGTTTACTGTTAGTGAAATGTTATTGGCACTACGAATAGGTCCGGTGGGGGACTCAAAGTCGGTTTTAATTTTATCTACCGTACCCTTGAGTTCCTTAACAGTTTTAATGAATTCGCCGACTTTCTTTTCGATCGCTGCGGTGGCTGGGCGGGAACCAAAAGCAGACAACGTCGCAATGGTACGTTTCAAGTTCTCATGTTCGATGAGCTTTTCCGCGTAACCTTGCATTTCCGCTGCGATAGGTCCTTGTTTGCCAACCAGTAACTCGGCTTTGACACGAACTTCTCGGGCGCGTTCCCAGGCATTGTAACCTCGTTGGAGTTTACGTTCATACTTAGGTTCACCCCAAATATTACTTACTGCCCAATCCACCACACGACCAAGGAATGCAATCAGTTTAGCAATCCACTCCTTTACGGTCTGCACCATGGTTTTAAGGAAGCTCTCTTGTGCAACTGACAAGCACGTACTGCTTCTTTCATCGGTGAACAGACCTGACATGTAACTCTCATTGGAAACAGTCGTCAGGTCGACACCCATCTCTTGAAGTTTTGTCTGGATAACACCCAGCGTACGAAAGTCTTCTTTGCAGATACCTTCAACACTTACCGTGTGGTCGAGAGCGATCAACTGGTTTGTGAGCGTGGTGAACGTATCAATCTCCGATGACGCCTCTTCAAGGGAGACAGACTTACCTGCTAGTACTTCTTGGTGCTGCTCCCAATATAATGGTTCGTCAATGAATGTACTTTCATTACTCACTGAAGGTGTGTCTTTTACGATGGGTTCACCATCAAGTCCATATTGGACTTCATCATTATCAAACATGGTTTCTATTCCGGTATTCAAACAAACGTTGTCGTAAAAGATAACGCTCTGCTGATGCAATGTCGAGAAGCACCTTTTCAAACGCAATGGATTTCCCTTTTTCGAAATCAAAACGTCGCTTCTCAGCACAGATGGCGTCACCCACGAATTCGTGACCGTTTATCGTCCTCACGCAACACACTGTCACTCGAGTACCTGGAAAGTGATGGTAGTATGTATCTTTAATCAACGAGATTAAATAGTCACGTGTTAGACGTGGTGAAATCAGAGCGTGTCGGACCGGGGAGGAATCATCGCTCATTGCTCCTCCACATTGGAGCGAAACGCGTTCGCTACCTCACTAACAGCTGTTTTGATGCGTTCGTCTTTTACGATCAAAGACACCATGTTGTTATTCTCTTTATTAAAGAGTTCGGCTTGTTTAGTGGACTGCATGACGAATGCGCAAATGGTCTCGTCACAGCAGTCCGTCGCTACTTCATAGCGCGCTGTGTAGATAGACTTAAAGAGATCAACAGCCAGATTGATATCGAACAGAATATACTCGTTGATATCCTGGAGAATATCTTTAAAACGTTCTACTTCAGTTTCCAGTGTTTCTTTAAAATCAACCTGTGGGTTGATAACAGTTGCGTAGGCTGCAGCCCGTGCTACAACGAAAGCGCGAAGGCGACGTTCATTAACGTCCATGCTGGGGATGTTTTTCAGTACTGTGGCAATGGCGTTCATTTCTCTATCCTTTCTTGGGTTAGCGTAAATATTGCTGTAACTTTGAATGTGTTACGAACAGATCATTATTGAGAAAAGTCTCAAGTTGTCGTTCAAGACGCAAGTGTTGTTGATTTCTACGTCGCTTGGGACTCAAGAACATACCTACTATTTCCACCGTGATAGGTATTTCATAGAGGGGTTTCATTAATTTATCGAAAGCTTCGATATCGTCAAGTAATTGTTTCTTGCGTTTCGGGTCTTTAACATGCGTTAACTGGGCGATTGTATCGCGTCGCATCTTTCTTGCTCGCTCAACTGGGTTATCATAAGAAGAATTGATATCCGAATGTTTCATGAATTGACACGACACCCAACTAATCGTTGCGATGTTTATTCCAGGTAACAAAAGAGTAGGGATAACTGCGACCGATCTCAACCACTCGATACGGCGACTCTTTTGTGTGCCTGATATTCTAGTGACTGCTCTTGCTAATGGTAATCCAAACCCAAGACGACTAGCGAACCAATCAGCCAGTTGTTCATCGCGTTTTAAGGAGTTGGCGTCTGATACCGAACTAATCCATCCGCGACCTGTATCGGTGTATAATCCGACGATTGCCTTTCTAACCGTGGTAACAGAAGGGTCTTTTTTTATTTCTTGGGCGGTTTCTTTATCGACGTTATCTGTCAGTTGTTTGAGTGTCATTCCTTTTACAGAATACGTATCGGCTCGTGTTCCCAACATTACCTCAACACCTTCCTGAAGGTAATAGGACATCCAGACATAATCACCAATCGTAGCAAACGCCCAAAAGAGATGACCAACTTCATGGAGGATCATAGCGGTGAATTCATCATCATCCCAAAAGTTCATCGCGCTATCGCCAATGATTAAATAGGCGGGTATCTCAGTGAAGGTTCCTTCCACCTGCACTTTGGTGAGATCAACCGAACCTTTAACGTATTTTAAGATGGCTGGGTCTTTTTGGAAGAGAGGAGTCCTAACGACAGGGTTCTTATTGGTGGAGTTGTGATTACCTGCAATATTGACCGTCCCCGCTGAAAAATTAAAACTATCCTGACGTAGACCAACAGACACCTTTATTTTAGTATTCCGTCGGATTATTTCCTGAATATCAGCAAGGAAATCTCTTGTTGATAATGTGTTGTTATCCTTATCAACATATGCTTTTTTAACACGGCTATAAACTTCAGTCGCTAGTTTTGATTTATGGTTGACGTTGATCTGCTCAACAGACACCGTATTGTTCATGTGGCACCTAGACGGGTAAGGGTAGTCATAGGATAGGTGGAATTTACCTGAAGCCTTTATGTTGTAGGAAGAGGAGTTACACATGACCGACAAACCTAAACTCGTTGGTATCGAAGCCAAACATATTACTTATGTCCCCGATCAGAACGGGGGTAATCATGATGCTTTGTTCATTAAAGAAGTTGGACATTTCAGTGATGGTAGTAAACGACCGCGTTTAAAACGGATTGATGATTATAAACGCCCCTACTACGTCACTATGCCAGGTAAGCAAGTTCACAAGGATAAACGCGATTATGAACTTGCTTCCAACCTCCGTAAGTTTTCATCGACACAAGTTGAACTAGCACGTAACATAGCTCGTTCTCTCAATGATTGGTCTGGTGGTCCTAATCCACGACTAAGACAGCTTTCTAGAAGTCCATACTTGTATGGATCGGATGTTACACCCCCTACCTTAGTTAAAGCAGAATACCGCGAGAAATGGCCGGGTTTGTTTAGCTTTAACAAAGTGGCAGCTGGTGATACCGAGACTAACGTTTTTAGTGATGATCAAGAGATCATCCTTATGTCTGTCACCTATAAAAGTAAAGCGGCTCTTTTCTACTTAAAGAGTTTCGTGGATGGCGAAGAAAACGTTATTGAGCGCACGCATGAATTAGCCAAGCGTGAAATTGGCGATGTTCTCAAGGAACGAAACATAGACCTTGAGGTCATGATCTGTGATACGCCAGGTACCATCGTCAAAGAAGCGTTATCACGACTCCATGCATGGAAACCCGATTTCTTCACTTTCTGGAACATGGACTTCGATATCACAAAAATGATGGAGGCTATGGAACGTGAAGGAATTGATCCGGCAGATTTATTCTCCGATCCTTCCGTACCGCCAAATTTCCGTTATTTTGAGTATAAGAAAGGTAACACGCAAAAAGTGACGGCCTCAGGCAAGACGATGTCTATTGCTATCGAGGATCGTTGGAACTGGGTGACGCACCCAGCGATGTGGCAAATGGTCGACAGTATGCCAATCTACCGCATCCTTCGTGTGGCTGATGGTAAAGATTCGTCCTATGCGTTGGATTATATTCTTGATAAAGAGGGCCTCGCTAAGAAGCTTAAGATCGTTGACCTTAAGAATGCCAGTGGATTACGCTGGCACGAAATCATGCAAGAGAAATACAAAATCGAATACGGGGTGTACAACTTATTCGATAGTATCGCTCTTGAACTCTTAGACGAAAAGACGAATGATCTTGGATCAAACATCAGTCTTCATTCTAAGAACTCAGATTACAAGAATTTCAACTCTCAACCAAAACGTCTATGCGACGATATGCATTTCTGGCATTTACGCCAAGAGATTCCAGAGGTCATTGGTTCTTCTTCAGATCAGGCGGAAGATGAACTCGATAAGTTTGTTATCGGACATTCGGATTGGGTAGTTACATTACCGTCTTACATGGCATCACCCACCGGTATCAAGTGCGTTAAGGATTACCCTGACTATTCTACCATGATCTTCGTCCACGTATCTGACTTAGACGTGGTATCGACGTATCCCAATGTTTCTCAGCTGCTCAATATTTCACGTAAAACGTGTGTATTTGAATTCTCACGGATGAAGGGAATAAGCGAACACCACCGTCGTGAAGTAGGGGTCAATCTAACGGGTGGACGTGTTAATGCTGTTGAGATAGGTCAGAAGATTTTAGGTATGCCAGAAATGGATGAACTAGTCAGTGAATTCTGCCAGGAAAACGGAATAGCAGCACCACTAGTGGATAGTCGTTACATTGTAGCTGCACCCCTCGAAATGAAACACCCCGAAGAAGAGTCAGTACCTGATCAAACGATGTTGGATGACGTCGTTACCCATTAGCTGAAGTATCGTGAAGGAAAAGGTGGGTACGAGGTATCTACTAAAGGTGATCGTCGTTTCTCAGCCCTTGTAGCCCGTCTATCGGACGGGTATACCATCGAAGAGCACTACCAGCTTCGTGTAAAGGGATACGGTACTTTAGGTATTGACCATTGGAAGAAGGGAAAAGGTAAACCGCCACGAATACGGTTTGATAAAGATGATCTTTACCGCGCTTATTTTGGATTATGGGAGCAATGGGCGCTCGAAAATCCAACACTCATTGAGGAGTTAAAACGCCATGCTGACCACCACAACAAAACCCTCAGCGACTGTTTCAGTCATGGACGCCCTGTCAATCAAGCAAGAGCATTATCTGAAATACTCGAACGTGGTATTTAAAGCACCACGTTCTGCCGGTAAATCTACATCTTCAGATTTACCTTTGTATTTAAATGCAGAATTCTTTAAGAAAAACACTCACTGGTTAATGCTAGAAGTTAATAATGAATTAAAGGAAGTTGAGCGTTCTGAAAATAGTTGCTTTATTAATCTCCGAATTCTATCGAGCATGAGAGTGTTGTTCTGGTTGGCATGCCTCATAGATAGGAACTGCTACCTCAATCATAAAATCCAGTACGTTTCTTTTGGAGGTGGGGTAAAATGAAAGCATTGCAGTTTTATTTCGGTGACGGCAAAAATGATAACCCAGAAAGAGTGTCTACGGAGTGTTTTCCTTTGTCGATCGAGAGGGAGAATTATGTAAGATCCTTAACGGATTACTGGCTTTGGGGATTAACTATTGGCCCTGGTAAACGTTCCGAGTTATGTGGATACCCACGACAAGTTGAAGAACTAAGCAATGCTATTTTAACATCAACGACCCACAGACATTGGCGAAGTTTAGTTTTGGATATACACACGCCATACAGCCCATTGCTAACAGCTCTGATGTCAATAACCGCAAGTAGTTTATCAGTACTCACTGTATTGATACACGAAACATCAAGACTTCCGTTAACTCTTTTTCACCGACTCGAAATGAAAAATCGTTTATGGTATAATTATCTCCACAACGACCTGGAAAAAATTGATTAACCTCGCTTCTTACATAAGTGATTTAAGCATGCAAACGATTATTATCGGTCTATCAATAGGATGAAAGTTTTTCGACTTGGACCGGATCAAATAAATGACATAATTGCCTCCCCTAATGGGGAGGCAATATGCCGTGTTTTAGTTGTGGCGCAAAAACAAAATATCCAGATCGTCTTGAATGGTAATGTCCATATTAGGTAACGCTACGGCGCGCTTACCCAACGTCAATCGAGACGATTGGTCTGTAACGCTAACGATCGTTGCATTGTTACCTGCAAGTCCTGTCATCTTAACAGCCGCCACATCGTTTCCAGCTTCCTCCCTAAGGCGTTTTGTGATAGAAGATGTATCTACCGTCTCTTCTTCCAACATCTCGCTTATAACACGGTGCGTCATCGTTGTGAGGGCACTACGAAGCTGCGTGTTAGAGTAAGAAGAGGGAGTCAGGTAATATTCAACACCAATAGACTGATTTAAGGGTAATGATTGACGTTCGTCTTGATTTACCTCTACCGTTGTATCGCCGAACGTAATGGTGGGGTGTAAGTACAGTTCCGTCCGTTCCCGAAGGTTCTGTTGGAATACAGTAATGTCATCGATCAATAAATCACGAATGAAACGCCCAAGCTGTTCGCGATAATCAACCACTCGTTGGTCATCAGCGAACATATAAAGTCCATCGACCAAGAACAATGTGTACTCACGTTTTATCTTGCGTGTTTCTACCAAGATGGGATTTCCATTAACATCCAGTACCGGGTCTCCTTTTAAGTGCTCATAAACAGGGTTACCATTAGAATCTAATACAGGCTCTCCTCGTTCATGGATGATCCGGTAATCAATATTACCTTCCTCATCAATGTCGATAATGGGTGATCCGTCTTGGTCGCGTTCAATGATGGTGGATTCGTACACCTTCGGAACGTTATCTGTGTAGCGTTGGTAGTTCTGTTCTGAAGGAACTGTTCGTGAACGACGCCATAGATTGCTCAGAGAAGAACCGAACGTGATATTCAATCGTTCTCGACTGATTACCATCGCATCGACGTTTTCCGGTAACAGATGGGTACTCACCAACAGGTCAAGTTCACCGGGATCGTAGAATCGCATATCTTGATTCAACGCGATGAACGTGATATCGAACATCCCATTGAGAGGTGTGAAGAACACACGTTGGTTGTCGTCGAACATACTGAAGTTTAACGTGCGGATGTTGTCTTCACTATCGACATCAAAGTTTGTTTCGATACGGAACTCAACAACACGCTCCCCGTCGTCGTTTTGCACGACGGTTCCATTAACACTAGCGTAGGTTCTTTCATTCTGTGGAATGTAACCCAACTGAACAATAATGTTTTCAGAGTCGATCTCTTTAATTCGTTCTCCGCTGCCTGTACTGATTAGTAGGCGGTAACCATAATCTGTAGCTTCTATCTGATAGCCGTTAATACCGATTTGCATTTCTGTGGTCGGGTTAGCATCCACAAAAATTTGACTATCCACAGACGGCTGTGTTAGGAGATAAGGGCGTACATCAAATTGATTACGGGTACCGTCAAGAACATAATGGAAAGGTGAATACATCAGGCGTGATTGATTCAAGCGTGTGATGCGTGCTTCCACCGACAATGACATTAGTTCATTGTACGCGTTATCTGACAAGCGAACTACTTTTCCATCACTGTACTCATACAGAGAAGATGGTAAAATAGTGATGCGTTCTCCATTGTCAACGATGTTCGATGAACTACCTAGTTCAGAAAGAGTGTTCTGTAAAACACCCATGAACACGCCCGCCGCACTATTAAGCTGCGGAATGGAAGACGTCGGTAATGAGCGAATAGCAATGAATTGGCGATCAGTAGTGTTATCCACTAAGTTAACAAGACGGTAGCCACGACGAGATAAAGAAGCATCCAACTGAGAATAGGTGATGGGGTCTTCATCAGTGGCTAGCGTATTATAAATCACCTGGTTCCTTAATTGATCAAACGTTAGAGCAGGTGTGCCACCAGTGACCCGTTTACGACTAATCGATTGAAGCTCATTGAACGTACGTAGAGGTGCAGTATACCGCTGTTCATCGTCGATGGAATTAAACACCGTTTCAAAGTTCGTCGGGTCAAAACTCGAGAGGTCGACATCAATTTCCCCTTTTGTGGTGTAAATATCAACACGTACTTCCCCAGATACCATTCCCTGTGTGAAATAGACAGGGGGTATCTCCACATGAAGTTGATGATCCTGAACAGTTAGAACAGCAGTCAGCGTCCGGTGGTCGTAAACCTGGTCGCTATGTGTGGTAACCAACTCTTGCCAGTTTCCATTACGATTTAAGAAAACACGAGCAAAGAAGAAATTATCATCGAACGAATATTTAGCATTAAATCCAGCTGCCGCATTAATGGTAAAATTCTTCGTTGTTAATTTCATTTGAAGAACTGGAATCTCCATCATGATGTATTGACGTTGATTACCTGTAACAATATCCCATTTCACCATATTCGACGTCAGCGTTGTAATAGGTGACGGAGAATCATTATTATACGTTATCTGTAAACCACCATGTGGCATCAGTTCGATATAAATAGGATACTGCATCGTAAAGGTGTACGTCCCCACAGTAACCGATGTTAAGCGTGGAATGACCAAACGCTTAATGCGTGTTCCTGGAACCTCAACAACTTTACTCAATACCTCGTCTTTAGACATGATAATTTGGATCGACGTTGATGCTGGTTGACTAAAACGTCCCAGATAATCGCGATCGCTCATGTGACGGTAAAGGTCACCCTCAGACTTAGCCATGCGAGCATAAACCTTCTGAAGGATTGCTTGGTTTTCATCCAAACCAACACATGTTAATAGCGTGCTGTTTTCCAATGCCCAGGGAAAAGGTGCGGATGCTGTGGGTACATCGTACTGACCATCGCGCTTCTGTAATTGTTGTTCGAGTTCGTTATAAACAACATCGAGCATCAATGCGGGATTATTCAATACGTCTCGCAGTCGGTTGATATAGGTACTCATGGATCTTCCTTATTGATTCAAATTAAATACGTCACGATAAAGGTCTTTGCTTACCCACCATTCCAGTTCCAATGTTAACGGATTGATGCGGGGATAAGTGCGGTGTTCAAAGAAAGGTTTCTCGTTATCGCGAAGCTTATAATAAACGTTTGTTCTAAAACCATCTTCCATATTTCGATTAAACGTGGTGACGGTTTTATTGAATTCATGTACTAAGATATTGTCGTAGTACGTAAATCCTAACGAACGGAAGTTAATGGATATCTGATCGTTAGCGGTGGTAAAGGGTGATTGGGACCCATCACCTTCGAAATTAAAGATGTTACCGATAGGCGAAGTAATTGGCCATGAAACACCCGTGGCACCCATACGTGTCACATATTTTCGAGTACTATCCATAACCAGACGATAGATGCGTGTTTGGTAATCGATCTCATTCGCTGTAATGACCTCGGGGTGCGGCCATAACTTACCCTCATAAACAAGACCTTGATACCAGCCCCAAATGAGCATCATGAATGATATAGGGTCTCCCTCAAGGTTACGGAAGTTAGCGGTGAGGTCATATGAACCGTAGTTGTATGGAATGTCGTCTGTATAGCCATATACCTCACGATACAAACCGGGAGATTGCATGTTTGTATTCAAGGTAAAATCTTGAAAACCCGATAGGCTAATGAGGTTATTGGACAGTAAAGGAATGAACGCATTAAGTTGATCTACACCCGTCACGCTAACTCGTTCATTTTTTTCTAGCCAGGGATCAAATGTTACACGCATCATTCGTGCAAGTGAATTTGTCCGCTCATTAACCATATTACTCATCACACGGTCAACAATTAGGTTATTGTATGACATATTCATCAACGGACGAGTAAAGAATGTATAGCCGTGGTTTTCGGTATTTAATGCAATACCGGCATTCCGGCCAGACATGTTAAGACCGTAAAAGGAGTTACTGATCGTCTGGTCGACGTCGGATCGACCCACACGACGATATATCTCTGAAAGACTCCTTTGGTACGCTTGACGATTCTCGTCAATGATAATTTCAGGTCGGATGTTACCAGTCATCGGGGTGACTCCATTTCTCATTAAGAAGGTGCAAAAAGATGATCGATCCTATTTCTATTCCAGCAGCCCTTGCTGTCGCTAAGGGTCTAGGGGCAGCAGCTGGACGTAAGGCCATTATTGACGGTGGTTCTGATTTTGCTCTGCGTACAGCAGGGGGTCTTCTCACCAAAGCAACTCGAATGCTACAAGAAGGCCAGTCTATTCGTTCGTTGGCTGATTACAGTCGTCCCGCCCGTGTTGAGCCTCTCGTTATTGTGGAAGAAAGTCTTCAGGATATCCCAGCGATGGCAGATGTCATGAAGAGTGTCTCTTCTATCTTCATTGGTTACTACCTTCAAGCCGCTGTGTTCACGGGTACTAAAATCGGCAGTATTGATCCACTGAAGGTTTTTGACCGATTAAACCCAGACCGTTCACGTACGTTGGTTCAACGTGGTGGTGAAGTCGTCTTTTCTAAAGAGTCTTATGACGAAGGGCTACCTTCGTTCGAACAATACAGTCAGCCAGAACCTACCGGTAATCTGATTGTCTCTATCGAAAAAGCAAAAGATAAAGACGACGTCAAACCTGATGGTGTTGCTGGACACCACGCCAGTGTTGACAGCGCAGAAAAGATTTTTGAAGCCAACAGCCTCGTGGTGGGTAAACTGATCCAAGTGGAACTTCAAGAAGGTGAACATAAGGGTAAATTCCCTATTATGGTCCGCCTTGCCCCCGCCGCAGTTAAGACGGGTGTTATCACTCATATCTTTACGGCCGCATCAAAAGGTACTTCGATCAAAGAGCAATACCACATGTGGCGCGCCGGTCAGATTTCATTCTGGCGTGATTTGGTATTCCAGACCAACCTTATTGACCAACACCGCAAGGCATTGGTTAATGACACGTCGAATATTTACCAGACGATCACTGACCGTCGTCGTGAGAATACCATGTCAGCCGCGTCTACCAAACAACCAAGCATGGCCGACGCGTCTAATATTCTGGTTGTCTCAAAAGATACGGCCCGTGAGATCGGTCGTCAGTTATACGGTAAGGTTGAAAACCTTAACACACGCCGTAAATTGTTCGACAGTACCTACCTTCTTTTATTCGTCGTGGTCGATGAACTTCACGAGCGTGTGACCATTTACCATCGTGGTTACGATAAACCTACCACCGCAAGCTTCAACGACATTAAGTCGTCTGAGAAAGGTAAGGGTCCAGACTTTACCGAAATCCTTAAGGCGTACGTGGCGGGTGCTACCCCCAACATGATTTGATCCAGGGAGATATCAATGGAAATCCAGAAATACGTAAAATCACTTATCCCTGCGATTGAGCGTAAGGAAGTGGTTAACGCGATCACCTCGCTAAAAGAAGAATTAAATACGACGGTTATCCCTATCTGCGATGACATCAACGAAAGCTTTAAAGATCATACATTCAAAGGAAAGATGGAGAAGAAGCTTTCACGTGATCTTCGTCAAGTCGCTACCTTTACAGCACCATCTGCTGTGTTCGTTGTCAACGACGTGGTTAAAGGTCTCCCGGCTCTCCTGAATGTCATGGAACAGCACGCAAAACGTCTATTCTCTTTTCAGTTCTCGACGTTTAACATTTCGTTTGACCGTGCCAATTTCTTGCAGTTGTTGGATGCTATTACTTTCTACATCCATTATCATCGTCGGTTCATGTTGGAGCTGGTGCAAGAAGAAAACATTGCCATGGGTAAAGGCAAACCAGTAAAATGGTCAAAAGGTTTCAAGCTTTTTGTAGAACAAGGCTTTAAAAGCTACCTTGAACTTACTCGCGCATTCTTCGTGACGCCAACTGAATTCGAAACCCGTCTGAAAACAGTGAGTAACGCTGAAATCTCAGAAGATACATTTGAGATGGCACGTAAGACACTGGGGGTATTGAAAACAGATCCCTTCCAACTGGAACGTGGGTTTGTTGCGACGACCTACCGTCCTATCAACCCTCTGTTCAGCTTAGGTAAACGCCGTGCTGAACTTCAGGTGAAACGCTACCGTTTAGGAAAGGAAGAACTTGCAGGTTTGCAGTTACGCCTTCAGGAATATCGGGAATTACGTGATGGAAGTAACGCCGATCCTAAACTCCAGAAGTTGATCGAGTATACGGAATCACGTGTTGAAAACCTCAACTATGAGTTGGTCCAATTCGAAGAAGAAAATCGACTCGACTAATTAATGGAGACATCAACATGATGTTGAATATCCTTGGTGGGTCGGTGGATAAGTATTCAGGTGGGATGAGTAAAACTGATTTTTCATCCAAAACCATCCCCGGTGACCCCGAAGTATCTCAGCTCTGGTCTGAGTATGTTAACCCGAATATCCCGACGTACGATTGGGTGTTTCGTAAACGTGTGTTGTCGGTAGCTATGCGATTGTTCCAAGACCATGACTGGTTTCGCGACCAAGAGCGTAATGCCAACCTTCATGGTTACAACTACGGCTTCGTAGTCGACACGATGCGTTTTATTGCGACAGGTAAGCGTAAGATGTCACTGTCTATCTGGAGTGAACTCGTTACACACGAACACACCCAGAAGAAAGATGTTAGCAAACGACACGAGATCATTGATCTTCTCAAAGCGCATTCGTTATTCTTGGCAACTCCGCCAGTTGGTATGCTTCAGAAATGGTGTTCTCATCCGGAAGGAATTGATGATCTTCTATGGTCGCTCAATATCCTCTTTGGTGATTTGAGCATCTCCCATAACACAGTAAGCGAAGTTCGATAGTAACTAATGATTATGTAGCTACTACTTACTTAATTGTCTGTAATACTTCCATTTTGCAAAAAGGAAATAACGATGTCTTTAATCCATTCGTTCGTTAGTCAGAACACCGCACTTGTATCCAGTGTTGGCCTTGAAGAATTCACTGACGGTGAAAAGAAACTGGATGTTTATGTTTCTTCTGAACCCAGTGTCGACGAAGTTGTTGGCGAAGTAGCCAAATGTCACCTGGAACAGACCGAAATTGCACGCGATGGCGAGCATGTTCGTGAAGGTATCGCCGCCATGGAACAGTACGCGGCGCTCCTGGATCGCGGTATTGAAAACGGTGGTCTACCCACCGAAGCCATCCTCGGTATGTCAGTAGGTATTGAAGGTTACCAACGTCTCTTGGAAGGCGAGAACGCTGAACCTATTATTCCATCTCTTGAAGCCTTCGGTGGTAGCGGCTCCAAGCTTGAAGGTGCCAAGGACCTCGCTAAGAAAATCTGGGAATGGTTGAAGAAGGCGTGGGACGTCTCCGGACGTATCCTGAAACAGCTGATCAACAAGTTCAAAGACATGACAGTGCGTTCTCAAGTCGCCATCCGTAAAATGGCAACTCGTGCAGGTGAACTGAGTGCAAAAGCGTCTAGCCTTGCTGCTTCAGGTGCCACCTTGTCAGACGACAAGAAAACCCTGAAAGTGAATAATGCCAGTAAGCTGATGGTAGCCAACACTTTCAAAGGGTCCGATTTCGATCTGACTACCGATATCGTCAAAGCACTCTGTGTCCAGATTCCTGTTAATTTGACTGACTTCGTTATTAACGTCACCAAGGCGGTTAACGGCTATAAGCCGGGTGATGACTCACTACCGGATGTGGACTTCGGTAACGCGTTCTCTAAAGCGTTCAGCGAGAACGTTAAAGGCGACTCGCGTTTTAACGACAAGAAAGTTATCGTTAAACGTACGTTCGTATTCCCTGGTAACCAGGCAGCCTATGTTACATATCCGAATGCGGCAGAAGGTGATAAGATGTTGAGTGGTCAGAAACTCAATATCTTGAATGTTCCGGGTTCTAAAACAGAAAACGGTAGTGAACAGGAAATCACAGTCCGTACTCCGGGCGAACTGAAGACTGACGCTGAACGTATCGGTAAGATCCTGAAGATCGCATTGCGTAACGCTACAGTGCTTGATGTTCTGGCTAATCGTTACAAAGACCTGGATGAAGCTGGTGCGAAAATCAAAACCAATTTGAAAGATAAAGAATTGGATGAAGGCGATCGCGCTAACCTGAAAGAACTCCAAGGTCTGGTAGATGCAGCCACTGCCATGAACAGCGGTGTAAGTGGTGGTATGTCTTACGTACTGAACCTGATCAACGCACAGCTGTCGTTGGTTGAGAAACAGCTGGCGCAGTACGGTGCAAAAGAAGAGAAAGAAGATAAGTAATCTTCTAACCACTAAAGGAGTCCTCCGGGACTCCTTTTTATTAAGTGAGGTCGTTATGGCAATGCTCGATAAGTACGGCGACGACACACGTTTGGAGATGACCACCCCACCGTTGTCGTTGGACGATGAAATAAAACTTTCTAAAGAGTCGTATAGTCGCATCATTGAGGATATCAAAATCCATCTTGAGATGACCGAGACTCAGGCGAAAGTTGCGTTTGAACAAATGAACGATGGTGTTGACCCATCACTTGAGTCGTTTCCTAAACTCCCGATGTTTGATGAAGACCTTATCCCTACGATCGGGAATGAGGATTTCAAACAACGTATGATGGATATCCTTGATGCGTTTATTACCTGGATCAAACGTATTGGTAAATGGCTCAACGACGTCCTGGATGCTCAATCCATCAAGTTGTTTTGGTTGCGAGAACAAGTCAAGCAACTTAAGTTCGATCTTCTGCAAAAACCACAGAAGATCACGAAGGATTTTGTGTTCAAAGGCGATGTAGCGTACATCAGTATTCGTTACGAACCGGTGAAATCAATTAGTGATATCACAGCAGGTCTGTCATCACTTAAAGACCACTTGACTGTTTATTACGATTACGTTAAAACAGTCTCTGCAAATATTAATACCCTATTGGCATCTGTAACAGGGAATAGTCATTATTCAAGTGACCTTACCCAGCTTCTTGAAGATATGTCCCCGCTAAAGTTAAAAAGCAAGTTGGCATTCACCGAAGCAAAAGATGTCAACTATGCTAGTGAGTCTAAGCAGTTATTGGGTAATTTACGTATCTTGATTCATCAACCAAAGAATGTTTCGAGATTGTCCGATATTAATGCTATAGGCATCTCGTTGTCACGAGCACGTACTTCGTCAGGCACGGTACCTAACTCCGTTACATTTAAACGCTCAGATCGTCAGACGGTTAGTCGTTGCATTGCCCAAATGGAAAATGTCATCGATACGTTGTTGAGTGCGTTCAAAGGTGACACGCGTAAGAAGTATGATATGGCTATCAAGGATTTAAATTCCGAGATACAGAAGCTTAAATCCGACATCCGCAGGACTGGTGAGTTCGAAGGTGGGGAATTAAGTCAGAAACTTGCGGTGTTACGTACTGTCGTCGAATGGGTTACTAAACCGTATCAATCTCTTGCAACGAACAGTATCCGTATTACACGTACTGCCTACTTTGTTTGTCGACAAAACCAAAGTGCGTCAAATTAACGCACATTCTTCTTAAGGAAATAAAACTCATGAGTCTTCTCCAAGAATACCTCTCTAAGAACGCAAAACACGTTACTGGCCTTGAAGTCAGCTCTGAAGATTACATCGCCCCTGAAGACGTTGAGGTGCCGGAAGTTGCCGATGTAGATGATGCTGAACTCTACGAAGCTGAAGACCAGCTCGAAGAAGCGGAGCAGGAGCGTCTTGAACGCGAGTATCACGAGAAAGAGGTGGTTAGTACGATCCAAGAAGCCGAAGCAATCCACACTTCTATCGAGAACTATATGGAAGTGCTTGGCCTGGGTATTGAGTCAGGTGAGTTCTCTCCTCAGTTTGCTGCGATTGCCGGTACTGACCTGAAACGCTTCAACCAAATCCTGGGTGGTACTGAAGACGCGGTACCTGCTTTCGAAAGCTACGACCATGACTCGCTTGAGCAGTTCTATACGGAATCTCTGGAAGGGTTCAAGGAAGTGGCTGGTAAACTCGTAGAAACCGTTAAGTCTGTTTCTAAAGGTGCTGTCGATTACGTAGGTATGATCGGTACCAACGAAAAAGCAGCTTCTGCTATCAATACCAAAGCCGATGCACTTCTGGGTAAGCTGTCCAGTTCTGAAATCAGTGATGGTGAAATCGCACTGAAGAACCTGGGTCGTGTTTTCTCTGTTGAAGGTAAAGTGCCCCAGAATCTGATCCAAGCTGTTAATGCTGATCAGAAAGGTTTCCAAACACTAGCGTCGAATCACTTCAAGAACAGCGTAAGCTATTACGAGGACGCTGTCAAAGCTGGTAGTGATGCGCTGAAGAAACCTGGTGAGGCTGGCGCTGTCATCGAAGCATTTGCCAAAAAACCAACTCCGAATGAACAGATTGCCAAATCGGTCAAGCTGTTGGGTTGTGAGGTAAGCACATTTGATTCAGGGGCTGATCTTCCCAAAAACACTAACCGTGCAGTTGCCGACGCTTTATCCGAGCGTCTTGGTGAACAGGTTATCATGTTCGATGCTTACAAAAAAGCTGATGGGTCTGTGAAATTGGATAAGACCCAGGTGACCGCGCTGCTCAAAGCAGCTAAGGGTTACGCTGCAATCATGGCGACGCTTAACAAAGAAGCGAAGAAAGAACTGGAGCGGCAAGTCAAGATTGATAAAGAGCTCCAGAAAGCGCTCAGTAACAACGCTCCCAGCAAAACCGGTTCCGTTACCGGTGCTTCCTTAGCTGGCGGTCTTGGTGGAGCTTGGGGTGGTGGACTTACATTTGGTCCAGTCGGTGCTGTAGTCGGAGGTGTTGGTGGTGCCACAGCAATGGGAAAAGCTGTGGCAGCCAGGAATGCGTCGATAAATAAAAATGCAGGAACTGACATGGAGCAAGCCATTCGTGAGATGGGGGCAGTTATCAAGAATGCTTCTGGTATTCCTCTCGCACATTTCAAAGAGATGGGTAAAGTCATCGAATTCCATGCAAAGTCTTGTATGGAACTGGCAGAACGTGCCATGACCGCCAAGAAGAAAGAAGCCGAAACATCTGGCGAATGATCGTTAGTTGTTAGCATCATAAGAGCACCCCGTTAGGGGTGCTCTTTTATGTCTTAGTTGTACGGATGTGACGGATTTTATGAACCGTTTTAACACGAGAGGCTTTCCATGCCACAGGCACTCATAGCACTACCGGATGTTTACGATTCTGTTATCCGTCGTATCGCCGTTGATAGTGTTTCACAATTAGCACGTGTCATGCGTTTACCGCCTGACACCCAAATCATGTTACCAGGTAATGCCCAGACTGTTCCCATGAATAACGGGTCATTTGGGGAATGTGGTGATCCCGGACTTAATTACCCGACTGATGGGCGTTTGGTAATTTCATTCACAGAAGAGTTAGATGATAGTCAAACACTATCTCAACATGCGGGGACTGCTGAAAACTTACCGCTATTTGAAGACGTTGTTCGCTCTACGGTTATTTTCCCCGTGTATCGTTCAGTAACAATGAACCTGAATCTCCAGTACATTGCCCCTAACCAGAATATTGCTCAGCGTTGGTTAGATGAAATGCGAACACGTGTGGTTCAATTACGCGCAGAACTTTACCAGACGCTTGAATACCACTATGCTATACCTAACCCCATCCTGATGTTGCTTCATGAAGTGTGGAGTAAAATAGAAGCGTCTGACCACCCTTCTAATCTATCCTTCTCTGAATATCTTGATGAATATCTATCAAGACCAACAACCGTGATCGATACATTAGCAGATACGGCACCTACACGCGCTGTGATTGAGAAACAATACGAGGTGTTAGGGTGGTTCGATTTTACGAGTACTCCTGAACAACCAGAGAAGGACGGGGCTAATGCAGGGAATTACATTTGCAATATAAACTATCGTTTTTCTTACGACCGACCCATGCAGATGTTAGTACGTTGGCCCCTTGTGGTACATAACCAAATTATCGATTCAACGTATCATCCGACAGAACCTTACCAAACGTTCCGTCAAGTCGATCGCCGAGTATCTTTTTTCAAAGGATCACTTGAAAGTTTTTTGGAAAGCATTAAGTATAACAACATCCCCTACGTCATCGAACCCGAGATCGATGATTGGATGCCATCTGAGATGAACCGTAGAGCGATGATCTTTTTTACAGGGCTCTTGGTAATCGATAAAACAGATCCTACCCATCTTGTCGATCTGAGTCATCTAGGGAAACACACCTTCACCCCATACATCCTCGAATATTTCTTTCAACAGCAACACACGTTATTTGGTGATAGAACATCCCCGTTCGTGTTCATGCTATTCGAAAATGGGCAGCAACGTACTGACATTACGTTCTCTTTTAAACCGAACAGTTTAGAGTTGGTTGTTGATAAACCTCTAGACATGACGAAGATGTATCATTTACAGATCGGTATTCTTCGTGACTGGACGGCACTCACCACAGAAACCCGCCAATGTCTCCGTCGTTATCCAGTGGTGACTTATTCCTTATTCCGTGTTCTCAACATTGTTTTAGGTGAGAAAGAGTTTAAGGACTTAATGTTGCTGGGGACACCACATAAGCGGATCGCTATATCTAATTGTCCAGGTCAAGGTTCTTTAATAGGGCCGCCCGACAAAGGAGGTACATGGCCGTGGCCCTGGTTAGATCCAGAATGGGGTAATTACCCCTGGCCGGGTTATGATCCAAGGTTCGATAAGTACAACTGGCCAGGTGGTTCATTAGACCATCCAGTAATTGATTTACCTACATGGCCAGGTGCCGATGGAGAGCATGGGGATAATAGTGGTGTCATCCGCAATGATGATATCGAAGACGCTATCGACCATACGGACGGCTATGCGGGTAAGGATGTGATCTACTCCATCACCACATTACACACTGTCATGTTTGCACAAGTTTTTGTTTATGGGGGATATAAGTAATGGCATTATTTGGTGAAAGTAACAGTCGTTTACCTGATGAGGAACCAACACCACCTGTCAAGGTAAAACACACAATAGAGCCCAGTGTTTATCAGGGTATCACTATCGACACGGAATATGTCCCACGGTCGTCCCTGCTTCAATGGATCGCGGGTTCTCTCTACACAGTTGATTACTACTCTCAATATCTTGGGCAGCATGATGAGCCGAGTCCTTTGAGTACTGAAAAATCACCCGTCTATCAACAATACCGTGTCATCAAAGGAATGGAGTTGAAATTAACATCTCCACTATCCCCTTCTTTTGATCCAGAAACACGTGTTCCGACAATTACTGCGTCTGGCATTACCTATCCTTTCTTAGTACCTCAGCAGGGTGATATGATGGTGGGTGATATCGGCGATGGTCGTGTGGGTCTATTCGCTGTGTCGTCTGCCACACGGACCACCATTCGTCAAGATAGCACGTATGCGATTGAACTGATCATGGTGGATGAACTTAATAAAACTCACATTGATGATCTTAAAAAGAAAACAATTGAGACTTTTAAGTTTTCCCGTGAATCGCTCATATCGGGCTGTGGGCCATTTGTAAATGAAAACCAGTACGAACGTCGCCAAGATTATCTATCGTTGCGTACAGAGCTTATTTCGCGCTATTTAGCGGACTTCTATAGTCGCCAACACACAACGCTTCTTGTCCCAGACCAACTCCTCACGACGTATGACCATTTTGTAACTAAAATCGTACGGCAGCTGGTGAGTCCTGACGACAATCCGTTGATGCGTAAGGTGCGTGAATTACCGGTAGCAGTTGAGCAAATAATGACAAGGCCAACACTCTGGGACGCCATCTTGAAGCATGAGCCTAGTCACCTTATTCAGATGATCCAACGTTGTCATCTAGTCAGCACGATGCTGTTTACGAATCGCCCGATCCTTCAGTCGCTTAATTACACGGGCATCAAGCGTGTTGTTTTTCCGATGGAAGCAGCTAGTAATGTTGATGCTCAATACAGTGGTAAATCAGAGCGTCAATTATCGGGAATGACATATGAGTCAGGTAAACCGAGATATCGTCCTGAAGGGCCTTTCCAGAGTCAGGAAGAGCGTGATCTACCTTGGTTTAAACCCAAAGATTTGGAAAGTAGTATCTTAGCTGAACATCTTCCCGCGATACATCCAGTTACCAAAGATGATCACTACGTATTAAGTCGTGCGTTCTATGAGGAAGGATTCGAGCAGGATAGATCCTGTCTTGAAGTTGTCGCTAGGCAGATAATGAATGCGCAGCCCATTTCCATCCCTCACCTTGAAAACGTTCTGGTCGATATTTGGGAGTGGGACAATCTTGAACGTTATTACTATTACCCGATTGTTTGGATGGCTCTTGTATTGGCCGGTAGGTATTGATCATGACAGATGAATTAAAACCACGTTATCCTAAAAAGAACACCGCCGCTTGGCGGTTGTTCCATTACACATACCCAGTCTGGTATCCTCAGTTGTTTAAGTACGATAAGTCGTATATTGAGAAACGGGGTATTGCGATAACAGGTGATGCTGAGTTAGACCGTCTTCGTTTGGATGAGGACGGTCTTTTCAACCAAACACCTGCGGGTATGGCTTTGTTAATGGAAGATGGCTGTCCTATCTTTGCTGAATCTTTCTTCAGTTACGAGGACATTCCTTATGTCTACCATGATATCCAAGAACACCTGATGGATTGGGAAAGGAGAATCAACCGGGGTATCCACATCAACGAGATACCGGATCTTTATGATTTCCGCATCTTGGAAAACCTAGCGTTAGAACTTCACGACTACGCGATGTATCTATCACCCCAGAATCAAAGTTCTGGGGTGGGTATTGTAGACCGCCTCAATCGTCTAAATAGTGTCCGCAGTTCTATCCACCGAACAATGCCTCTTTCAGCGAGAACAAACGAAGTCGTTGAGATAAGACCGTACGTGTCAATCGCCGACCGTATTGAGAAATCGGCCCTTGGAGGTAATGTATGGCGGTAGATATTACCAACATCATGTTGGAAGTCCAACAGGTTGCTACTCAGGGACCTATACGGAACTCCTTTCGTTTTGACGTTTTCATCAAAGTGGAAGACCGTTGGATCAAACCTCTGCGTACAGATGTTATCACCCACCAACGTGATTACGTCAAAGGTTACTCCCCGCTCATCTACCTGGATGTTTTCTTAGGTCGTGGGGACTATGCTTACTTAATCGAACCAAACAAAGACAAGCTAATCGTGGATGTCATTCGTCATCCTGTAGCGGATATTGGTGGGGGCGATGTTGATGAGGTAGTCACCGTTAAACGCTATCGGGCTCTCTTATTAACAAAAGACGATCCGGGTCTTGGTGATGCCCGACCACATGCATCCAACATCGATGATCTTAACCAAGAGATCATGGACGTACAATTCCAGTTGATTGAGGAAAACATTTATCAGTTAATGATGGTAACCGTAGGACGTACCTACAGGAAAAACATTCCTATGGATGTCCTTCGCGCGTTATTGACCGATGCATCGACTAACATTGATGTCACGGATGAAGAAGCGATTACTGGGGTAGATGTAGTTGACGGCTATAACCCGAAAGTTAGGGATGCTATCATTGTCCCTCATGGAACACCTCTTGTGGATGTAGTCACCCATTTACAAGAAAACGAAGGGGGTCTTTACAGCACTGGGGTAGGGTGTTTTCTCCAGCACAATAAGTGGTACGTTTACCCCCTATTTGATTTAAACCGTATCGAAAGAGAAACACGTACACTTACGGTGATACGAGTACCCCCTAACAGGTTCGCAGCATCGGAACGAACATGGCGTATCTCAGCTAATCAAATCGTGGTCATTGCGAATAATGAAGTAAAGACACGAGATCTGGGTATCATCGATCAAATGTCATCAGGTAATGCGGTAAGGGTAACCAATGCCGATAACCTACTTTCATTTACTGAGACTCAAAACAATCGTTCTTCGTTCAACCGTCGTGAAAACATGTTGGAGTTTCAGACTCATGAACTCCAAGGGGATGGACTCACGAATGCACGTTGGGGTAGTGAACGAGCTACAGGTAATCCATTCAAAGTCTTTAGTCGCCTCGCTTCCCAAGGCGGTCAGTTTGTAGAGGTGACTTGGCTACATGCTAACACGGATTATCTGTATCCGGGCATGCCTGTTCGTTTCTATGTAGCGAGTAACGATCAACTCCAAGAATATCACGGAACATTGCTCGGTGCTAATGATCGATATGTCCCAGGTAAGCCAGGGCCTATTCAAGACTATTATGTCAATGAGGCACGCTTGTTGTTGTTCGTTAACCGAATACAACAATAAATTAAACCTATATTACAGCAGTGAATAAGGGAATGTGAATGCATTCCCTCACTTGCGTATGGAGTGAACATGCATAACTTGATTATCCTTGGAGGTGACTCATGGTTCCATTATGTTTTGCAAACTGAGTTAGACGAGAAAGATCCGGACTCGGCAGGTATCATTGGAGAAGCACTTAGTTCTTATCTCGAGAATGTGGTGAAACAATACCCACATTACGATGATACGGAACTTATCATTCGATCACTTGAGATGATTGGTTTTGGAATGTCTAATCAAGGTTATTCCGAAGACCTAGTAGCAACAACCGCTTGGTGGTTCAGAGAAATCAAATCCGAAGTCCTCTCTATCCTGTTGGAAATAAAACAGCGTGTCGGTAATTTCATTATCGAGCCTGTTATTACCTGGGTGCCTGAAGGACCTACGATTTATGCCATTACCTGCAAGACCCAACCCAACCAATACTAAAAAGGAAAACAGTCATGTTGACTACACTACTATTTATTGTCCTCATCGCAGCCGCTGTCGTGGGTATCAATTTCATGTTTGAGAAACTCAAACAAAAAGCAGCTGAGGCGAAGCAACGTTACGGGGATATCAATCAAGCCATGCACGTGCGGCCCGTGGTAACACCCAAACCTAAAGCTGAAGAGATAGATGTAAAAATCAACGCTTTGTTTAAGTACACCATGAACGAAGCGTGGGTGGAGAAAGGAACTGTGTTTTATGTCAACAACCCTATCATCACAAAGATGTTAGAGGACATTGATAAGATCGAACCACTTGAATATAACCTACCTCAAAAAGGGGTAGGTGTTTATGCTGTCATTCCCGAAGATGATCGTATTAGTGATGAGGTATATCAGAAGCTCGAATCGGCAGGTTTCGAGCGATACGTCATTATTTCAGGTCGTGCGATTGGTTATAGGCAAAAAAGCTAAAAGCCAATAAATTTGACATCTATATAACAGTGGCGAATAAACCAGGATAATGAATTCTGGTCGTCACTGTATCAACTCTAAAAAGGAAGAACTACCATGAAAACTATCAACTTCACCAACACCACCAAAGCCGCCACCCTTTACGGTATTATGTTTAACGAATTACGGCAATCGGGTCATGAGAGTGGCTTCCTCTCAATCACTGAACCGTACATGGTAAAACACGGAGATCTCGAATACACTGTCAGCCCTATATCAACTAAAGACACCACTGATATGGACGGTGTAGAACTAATGTACGTCCATGTCCAGGTCCACCGTATTAATGAGTCTGTCAGCGGTGATAAGATGGTCGTTAACAGTGAGACGTCGATATGTCATGACATGATGGCGGCCATCTGCATGTTGTCGGGTGTTAACGTTGTTATGGTTAACAACGAGGCACTATGGCAGTGTACGTATAGCACCAAATCCATGGTGCGTACCCTGGCTAAGTATATCGGTTATGTCGCCGCTGCCGCTTTGGTGGCAGGTCTCATCTACTACGGATACACGAAAATCCGGGGGTAGCTAATGCGTTATTTTAAGTTTACCCATGATGCTCATGAGCTTAACAGTAGCATCCTATTTTCGTTGATGATCCAGGGTCAGCCAAATGGCCTTAACGATCTCAATGAACCATATCACCTCCAGCTGAACAATACGGTGTACACCATCATCCCGATGGATAATCCGATGTCTAAACGACATTCCTTCACGCAGTTCGGTCCCTATGTTGATGCCCACTATCATGATGGTAGTTTGATCGATCAAGAGGACATCAATAACGATGTCCTGGCCGCATTAACATTGCTGACAGGGAGGTGCAACTGGGTGGTGAATGGTGAGTTATGGAAACTACGCAGTCGCCGAGATGAATTCTTCAATGTGATGAGCGAAGTGAATACCGTGTTGACTTTCATTTCAGCTGTACTTCTCATTACGTATCTCAAAACACGTAAATAAAAAAGAGGGCGGAAAACCCGCCCTCAAATAAAAAGGAATAAATATGACACTTATTGTTGTGGACCCGTATTCGGTATCAGCCGATGTTTGGGCGGAAGTGGAGCGGGACGGTGAGATCGTAGGTAGCATGAAAGGTTTTCGTAAAATCTTTCATGCTTGCATCATCAACGACACTACGCGTGTCAAATTCAGTCCTAAGAACTGCATTGCCTTCACAGGGGATGCGGAAGCGTTCTATGAGTGGATGCAAGAAATAACTACGCCAAGTCCTACCATATTCCTTAGTGACGTGCTCAAGGAAGCCGTGAAAGCACGGGGTGGATTTAAAGTCATTGTCCCTTGTGATGAAGGGGCTGTGGTCATCACTTGTCGTGGGACCCAAGTCGTCGTCAGTAATATCCCTTTTACTGAACGTCGACCCGTATTGGTGTTTGGCGGTACATGGCGAACGCCTAACAACAGCACGAGCATATCGTGGTTTGAACCTTTCCTCCAGGCACATGAAGCAGGCATGTTGAACTCAACCGATGTTGAACGATTCCATTTCGATGAAGGTCGAATTGTCAAGGATAGGATTCTCGTTGGTAAAGAGTCCGAACGTTTCATGAAACGCCGCCGTCGTCCTTGGGGTTCTGCTGGTTTCATCGGCAGGCGACTCAAAAAGCTGAAATAAAAAAGTTTGACGTCTATATTACAGACGTGCATTAACCCACCAAAGCAATGTAATACTCAACTTTAAAAAGGAAGATTTATCATGACTAAAGCAAACAACACTACAGCTAACGTAATGGACCTGAACGCCGCTATCAAGGTAGAAAACGCTAAGGGTTTCTTTACCCGCCACAAACGCAAAATCAAGTATACCGCTATCGGAGTCGGTGTTGTGGCCGCCGCTGGCGTAGGTTACTATTACCTCAAAAAGCACAACCTGGATAAAGCAGCAGCGGTAGCCGCTGCGGATGTTGCGCAAACTACTACCTAACACAATCGTGTGTTAAAGTAGACGAAATTCATTTTATCGACATGAGACGTCGATCTTTGAGAGTCCTTCGGGGCTCTCTTTTTTTGTCTAAAACTCTCTTGTAGTAAGGCGGAAACTCAATGGTAATTGTTGATGAACTCATTGATGAGATAAAATCTCAACCGTTTAGAATCAATCAAGGTGGTTTTGCTATTCCGGTGAGTAACCGAGCCGAACGGTTATTGGGTATGTTAAGAGATGAGTTATCTCGCTTCACATATCCTGATGGGCGCTTGTCTCAAGAACGACTACAGCATTTAAAACAAGCAGGCTATACCCACCAACTCTACAAAGATGAAGAATTTTGTGTTATCGGACACATCATCGACTTACCTATCGGTAAAGTCGCTTTCTATGCGGGGTAATTACAATGTTGTTTATTGAAAAAGGCAACATGTTTGACAAAGCACATGAGTGTTTTGTTTGTCCAGTAAATACCGTAGGTACCATGGGCAACGGTCTCGCAAAATACTTTGCCATGCGTTACCCGGATGTGGAGGAAGCCTATAAGAAACTCTGTAATCAACGTATCCTGAAAGTGGGTCATCCTAAATTGGTTGTCTCAAACACAGGGCAGAAAATTATCCTTTTTCCAACAAAGCAGGACTGGCGTAATCCGTCAGAGCTGAGCTTTATTGAAGAAGGACTTAAGACATTCATCGACGAAAGTTCATTTGGGGAATTTCGTACGGTAGACGAAATAGCGCTTCCTGCGCTAGGTTGTGGTAAAGGGCAGTTGGTATTCGAAGAAGGTGTCGAAGAACTCTTCATTCAATACCTCGACCCATGGTTTGGTCACGCCACTGTCTATTTAGATAACTAATACTAAAAGGAAAAACGATCATGTCAAAAGCAATCGACGAACTAAAAGATTACGTTTCCAGCCTGGGATTTGTGAAAGAAAAGCACGGCGAACGCCGTGTGTCCGTCATGGTGGATAGCAATAAAAACATCTCTGCACGTCTCAAAGAGTTGTATTATAAGTGTATGGTTGAGCGGACATTGAGAGAACCTGAAACTGGAATCGCATTGATTCCCCATGGCATCGAAACACCCAGTCATGTGGTGAATATTTGGCATTATACCGCTTTACCTAATCGACGTTTAAACACGATGTTTACAGGCAGTCAAATGCAATGTCTAGGGATTGATCGTGCCAAAACAATCGAAGCTGAATTACACCGCTACACAAAAGACCGTACTGATTTTAATATGATCGAGGTATTGGGACTTTACTGTCTTAACAACCTCGACCGTGTTGAAAAAACAGTTATTGAAGATGGAGGGATTTACAAAGGTCTTGAGCGGCGGAATATTGGCGATCTCAAACGACGTTTTAATGAAACGATCACGATGTGTCTCGATAGCGAAAAACTGAGAGAGAAAATCGTTTCTCAGGGATGTACCTTGAGCAGACTTGGTACTATCGATATCACTGATTGTTTAATCATGGATACCTTAACTCGTTCCGGGTTCGATGCAATTAAACTCCGTGTTGAGCTGTCCTTCGGTGATGGTTGTTTCCAACTAACGTCACCGGGTGCTATTGCTTATATTGACTCCAGCATCATTGTCAAAGAAACTATCTATAAGTTAGTTGCACCCACCATCCAAGATAAAAAGAAAACAGATAAGCCTGTTTCAAAAGTAACAGTACGGACCAAGAAACAATATCCAGTCATGGAGTTGTTTAACTTACTGTCAACAGGTGCGTCTTACACGGAGTTGTTAAAAGGTCGTTACATCAATGGACTCACTGGTGTCCCTATGATGTTCAGTGTTTCAGATAAAATCAAACAGCTCATCAACAAAGACGCTAAGAAAACCATTATTTTCGACGATGAAGTGATGAGCCACATCGTCTTGATCTTCACTGGATTAGTTGGAACAAGGCATAACTACCCAGTGACAGTAACCATGACGAAATTTGAAGGGGTTGATTTAATCAAGATCGCACCTGACGATCATACATTAGAAACACTTTACTTCCCTGTTTCAGAACAGCCCGTTACTAGCTTCGACAAAGAAGGTGCGGTGCGTGAGTTCTTATCAGGAAATCGTTCGGTACCGACACTCTTCTCAATTTATGTGTTTTTACTGTTTCCGTATGACCATGACATCAATGGGAAATTGCTGAAAATACCTGAGTTCGAGAAAATTGTTAAAGAGTCGAATATTAGTGGAGTCCAAAAGTCCGTTCACCCAATAACAGATCTCATTGAACAAGCACGTCTTAACATTAACACCAATCGCTTCTTTCGTGAGTTTGTACTGGAACACCGTATTACGATTTATGACCGTGATGGGGGTGGTTACATTATCCAAAAAGGCAATGAGCAGGTTGTGATTAAACACACATATAAGGAGTCTGATATACAACCCACGAACTCTGAAGAAACCCATGTAGCACAGGAGAAAGACAGAACTAGTAAAGAAACAGATAGGGACACAACCGTTTCTTCGTTCATGAAGTGGCGAAGTAATCTAGAAGAGAATAATCGTCGACAAAAAATAGCTGAGGAGTTGAAAGCTGAGAAAGAACGCCCCATGGTGCAAAATTCCCAGTGGTGTTCACTACCGATGCAACTTCTCGAAGAAAAACAAGCCAGGGGATCTTCTTTTGGTGGTGGGCCATGCGATTTCTCAGTGAGCGTGGAACACAGCGAAACTTTCAGGAAACTAAAACCCTTGGTTTGTGACCGGGATTTTAAAGGAGATGAAATTAACCAGTTACCAGAAACTACCGTTGAGAAAATTGTGGAAACTAACACCCAAAAAGCAGACTTGCAAAAGCGGGCAAAAGCTATCGCTGGTTTGTTCGTTCGCCATCACGAGCATGGTTTTGAGGGTTTTGGCATTCTTCGCCATATCCTTAAAGACATATCGGCTAAGCCAGGTTTTGAGTTTGCCCTACAGGATGTTGGTATCCACATCGAATGTACAGACGACATTCCACCCCAAGTATTCGCTTACTGTTTTGTGAATGAAGAAGGGGGAGAAGAAGATGTTGCTGTCAAGATTGATTTCGATCTACAAAAAGACATAGTTGATCTCTATGTCGATGAGGAGTAATTATGCTTGTTGTAAAACGGACGTCTCGTATCGGACAATCTTCCCTTGAACGCAAGGCGTATAACCGCGAACTCTCGTTAGGGGTGGTGGTTCTTGCAGTGGCTGTGGTTGTATCGGCACTGGCTACCAAAGAACCCAGTATCGAGGACATTACGACCTCGTTCTTGAAGACTGTACCTGAAGAGCAACGTGGCGCGTACTTGCGTGCTATGAACCGCATTAGTATCAATGACCCGAGTATTGTAACCCAACCTGGGCGTTGGAGTTCTGAACTCCAACGTTTAGCAAAGCGTTATGCATTATGATATGTTGACTGGGATGTAGTCACTGCCATGGCATAATTTAGAGTTACAGTTCGAAGGTCAACAGACCCCTCCTTCGGGAGGGGTTTTTTACCGTCTTTACCTATAAACTTTTTGGAGTCAACAAAATGGTTACAATTAATCAATCTAGTGATCTGTTCTACCCCAACACCCTCACTGATGGTAAGTCAGTGAAAATAGAACTTTTTCACCCCGACTATAAAGACGAAACGGACGTGATGGTTTATAACGCGACCATTAATGTAAGTGAGAATTCATCTGGTCGCCTTCACCAATTCAAGGCGTTTGTCGAAATGTTAATATCGGATTCGGATGATGATGGACTGTCTAGTCTTTATTCCAGTAACAACCACGTTATCTATTCAAAGGACATCATTACGAAAAATATAGGTAAAATCGTCAATCAACGTCTTTTTGAGTTATTCCATAAAAAGGAATCTGATGATAAAGACAATCCACACTACACTAGCGTGACTCTTGACTTATATTCCGTTGATGTCGAATTCATTAACTTTAACCAAAGAACCACCGATGGTTTTTATCTAGATGAACCGACAGAAGAAAGCATCAAAAGAGGGGATTACGATTTTGATGTATTTTTCAGTTTTCGTGATGGTGGAAGGGAAGCTACCTTAACACGTCTAGAAGTAAGACGTCTTCCTCATCTACCTCCGAAGAATCGAAGTATTTATCATATCCCACAACCAGCAAGCCCGGAAAACAATTTACCGGCTATTCGCGAACTGTTGTTTGATAAACTTTCCGAATATATGGGTGCTTTAAATGACCCTCGCTGTTATTTACAGATAAAGGCAAATGGGCATTTCCATATGGACGACCGTATTGGTAACTACGGTTTTACCAATGCCAGAATCGAGTTTGACGCCAATACCAACGAAACGGTATTTTTAGTTGAACGTTAATTAAACACGGTATAAAAGACCTTCCCCATCGGGGAAGGTCTTAAGTTGTTCTCCTTTCTTTTTTTTTTTATCTTTCGATGTAGATAAGTTCACGACCTACAGGCGCGTACATTTCCCAACGTTTATTTTCAGTACATGTTTTCGATGGGTTGATCTCTAGGATGCATCCCTGCAAGTGCTTACCGATATAATACAGTGCCTTGACACGATCAGTGCGGGTCTCTGTGCCGTGTTCAGCACCATAGCACATTTCGAGTTCTTTAACGAAACGTTCGAATAAATCATCGACGTCTCCCCGAGCATAAATGGAATACGTACAGGTTTCCATAACGTAATCTTGATTGAAACGTTTATGGAACGACATCATGTGTTCCAGTACGTCTTTGACCAGAGAATCGCGGCTTTCTGACAGGTTCATGTGTTTTCCTCCGGACGGATAGTGTCCGTGTCATAGGTTTCAATAGAAAAGGTGTCTTTAAGCCCCGTGAAGGTACCACAGGGATGTTTAAAGATCATCTTAGGGTTTTCCCCAGGCACAAGCCCCGGAGCCGCATGTTTAAACGATTGGGCGATCTCCCAATTAGCCAACACACGGCGCTCACAGTATGGGTCACCTACATTGTGAAGTTGGTTAGGAAATGGTAATTTTTTAGGTTGGCACATGCATGGAATTACTTTGTCCATAGCTTCTTCATTCATTATTCTACCCACCAAGGATTCTCTTCTTCTGTACCAATCGCACCGCCCCCAGGTACAGCACATGTGATTTCGTAGTCTTTATCTATATCCCATGGGATCGTACCGATTTGTTTAAACGGTAGGACGAGATATTGATCACGCTCAGGTGTAACTGTATTACGATGTTTACCGCGACCGACCGTTAGGAACGATTCGCCGTTTACAACCACCTTGTGGATCATGACTTCAAGATCAGGCTCTTGTCCTAGACGCTTACAGCCATCGTAGTAGCCTTTGTTAGCAATCGACTTAACAAATTCATCTACGTTCTCACGTGTTAACTGTAACGCTTCGCTAGAGAGCTGATGAGGGGTGATACAGGTAATGCCACGCGGTGACGTGTAGTTACGAATACGGCGGAACAACAGACGAATATCGTCACCTGCAATCTTAGCATCAATACCAGCTTTACTTAACATATTGAGATAATCAATTAGAAGAGCAACAATCTCATAACCTTCAGCGATGAGGTTGTCGAGGATACCAACGAACCCAGATGCAGTAAACTCTGTTGGGTCAAAACGGAACATCTTGACTTCAAAGCCAGTACGACGAAGTCGTTCCATGACAAAGTCAGAAGCTTCATTGATGTCGATCTGACTATCAATAACAGGCTCACCTGTTTCGTTCTCTTTGATGTATTTATAAATCCACAGAAGGTTATCAGGGATTTCATTCTCAAAGGTGAAGAAGGCAATCAGAGGTGTTTTGGTTTTGTCTCTAAGAATAGGTTCGTTAAACAACAATAGATGAACAAACAACGACAACATGAAACCGGATTTAAAGTTGTGTTGTAGACCACCAATCAATGCAAACTCACCGCGCTTTAATGCGCCCACTGGACCGAGCATTCGGTTGAAACCCTTCCAACCAGTTTTCAGAGCCCCTTCTGTCGACATAGTCGTCTTAACGTCAACAAAATATTTAGCGATGTTCTCGGCATCCGAAAAATCCATTGACCCCATCATAGAAGGGTGTGCTAGTTGACTGCGGATGGAGAGGTAGGGTTCTAACTTTTCTGCCAGATCGCGAACCTCATCAAGTGGGTCTACTACTTCTTTCTTAAACATTAGACGGTGAGAGATATCCTTAACAATCTCGCGGATCTTTTCGTCGTTCAGGTATTTGAACAACGTATTGCGCATGTTTTGGATAATCTTAACAACGTCTTTAATGCTTTCGTAGTGTTCAAGTAATGGCGTCATCACTGCTTCAAACAGCCATGCTTGTTCTTTACAAGCAACCTGAACAGCCTGAAGGATTTCTTGGTCAGTCGGGAAATTACCACTATCACGAGAATTAAGCCAAATAACACATTGACGTAATTCTAAAAATGTTTGGCGGCCATGGTCATGGTCGATGGTGGACTCTGGGATAGGCAGTGTGGCCAACACTTCATTTACCAGCTCTTTAGAAGAAGACGTGTTAACACCATCGCGGTGTTCGAGTGCCAATAAAGTAATGCAGTTAACTAATAAATGTTTCGGACTGAACATTGGTGAGCCTGCTGTTAGTCATGTGGTTGTCTTCCATACGTATGATAGCCAGCGGCGGTAATCTTTGTCGACCGTGTAATCACTATCCATGTTATAGTACTATCTTTTTCCACAACGTCGCTTAACGGGACACCACTCATGCTTTCCATTGTTGTCGTGACACAAGATGTTATTGAACATTTAAACAGCGAACAACGTCCCTTATCAGTGCTTTTCAGTACTAACGATATAGTTAAATATCTTTCTGCACGAGATGTAGCAGAATGCCGCTTGGCCTTCGATCACTTTAACTTGTCGTTTGATAAAGAGCTTGAGCTTGATATTAAAAGTATTGCTGCCTATGCTCTTGCGGAAAATGACACAGATATATATGGACAAAATGATCGTTTTCGCGATCGCGTCGCTACCTGCTACGAAAACTTGCGGTTGAAAGAGCGCATCGAACTCGACGGTGTGAAGGATCGTTGTGATACTTACACACTTTACCCCGTGAACGATAAGCAGTGGGTCATAGGCGCACAGAGGTGTGTCTGCGAGGTAAATGATCCACGCCCTCACGCGGTTAATGTGAATCATGTACTGTTTGATTCTATGATGAAACAAATGTTACATCGGTTTTCATTAGAAAAAATAAGTAGTACCAATCTCTTCGAGTATTACTTAACCTCATTAAAACACGCATGATAATATGCAATTATCTGCATACTCCAGTATTCCCTTAGCTAAGGAAGTAACACAATGAGCCAAAGTCTAAAACAAGCCTTCATCAAAAAGCCTGGTGTTGGCGCACAAGCCTTCGATATCAATGCTACCACGCGGATGTTCGATCAAGCACAACACCTGAGCGTTCCCAGTGGTCTGGGTCTTGAAGATTTCTCTTCAAGTAACGAAGCTCAAGCACAGTGTCAAGAAATGTACGAAAGCATGCGTACTTTCTTCGCTGAGTCTAACACCGGTTTCGAAAACTTCGGTGACACTCACCGTGCAGAAGAACATGCACGTATTACCGAAAACGCTATTCTGGCCGCTACTTACGCCAACATCTCCAGCGCTGACGAACTGGCTTACCGTAAGAAGTGTCTGAGCATGACCACCGTGCCGGACTCCAACGACAAGCACGTGATCACTGTAGCACCTCAGCTGGACGGTCCTTTCGGTAGCATCCCGATGACCACCGTCGCTACTGAGAACTACAACGAAAAGTCTCAGCGTGACTTCCGTGTTGTATCTGCCATGTACAACCTGTCTGCTTCTCGCCAAGATCCGTTCGGTGAAGCTGCGTACAAGACTGTGGTTGTTAATCCGACCGAAGGTGGTGTCGTTCAGAACCTGACCTACGTTGCGGTTATGCAAGACGTGTTCCACGAAACCACCGGCGCTTTGCTGGATAACGGTGAAGTGAACATGGTTGAAGCCTTCCGTAACCCGTCTATCCTGGAAGACAAAACCAATCGTCTTTACCCGGTAGTAGCAGCGGACGATCGCAACAAGCAGCACTTCAGCACCATCGTGTCCCCGCGTGATGTTGTAGATGATCACAACGTTACTCTGAAGACTGCTCCGCTGAAAGTCAACTCAGGTAAATTCAACCTGATTGGTATTTCCAACTTTGCTCTGCTCCACCAAGCAAACCGTTTGGATACCACCGACACCATCGACCCGGCGCTTCGTCTGAAGACAGTTAACATCAAAGTGGGTGATGGTCAGGTTGTAAGCTTCATGGTAGAACGTCTGCCGACTGCTGTGTTCACTCCGAAGCTGACTGACGATACCCGTAAAGCGGTTCTGAACTTCGACAGCGAAGACCTGATCCTGAGTGTTAACTCTCGTACTCATGACGGTACGTCGAACGCAGCTCTGACACAAATTGCAGACGCTAACCTTCAGATCCACCTGTCAGTGCAAGTGAACTCCACCATCTGGACGTCCAAAGGTGACACCACTATCACTGCACAACCTGCCATGGTTAACCGTGTTGTTGAAGCTGACACCGGTAACACCATCGCTCTGTCTGATTCCAGCGTTCAGGCTATCATCAGTGCACTGGGTACTCTGGAAGTCGACTCTGTTGAGTTCGATTCTCGTTTCACCAACACCAACCGTCGTAAGCGTGGTCAGCTGGTTCAGTCTCGTACTTACCAGTTCCGTTACCCGATTCCGATGCTGTCTCCGATCACCTGTCTGTCCTCTACTATGGACGAAGGCGGTCCCGGTGCTGTTGTACAAGCACTAACAGTAGCGGTTAACGTACGTAACAGCGCTAACGCCGTTACTCGTTTGCTGAACTACCTGGCACAGCTGCGTGACGTTACCGATAACGGTACTGCGCTCGTGAAGCCTTCCTTCAACCGTGTTGAAGGTGCTCTGAGCATCATGATGCGTCCGACCTATCGTTACCAGAAACTGGATCTGCGCGACACTGTCGACAGCATCCGTGGTAAAGATCGCTTCGAAGACATCTGCTCTACCATCCTGAACGTTGCTCGCTCCATGCTGTATCCTGCTTACCGGGATTCCAACATCGAAGCAGCTTTCCGTTCTGTAACTGGTAACGCTGATGAGAAACCGAAGTTCGTCATCCTGACCGATCTTGAAATCGGTAACTACCTGATGACCAAAGGCGATCCACGTGCGCTGGGCGCTGAATTCGAATTCGACGTTGTTACTACTAACAACCAAGACTTCGATGGTAAGCTGGTTATCATCCCGACCCGTAAGAACGGTAAAGAAGAAGACATCCTTAACTGGGGTCAATTCTACTACGTACCGACCATCATCGCTGATCTCCCGATCGCGCGTAATGGTCAGATCTCTCGTGAGATCGCGGCGGTTCCGTTCAACCTGCACGTCAACAACATTCCGTTCGCTATCGAAATCGATGTCGTCGGTCTGAAAGATGTCATGTCGACCTCTCAGTTCGTTTCCAAGCTGGGTCAAACTTCTGAAGAAGAAGCCCCCGCTGAAGAGCCGACCACTGAGCCGGAACCGACTCCTTAATCGTCATAGATGGTTAAGTAGTGACGTAAGCAAAGTAAGCCACCCCCATTGGGGGTGGCTTATGCCGTTATTGTGTTTTTATACTGACTACGCTAATTAAATAGGGGAATAAATAATACGTCAGGACACAATAATGTGTGAAGAAAAAGAAAGGGATTATAACCGTTATACTCAAGATGATAAAAGTCATTTTATTATTGATGACTTGGACATCGTCATGTGGCTTCTTCAGGTAGGGTGTTATTTAGGTATATTTTTTATTTTGCTTTATGTCGTCTTTTTGGTTATCGCTGTACGGTAAACTATTTCACATCTATATTATCCTCATGAGTAACCCCTCATGAGGATATGGACTATGAGCCTTTGTGCTACTTGTATCTGGATCTTGGATTCAGAACTGTTATCACCATGTGACGATGACGAATATTTTGACGATAACGGCGACTATGTCCGTGAACAGTCAATTACCGTAAACAGTAATGAAGAACTCGATTACTTGAGTACTTACTGGTTGTTTACACCTGATCAACTCGGTCGTCTGAAACAACAGGCGACAAAACGACGCACCATTGTCGATAAACTTCAAGTGCTATACGGCAATGAAGAAAGCGACATAGTTGGGATTACCGATGGTAATTTGTACGGGTATGTCATCGAGGAAGACGAACATGCGGAGGACAACTCCGAAGAATCGTCTAAAACGCCCGGAGAGGACATCAGAGACTCGTTGACAAAGATGGGTAAGCAAACACCCGTCCATATAGAGAAGCAGCCTGAGAAGGAAACTGAGGACGTTCGTCCTAAGGTGGTACGGCTCGGTAGCTTTCGCTGTCACGATAGTGACGTATTTAGGCAAAAGCTCCTCACTCACCAGATCCATGTTGTTTCCGAAGACCAGGCTATGGAGGACCCCACCCATCAAAAATTTACCCAGCGGGCAGGGTTCGTCATCTGTGAGTTCTCCTGCCCGCAAATCTACACTTACCTCGGAAACCATCTATTCGAAGGACGGAACGTCCTCTATCCGTGTTATGCGGAGAAATGGCCGTATCGTCAGTCGAACAGGGTATCTCAACGAAATATCGATCGAAGAGAAGATCAGGAAAAACCAGAAACTGCGGGAGTCGCAATCATGCCAAAAGACAAAGCAAAATTCCCCAAGACGAAAACGGTCATAATTGGGGGAGTTCCCAGAGAAATCCCAGTCATTGTACCTAAGCTTCTTTCAATAGAAGTTGATGGACAGGAAATCTACAGTGACAAGGAGTATAAGCGTGGGACGTCAAACCAATCATCGCCTACCAACGATCATAAGCAGGCCCCACAAAAGTAGTGGGTTCCGCCAACCTGATCGTGAGGTCCCAACCTCAATAACGTGGACTATACGCAATACCATGCGTCGTCGTGTTTTCTGGCGCAATGCTTTAGGTATCACTAACATTGAGGATACTGGGGTCGCATCGACCGCTAACGAAGGTATCTTCGTTACGATTGAATATTATTTCTGTCGTAAATCAAGAACCGATGCTAGAGAGCTGTTACGAGACATCGACGATCGTGATTATAAAGATCTACGTAAAGATGTCTATGAACAGCTTGAAAGGATAGAAGCGGCAAGGATGCCGATGACTGACGACCGACGGTTTACTTATACGGTAGGTATTACCGCTCGTGAGCTTGAGCATGCGGGTGGTTGTCTCTATTTACAAGACATCGATTTGGTAATCGGTTGGGAAGAAAACATCAACGATATCGAACACCCGTATAGTACCATCGGTCAATTCATTCGTCTTAACCAATCAATGAGTTCCGATAAAGGAGTTCAACAACGTCTTCTAGTTGTCGATAACAGCGGTGAAGATAAATATTATTACATCAATACTGGTCAAAGAGTACTGATGTGTAAAACCATACGTGACCCTTCTCTTCAAGAAGGTTTTTATATCACTTACCAAGATGATCAAAGCGGTAGAGCTGAGACCATCCTTTACAGTCGAGAAGAAGCCCACAAAGAATTGGGCATATACGCATCCCGTCATGAAGCAGAGACGATGGGAAGTCCCGAAGATCGCAATAAACAAGCGCTAAGGGATCTCGAACATCAACTAGCTATCGAGAAACAAAACACACTGCGTCTTAAATCTGACATCGAAACAAAGAAGATGCAGGATGACGAAATGAAACGTGAAATGGAAAGGGAGGAAGCGCGACGCGAACAGGTCCGACAAAACGAAAAGCTACAAATCGATCACGATCGAACAATGGCCCAATTGAAAATGGAACAATTGGAAAATGAAATTACCCAATTAAGAAGTCAACGCGAGAAAGAAAACGATTATATTTCTCGCGAAAACGAGCGCGAAAGGAAAGAGCGTGAAGCTGAACGAAAAGAAAAACAAGATGCTTTTAAGGCGTTTGTAGATGTAGGGAAGTCAATCTTAAGCGTCGTCGGTATCGTATTGAGTTTATTAACTCTCTATCAGAAACATGTCGTTAAGGGATAGCTCCATGGACCCGTATGTAATCCGCAAGGCAAAGGAAAGCACACCTGCGTTTAATAAGGTGATAACAAACGGACTTGCGGTAGAGCACATGATGGGACGGTCAGAAGATAGTGAATATAACAACACTATCACGTACATCAATCAGCTGTTTAAGATTAACCAGAGTTTATTTCCGCCAGGTTTTGAATTTGCAGGTGTGGGTCGGTGCTCGCCCATAGAACACTTCGAGAAAATTACACGCGAATACAATAGTCGCCGTAAAGCGAATATTGCTAAATACGATACCTATCTAGTATCGTTGAACTTTACGTATCACGGGGAAAGTGTACGTCCGGCTCACGTGCTACTACCCTATGTCACCGATGGTGGTTTATGTCACCTTAACGGCGCTTTGTACAATATCGCCCCTGTGTTGACTGACGTCGGGTATTCGGTTATTCAGGGAAGTATCTTCATTCCGTTTAAACGTACACGGTTGACGTTCCATAGCCTCGATTATCATTTCCTTGCGGATGAACACCGGGAAATTGGGTTGGTCATTTGGTCCATGATTCACCTGAAGATGAAAGAGGTGGGTAATCGAGATGTCAATAAGCGACGTCTCATCAAAAGCAGTCTTGCGCATTATTTCTTTGCTCAATTCGGTGTGTTTGAGACATTCAAACGTTGGGGTGGATGTGATCTTGAAATAGGGTATAGTCGTGACTTTCCTTTAGAGACCTATCCTAAGGAAGACTTTATCCGTTTCGAATCCATCATGTACAAAGGAAAACACCCGGCAGGTGAATTGTGCCTGGTTATCCCTCGTGATGAAGACAGCGACTTCATACGTCTACTCGTCTCAGGTTTCTTCTATGTCATGGATACGTTCCCAGATCGGTTTGTCGAGAAGGAACATGTCAGCGGAAAGACACTTTGGCAGAACCTATTAGGACGTCTTATTTACGGAGACTTCCGATTCTTAGGTAAAGTCAAACAGGATGTAGAAGATCACCTTGAATCATTCTCCAAGCAGTTGGATGAAATGACCAAGAACGAACTGAAAGAGCGTGGGATAGATGTTGTTGACAGTTGGGAACTTCTTTATCGAATCATGACAGACCTTCATCACCATTTTTATTCCCGAAATGGTGAGGAGTGTAGTATGTATGGTAAACGACTTACCGTGCTCCGTTATGTCATGGAACAACTGAACTATGCGATCTCGTCGTTTGCGTTCCAGTTCCAATCGCTAAAGAAGAAAAAAGAAGAAGAGAACGGCTGGACAGTAGAGGACTTAGAGAAACAGATCCGTAGTTTCTTTAAACTCAACACAGCCATCGACTCACTAAGTAAAGACCATGGTGAGGTGAACACCGTGTCTTATCCTGGTGACAATAAGTTCTTCCGGATCACGTCGATGCTAATTCCCCAAGACAAAGCACGGCAAACAAAAGGATACCAGAAAGGTATCTTCGGTGATCCAACGCGTCTCATTGATGCATCGATCGGTGAAGTCGGTCAGTTTAACAACCATCCGAAGAACATGCCTGATGGTCGTGGACGTGTCAACCAATATCTGCGTATTGGTAATGACGGCATGGTCTTGCGTAATCCGGAATTGGTTGAGTTGATTGATCGAACCAATCGTAATCTACGTCGATAAATAGTTAAGGAGCGATAGTAATGCTTAGTTATAACGGTACATTGGACCACACGCGTTGGGACTCTAATACTCTACTACCTCAATTGGACCCACGTTACAATAACGTTGTTCCCAACATCGTATTTCACCCGCAGTTTAGCCAAGAAGTAGTTGCTATGGTGGCGGGTCAAATGCGCGTTCGTGCTGAGAGAGGGTTGAATAAATCGCCCCTACATAATGCGCTGTACAATCTTCTCTCTATGAACGGGTTCAATAACCAAGATTTTGCCAATGCGGTTTATTACGCGACCAACTTGGCAGCGTACATCATGTTCGATGGTCGCAGGGATCGCAATTATAGTTTTGAGCGAGCTTTGTCAATCGTCCTCAAAGGCTATATGGGGATGGTGATTGATAGCAACCCACATCTGTATCAGATAACGGACGCTAACATCACCGGTAATGTTCAGCAGAATTACCAAACATTCAAAGACGCACTCCGGGATGTTAATAACTACATGGCTGCCATCAACAATCAGCCACAGCAGGGGTATCAACAACCCCAGCAACCGATGCATAACAGCGCATACAGTCAAGCCCAACAGCCCCGACAGGTTCAACAGCCAACACCTGTACGGAGCGCCCAGTTAAATGGTCCTCGCGTTGTAACACCAGGTGCGGGTGGGTATAGTGACAACAATACGGTTGCCTACGCGCATTCTGCGGCTGATCAGCTGGCTCAACAAAGTAGTCAACAAATAAAAGAATGGGGTACATCAAACCCCTCTAACATTGACGTGGAGAAGGTGAAAGCCATGGAAACCATCCCGGAACGTACTGATATCCCTAAGCATATTGATGAGGTGGTGTTCGACCCGCAGCATTATATGCCGGATCACTTCAACCTTAATCTAAAACGTCCTTATGACGTTATTCATATTCCGGGTGGTAGTCGCTTGGAGTTGGCCCATAAGAGTCGACTACGAATCACCAAAGACAATACCATCCTTTATGATTCCTGCGTCGATCCGACTGTTTTCTGCCACTATTTCCTTATTTGGGCAGATGGTACGATACAAGATTACTTTGCTCCCTGGGAAGAAGGTATGGAATATATAAAGCATGAGTTGGATGCAATGTTGCGTGGTGTCAACATCAAACCAAAAGGTGAAATGTTGACCAGCAGTCGCGTTGTGATCAACGGACATAAAGAAGCAATGACAGTCAGCCAAGTTAAGACAGAGTACGGTGACGACATTACTGAAAAT